TGTATTGTACTTCTTTTCGATTTTGACGATTAGGTTAATGAGGTTTGTACCGATTTCGCGCCCTTTAATTGTAACCTTAATGCCCCTAGAGAGTAGTTTATAAGCATACTTGACAAGAGGGGCATTATTGCGACAAAGTACAAGATTTCCATCCCTTACGATATCCTCAAATTGTTGAGTAGAAATAGACTCTAAAATACCTTTTGTGTTGTTTGGTTTCCCTTCAAAAGAAATTCCAGGGAATTCGGAATTAATGAAGTCTATGACGGTTTGAGGACACCTATAACATATACTGAGCGGTAAATTGACACATGTGAAATGGGATTCGATTTTTGTCATTGCTTGACTATCCGCGGCGCGAAATGCAAAAATAGATTGATTTTCATCACCTACGGCTATAATTCTCCCTCCAGGTTTAAGGGATTTTTCTACTAAAATGATCTGACAAGCGTTAAAATCTTGCACCTCATCAACCAGAATATAATCAAATGTTTCACATGGTACAATTCCTGTAGCACATAGGTATAACATATCGGTAAAATCTACTTGATTCAAGCTTGCAAGCGAGGTGGTATATAGCCAATTAATAGCATTAACCATAATACTTGTATTGCCATTAAGTACTAGGGTATGCTTGTCTGATATGTAGGATATGCTTTCCATGCTACAATCTAACATGTATTCTTTGATCAAATCTACAATGCGGATGATTGTACTTTCGTTCGCTTTAACTTCTTCTGCTATGGTCGGATTTTCCGCCATGTAAACTTTCAACAAATCGTATAGTTTGTTGACATTAACAACAAATTTTTTGCTACCCATGAAACGAGAAAAATTAGACAATCCTAAAGCGTGTGATGTTTTGAAGATACAATATTCGGGGATTTTAGGGGATAAGTCTTTAACCAGGTCTTTTCCAAAAGCAATGAAGATTGTTTTCTTTGTGGAAGGGATTCGTTTTGCCAATTGCACCAGCATAAAAGATTTACCACTTCCAGCACACGCGCGGATAATCATATTTTTTGTTGTTTCAGTAAAAACCCTAATGATTTCCTCTTGATATTTTGAAAAAATTATCGTTTTTTCGGGTTTGTTGATAGGGTTTTCCTGATTATCTTTGTTGTTACCGTTATTAGTAGGGTTTAAGGTTTCAAGCAAAGCATTATACTTGTAAGGTGAAAGACTTCCCTTACAATGGGTTTTTGAAAACATAGAACACCCCCAAAAATCCCCAAATTTGCCATTGCGTTTGACAAGAGGGGATTTGCAAACCGGACATAGAGGCAAGGTTTTCATGCTAGACTCCTTTTGATTTGTTTTATTCTGTCTGTTAATTGACTATTTTCTGAAAAAATTTTACAAATTTTTCTCTTTTTTCGCTACAGGATATCTTATAAAATGAATTATCTGTTAGATATCCTGTAGCGCATGAAAGAGGAAAATTTACGATTGTCTAAAAATCGTGTTTACTGTAAGATGCAATGATCTTTCCACTAATCGATTGAATACCCTGTACGTGTGTGTCAGTAAGATCATTACCATTGGTTACCGCATGGGATATTTCGTGTAACAATATTCCGATTGACTCAACCAAATCATAGAGACAAGATACATCAATGTAAATGAAACCGTCACGAGGATTGTATAACCCGCGCGCATGATGATTAGAGAGGTTTGCACCGCGTACCATTTTACTGTCAAATCCATAACGCTTGCAAACCTTGCGGAGGGTGGACATTGTATCTTTTTGGGTATTATCCATCTTATGAGAGGATACCCAAATTATTTCTTGCTTGTTTAACTCTTCAATGATTGAAGAGGCATAGGGTACAAAGTCGCGAATAAACCATCTTAATTGTCCTCCAAAGATGGTATCAAAGATAGGGGCATAACCCCTATGTTTAATCTCGCTGTACTCGGAGTCATCTTCAACCAAAGCGGGTTTTACTCCAAACACCTTATAAAAGGTATGTTGACAAGTCGCATATATATCATTTGTCATATTGTGGCGTGACAGATAAACCGAATTTTCATGTTTTCCGGATTTAACACTTTCCCAAAATTTTACCCACAACTTAGAATCTTCGATTTTATTCCAAATTTCGCCTATTCCAGTGAACAAATCCCCCATGTTTACTGATTTTCTGTCTCTATTCATTTTTACTGAATTTGAGGTGATATTGTAGGCAAATTTGAAGCCTGGATTCGATGCAAGTGAAACCCCTTTTACGTAAATATCAGATTGAGGATTCACTAAGATATTTCCGTTATCGGTAGAAATTAGGATATTTTGGGGGTTTGTAAATAAGAATCTGTCTTTATAGTCCTCATTTTCAGGATACCAGGATTTAAGTACTACGCGCGTACCAGTGATAGATTTTCCGGTTTCCTGGTAACAAATTTTCAAAACGTCCGTATTCCCAATTTTCGTTGTTTCGTTCCAAAATTTCAAATTTGACGTATAAATTTCAACGTCAATATTGAGACGGGAACAAACCAACAAACCGATTTTTAAACCCTCACCAAATTGACCGATTGCGGTTTCATCCGGTTTTGTGGAAATGCCCATAATCAACGCGTCAACGGAAAATCCATTTCCATTATCTGAGATAACCAGATTGTCATTTTCACGAGTGATAGATACTTTGGTTTGTGTATCAAGCGCATTAGAAACGACTTCTCTTACAATATCCCATTGAGTCCAGTAGGATACATATTGAGAAAGACTGATAGGGTATGTAATGGATTGAATAGGGTTTGATGTAGACTTTCGAGATGCGCACATTTTAGACTCCTTCTTTTTTTGTTGGTTGGGTTGGATTAGAGTTTATAAGCTCTTTCAAGAGCTTGAATATTTTTTTATTCAAGCTCTTTATAAGAGGCTATAAGCTTATATGGTTTGTTTTCCTGTGTCTTATGTACTATGGTCTGATTAGAAAAATTGAGAAAATTTAGGGAAAATTAGAAGTTTCCAAAAGTGACAGCGGTATTAAGCATAATTTGAACAGCGGGCCAAACAAAAAACCAAACAATCAAGATAACCAGGATAACCAAAGCGAGAAAAGCGAGAACGCGCGGATCAATTGCAAACATGGTAGACTCCTTTTTTTGTTTGTGTTGGTTGGTGGGGTTTGAAAATAAAATTTAATTCTCGTTTTCGTTCATGTATTTATCCCACGCTTTGCAAAGATCATAAAAACAAGCGGGGAAAGATGGATTAATAAGGTTTGACAGGTAGGGCATAACAAAATCATATGCGTTACAAGTATTAGTATGGCAATAATCATCCATTGCACGTACTACAATATTGATTAGAGTATCCTCATCTTTTGGGGTTTGTTCCATTGTCAATTGTGATAATGCGAATACTGCCATATGTTTATAAACGATTTTACGAGATGTAGAAATTTTCATTTTAGACTCCTTCTTTTTTGTTGGTTCTGACAATTGAAATAGGTTTGATTATTCTAAGGTTACAAACCTTAAACCAGAAAATAAACAAATTTTCGCTTATTTTCTGGTTTGAAGCTTGTAAATTTGTAAAGTTCAATTTGTAGGGTTTTTCTGGATATCCCTGTAAAGTGATTTGATAATCGTTTTCTTGATATAGTTTGGGGCATATTCGAGACGCAAGAGGGTTTAACTCAATTTTGTCTGATATCCTCGAATTTCATCTAAGCATACCCGATTAGAATTATCAATTTAGCGTGTAACCAGTCTATCTAGTAATTTCCTAGATTTGCCCCTCTGGTATACACTTCCCTTATCGGATGATATCCCTACCCTACCTATTCAGTTTGAAAATTTGCGGTTTCTGGATTTCCAATCCAGAAGGGAAAAACGGATAAATTTATATAAAATTTGCTTGTTACTTACAAGCAAATTTTACCGTCAAAAAAAAGTATGTCAACTTAAAATTTTCAAATTTTTATCGTTTTTTCTAGGATATGTGGGATATGTTTAATCCCTATATATGGGGGTATGGAAGGATTTAACCCCTATATATGGCTATTGTGAAAGTAGGTACAATCAAAATTCAAGGATTATTGAATAGGGTTTTAAAAATACAATAATAGTCTTTAACATTACTGATTTGTCAGAACAAAATTTTTCGGATTCTTTTTGCATTCAACCCCTATATGTAGGGGTATAGGTTTCGATTTGTCTATATATGCCGTTCGGATAGAAATGGTCTTGTATCTTGATAATTCGGGAATAACAGGGAATAATAATAAATGACACAAATTTATTAGTGGGATGGATAGGGTATGTGGGATATTATGTAAATAGAATAGGGAATAGTGAGAGTGATACTACTTCATTATAATAGAATGAGATACTGAGATACTGAGATACTAAGATACTAAGATGCTGCCAACTATGGAACAATAGACAATACCAGGATACCAGATCAAACAATAATGGATAATGCATGGATAATGCATGGATAGCACGAAATGAGGAGAAATGTAAGAAGTGAGAAAGAGTATCCTTCATTATATAAGGTATAGTATGATGATATAAGCAAAGTGAAATGAAGTGGATAAGATGACAGAAATAAACGAGTATCTCTAGAATAGGGCTATTGTACCTTTTAGTGTGGGGTTTCACAAGCATTTCACAATATAGTGATAGGTTTCACAAGCAGCATAATTGGAGGAATAGATAGAACGGATGATCTAAGTATAAGTGGGTTCGATGATAGGATGGCGAGACGAGCAGGGAAAGTGGATATATTGGGTAGGAATAGGTGGGTATGGTAGGTGTATATATGTATGTATGCATATAGGCATGTATGTATATAGATATTGTATAGGTATTGTATATATATTTGTATATATGTATATGTATATATGTATATATATGTATATATGTATATGGTAGTAAACAGATAAATGAATGAACGTTCGTTCATTATCTGATATAAGTCTTTTCTATACATATTGTGCTGATTTGATTGTCTTATTATCAGACAAAATAAAAAAGATTGTTTTTTAAAAGAACAATCTTAAAGAGATAATAAAAATATCTGACTTATACCCTGAAAACCCTACTAATTTGCTATAATATATACATTATGGCAAATTCTCAGTGATTCTTATTGAGAATCATTCGCATATACCCCCATTTTACATGATTATTATGATAAAAAACAGAAAAAATGCCCACAGCTATTCAACTCACACACCCACCTCGAACCACCTTAAACCCCTACTCCCCAATCATCACACCACCCAACACCAATTATTTTTACCCTAAAATAATTTGCTATAATATTAAATAGACCCCCAATAAGCATTGACACATCCCAATAGACCCCATTTTCCACACGCATTTCCACACACATTTCCGCTCTAAAACCCTAAAACCCTAAAAATATTCAAATAAACTTATTTATTTTTTCTACTTTTCATACTCCCGCATTCTGCATTTTGTATTTTACATTCTGCATTTCTTTACCGATCTTTTATCTTTTATTTCTACCTAATACCTAATGCCTACAAATCTAATCCCCATTAAACATAAACACCCACTATAAAAAACAAAAATACTCCGTCCCTGCCAGCAAGGAGGAGTATTCAGTATCTAGTATCCAGTATCCAGTATTTAGAAAGAAAATATTTAAATTAAGAAATATTCGAAATTAAGAATATCCGAAAAATGAATCTGTCAGTCAAGTTACCAGAATGAACCGACAACTATAAACATTCATGCCAAACCTACACTAAACCAATAATAAACCACACAATTTTTAAAAACAAAAAAACTTCCAAACTCCCACCAAAAAGGAGACAAAAAGAAAATTATATTTTCCTAATATAATTCTTTAATCTCTTTCTTTTTTCTTAAGTCTTCTCTTTATAGTTTCTTATATAGTATCTTTGTGTCCAGGCGCTGACTCATTTCGATAATCTCCTGACTCATTTCGATAATCTCCTGATCGATATTGATAATCTCCTGACCATTAATGATAATCTCCTGATCGATTTCGATAATCTCCTGACTCTTGAAATGGCAAAAAAATATAGACTTTTACCATTTTTAGTTGCCAGAAATATTCTCGCACTTTTGCCGACATTACTATTAGACTATAATTATTTAGTTTATCTTCGTGATTATAATTATTATAATTCATAATTTTATTATTCTTGTGTTTTCGTTTCGGTCTTTATCTTTTTCACCATTTCTAACAACAATTCAATTTCTGCTTCTTCTTCAAAAGAAAGATCAAATTCGCCATTTTCTATAGAATTATATTTTGCAATATATGCTTCAAATCTTTCTTGTAGTGGAGCATAGTATCGAACTTGTTTTTTGGAAATATGTGATTTGGGAGTAACATCTAATATTAAAGACGTATTGGGATCAAAGTAAATATTTTTACGCTTACTTTTTCCTGATCCAACTATTTCTTTTCCTGACAGTATATCAATTGCATCTCTAACTGCATTTTTAGAAAAACCTAATTGTTTAGCAATCTTTCCTACAGCCATATAACAATACCCCGATGATCTAGAAAGTAACCAAATCTTTCCATATACCAGGGCAATTACAGGAGTAGTTTTTTGAAGTAAAACATCAGATGCTATTACATAGTAACCGGAAAATAAAGAATCATCGCCAATTCCAAATATATTATTGCTATTGTTACTGCCATTGCTACTTTTATTCTTATTTTTGTTTTTGCTATTTGCATTTTCCATTATAAAATTATTTTCTCCTTACGAATTATAAGAAAAAAGAATCCGTCATGCACAGGTATAGAAGCTATGCACATATGCACACCATCTTATATTTTACCACATACATTTCTTTATATCTTATTATTTTTCTCTCTTTTATTATTATAAAATTTATTGCAAATTTCTATATATTTACATTTTTACGTTCTTATAAGTCTTGACAAGGATTATGTAATATGATAAAGTTATTTTATCTATGTATTTGTTAAGCATGGATATTTATATTTATCGTATTTATCGTATATCTATATAATTGCAATTATACCATTAAAGGAGATTTAATATTGTAATTAATAATTGTATTTTTACTGCTATTTCGTTTTACTTTATAATTACAATAAATTAAAAAATATGGCTGACAACAACAATAATAACAATAATGATAATAATGATAATGACGACGAAATATCTCCACCATTTTCTTCTTCTTCCTCACCAGACGACAATGAATCTTTTTTACCATTGCCGCTATTATATGAAATCGAAGTTTACGATGCTATAACCGAATCCGTTTATATTTTTCACTTGTTAGGAAGAAGTTTCTCTGAAGTTTATGAAGATGTAATTTTTTATTGCGATGATAGTTTAGGTGAAAATAGTTGGGAAATATTGAGACTCGATCTTAAACATGAAATCAAGATTATGAATGTATATCACTTTTTAGAAGATGAAAAAACTAACGATAATAAGAACGGGAACCATTTTCAATGGGAAGGAGGTGAAGCTTGTCCAATGTGTATTGTAACCAACGGGTTAATTGAATTAGATCGAGTTATGAAATTCAATTGTACTTGTGGCGAGGAATTAATTGTTGGTGATACGGGTTGGACAAAATGCTATTGTCCTGGCTGTAACAATGAAATTCTAAGAATTGACATTATAAGAGATTCCGAAACTGGAAAGTTAATATATACTAAATCCAATCAACGATAAGAAAAAATAAATTATTTTTTCATATTTATAATTTATAATATTCGGAGCGAAACCATATTTGAAAAAGCTACAGCAATTTTATATTTTTAAAATATCTACATCACGACTAAAAAATTCAAAATATAATCTTACTCTGACTATTGACGATGCCCGTAAATCAGGAGAAATTGTTTCTATTGGAGATTCACAAGTATTTCGTTCTCTAAGACAACTTAAAAATATTTCTTTTTCTCAAGAAAAAATTGATGATCTACTCTTAGAAAAAAGAAAAATAAAACGGAAAAAACATTCTTCTGAAAATTCAGAGACATTGTTACAAATAGAAAATCAAATTGATTCTCTTTTATTTGTTCCTGAAATTATTTCTGTTTCTGTAAGTGATTTAAGACATTATGAATATCTTGGTCAAAATGGATTTTATATTAATGGAATAAGATTTGTACGTTTATTGTGTGGAGCAGGACAGGCAAGGCGCAATAATTCATTATGGATTTCAGAAGAATATGAAAAACCATTAAAAGAAATATTAAATAATGATCGAAATTCAATTCTAATTTCTCCTGCTAAATTTAATGCTTATTTTGGTTTAAATGCTAGTGCTACATTACAGGTATCTACTCCTTATTTCTGTGTTGTACCCGACTTAAAAATAAAAAGAACAGAAATGGTAGATTATATTGAAGAAATAGAAGATGGCGATGATATTGTCATTCCTTGCGAAAAAGAAATAGAATTTAATTTATGGGATGGGCAAGGATTAATATCTCCTAAATTTGCAAAACAATGGGCTGATGATTTAGGTTTAAATTATATTCCATCTGCATTTATTATTCGAGCCAATTTTATTAAAGGGATGGTTTGTGTTTTTGATTTCCATCGTTTTGCTGAAGAAATAGCAGAACAACATTTTGTTACTGATATTTGGGGAAATAAGTATAACCTTCGAAATGCAGACATTATTCTAACTGAAAGTCAATTTAAATTATGGGAAGCATTTTTTTCACTGGATCATTATGTTGCTAATTGCAAAAAAAATAATTTAACTTGGGGAGTTAGCCGGGTTACTCCAAAAACTGAAACGCCTTATACATTTTTGAATTATCAATTTGTTCAAGTTTTAGATTTAGATAACGATACGATTAAGAAATTATGTCAACCAACTTTAGACTTTTTTAGTAATATTATAAAAAACAAAATTGAATATACATTATTATACTTATTAGGAAAACTTTCTAATCAGAAATATAATAATGCAAATGTTAATGTAAATACAAATGATTTAGATAATTTAGATAATGTATTTAATAAAATTCAAGATGTTGTTACAAAAGCATTAATTCTCAATAACGAATTAATTCACGATCCTTATATAAAAAATTATCTTATTCATAGTTTAAATAAAAAAATAAAAGAATCTTATATTGGTAATCTTTTAATTCATGGTTTTTATACAATGGCAGTAAGTGATCCTTATGCTTTTATGGAAAATTTATTTAATCTTCCACTAAAAGGATTACTAAATAGAGATGAACATTATAATCGCTATTGGCTAGATCAAAAAGAAAATAAATTAGTTGCTATGCGCGCTCCTTTAACCTGGAAAAGCGAAATTAATCCTATCAACTTAAAAGAAAATTCTAAAATAAAAGAATGGTATAAATATTTAAATAATTGCATTGTTTATAATGTTTTTGGAAATGATTGTCTATATCAATCTGGTTCAGATTTTGATGGTGATATAGTATGTATCACCAATAATTCCGAAATTATAACCAATCTTCCTGGTGGATTGCCCATTTATTATGATAGTAAGAAATCTCCAAAACAAGAAATTATTGAAGAAGAATTATATAAAGCTGATTTAAACGGATTTAATAATAGGGTAGGATTTGTAACTAATGTTGCAACTACTGCATTTGCTATGTTACCTGACTTTGAAAAAGATTCTCCTGAATATACAGAATTAATCAATCGACTTAAATGTTTTCGAAAAGAACAAGGCTCTACGATAGATGCAACAAAAGGACTGATTATTAAACCATTTCCGATACATTGGACTCGCTGGAAAAAAATATCAGAAGAAATGGAAGATGAAGAAAAAGAAAATTTAAAATTTTTAAATCGCATTGTAATTAATAAACGTCCTTATTTCATGAGATGGGTATATAGTCACTATAATCGAAATTATATAAAATTTAAAAAAGCATATTCTAAAGATTCTCATATGCGTTTTAATAAAGAAATAAATGAAGTTTTAGAAAATGCCGGAATTACTACAGATGTAGAAGAATGTAAGTTTATTTTCGAACATCAAAGATATAATCCTCTCTTGGAAACTAATTGTTTAATGAATAAAATTGCTTGGTATATGGAAGAACAATTTAAACAATTAAAAATATCCACTATTATTCCCATAACAGACGAAAACATTCAAATATTAAAAGACTCAAGTATTTCATTCGATGAAGAAAAATACAAAAAATTAGATGCTCTCTATCGTATTTATAAAAAGGAAAAAAGAAAATTTTCTAATGCTTATGCTGGAGGGAACACTTCTCAAACAGATGTTGCCGCCTATTTTAAAACAATTGATCAATTCAATAAATTCATTCGTCAAAAAGCATATGAAATATCATCAAATGGGGCCGAATTAGTAAATTTAGTAGTAGATATTTGCTATGTAGCTTTTCCTGGCGACAATAAGAGTTTTTTATGGCAAATATTTAGCAATGAAATAATTGAAAATATTGCAAAAAATAAACAAGAAAAATGCTTTATTCCTGTATTAGATGATAACGGTAACATAAACTATTTATATAGTAGTTATTCAATGACTGAAATAGAAGTAATGAAAAATGATTCTGATTATAATTATAATTTAGACAATGAGGATGATTATTATTTTTATGAGAATATTGAATGAGCTAGAATATGCTGAAAAATTAATAAAAAATGGTTTTTCTAGATTTATGTCTATGTCAGATTTAATTATTTTAGCAAAATATTATCGTTATTTTGGTAAAAAGAAAAGTGAAATAAGAAAAGAATTATGTAAATTTTGTGAAAAACATGCAGGCGAATTTTCTTCTATTCTTTCTTCCCTAAAAATAGAAAAAGCTATTGCTAGATCAAGAGAATATCCTTTACGAGTTCCTAAAGATGTTCCGATTACTGAACGTGAACTAGAAAGTATTCGGAGTTTAAATAATTATCGGTATGAAAAAATATTATTTACAATGTTGGTATTAGGTAAATATTTTAGACTTATGGATTCAAAAAGTAAATCTAAAGAATATTATATTGGAGAAAATGCTAATACAATTCATCGTCTCGCCCACACCGTTAAGAAAAGAAACGAAGATATTTTTTATATTCTTTATAAAAAAGGATTTATCAATAATATAAAACTAACAGATTCTTTTGTTCTAACATTTACTACTGCCGATGATGATTCTGAACCAAAAATAATAGTTAAAGATATATCTAATATTATTTCTTTTTATCCTCCATATTGTAAGATTTGCGGTAAAGAATTTTCTAAAGTTTATAGAAGTCAAAACATGTGTATAGAATGCCAAAAATTAGAAAAAAATACTCATAGAAAAACAAGAGATAAAAAACGTTATCGTTTAAATTTAAATAGAAAAAAATATTTATGTGAGTAATGCGTATAGTTTTTTCCGCGCATCTAAAACATTTTTTAAATATGGACATATAATGTATTTTTCATAAAAAAGGCAAAAGATATGGAAGAACCTAAACCTAAATCAAAACCCAAATATACTAACGGTAGTTATAGAACTGAAAATGATGTTAATACTGATGCATTTATAAAATTACTATCAGATGAAACAGAATTTACTCAAAAAGATTGTCTTACTTTTTTGAAAGCTTTTATAAAAGTTTTTGCTAGAATTATAATTTCTGGAAAAAGATTAGTCATAGTGGGATTTCTTTCTTGCTATATGGAACCTCAAAAAGGGGGATTGCATTATGATGGTATAGGATATAAATATGATCTATTAATACCATTGGATAAGATGCACTTCAGGTTTAGCCGATATTTTAGATATTTGGTTAAAAAACATCGAGATATGGAAGAAAGTAGAGAATATTATTTACCGTCTTTAAAAGAGAAAGCAATTAAAAACGAAGAAGAGTTTAGAAAATTTAAAGAAAAATTTGAATCAGAAAAAAATATCGGTGAATAAACCGATATTTTTATTTATTTTATTAATTTTTATTATTTTTTATTTCCTCCTATGATGAGGATGATGAAAGGAGAATTTTATATGGCAGTTACTTTTGTACCGGGAAATCCCCCAACTTATTTATTTCGAACAAGTGATTTAACAAGCGGTTCAGTGATTAATGATACTACAACTCCTGTTGGTTATATTGGGGCAGTAGGTATTGATCTTGACACAAATGAATATTATCGAGTTACAGCCGATAAAACAGTAGAAAAAATTGCTCAAACAACAATTGAAAAAGCATATAATTTTACTGGTGGTTCCATGATTGTTTTAAATGGAACTAGCGTAAATGTGTCTTTGCCTACAGGTACAGTTGCGACCAAAATTGCCGCTAGGGTAGGAGATGTATATTATGAAATTAATCCTACGAACGGTAGCGCATCTGGTTCTAGTTCTGGTTTTGTTGCTCAAAATATGATGGATATTGTGCCTGTTTTAAGTAATTACACATCTTTGGCGATAATTGGAGGCTCTAGTGTGGCACATTTACAACATTTTAAACAAGTTAAATAATGTTGGTGAAATAATGTATATATATAGTTGCGATAATTTGTATTATCGAACCTGGGAGCGTGCGCTATGTTGAGACTGCGTAGAGCGTTGATGGCCGGAAGCTGGGGCCGGGCGACCGGAGCCACCCCGCCAACCTACGCCGAAATCCTGCGCGACACGTACGGAGCGTCAGAGGTTTACCCGCTGACAAATATTGCTTCTGGCACAGACATCCTAGCGTTTGTAAGCGCGGCGCACGATGGCACTCTGGCAAGCTGGACTTTGCAAAACGGGGCCGGACCGGCGACAGGGGGGCTTGCGCCGTATCTGGACGGATCAACCGCAAATAGCAATCTCGGCTCACTTGCCCTTATTTGGAATGGCGCGATTGGTGGATTATTTGTGTTTGTAAGAGCATCCGCCGCTGAAGATTGGAGCGACGGCATTGACAAAACATTAGCGATTTATAGAGTTGATGGCAGCAACTTTATAGAGCTGTCCAAACACGGCACTCTGGGGTTGCAAGCAAATATTGTCATTGGGGGGGTTTCTAGATTGCAAAGAAGCGCACAAACCACAACTGATTGGATTATGTGGGGCGTTACCTGGAAAGACTCTGCGAACGGCGATGAAGGTAAGGTGTACCTCAACGGCGCTCAGATAGGGACCACCAAAACAGGGTTTGGAGTATGGGCGGGGACGCCCAGCATAATGAGGATTGGGCTGGCGTCCGAAAATTCAAGTGTGTGGAAAGGCTGGCTGGCATACAACACTTTCCGGTTTGGCTCTATTTGGTCAGATACGGACATGGCAAACATCTATGCGGACCGCCTGATAGGAGGCCCGGACATAAACCCTTAGTCGCTGGCGGGCCTACGCTTTCAGAACTAACGTCCAGTGTTATCGCATCAGAATCGACGCGCTGGTTTGGGCGTGCGACGATGGAAACATTGTCAGACGGCAATACTATTCTGGTTTACGAAGAGTCTACATCACACCCCGAGAACCTGGACGACGTGGTGCATATCCGTTTTAGCGATGACGGCGGCGCAACCTGGACAGCGGAAGACACGGACCTGAACGGTAATCCCGTTGCTGGCTTCCCGGCCTACCCGGATGCGGGAGCGGAAGACCCGGAGGGACCGGGTGACACCTATATTTTCCAGGCTCCGAACGGTGATGTTTACCTGCACACCTGGAAGGCGAACTACACTGCTCCGATTTCCATGCACGGGACCTGGCGCATCAAGTCTACAGATGGCGGCATAACCTGGGGAGCCTGGGAGCAGATCCACTTCACCGGGCAATCGCTGGTAGAAGACGATTATTCGGGGATGACCGAGCAGCACTTTATCTTAGGCGACACGATTTACATGGTCGGTAGAGTGTACGGGACGATCTACAGCACCGTCAAAATGTGCCTTTACAAGTCCGAGGATAACGGCGCGACCTGGGCCTGGGTGAGTGATATGTCGGTCTATACCGACGGAACGCACGAAGCGGCTGCTGAGTATATCGGCGACAACAAAATTATTGTCTATCACCGAGACGTTTCCAATGCAATCAGCAGACGGCAGCAGTCAGATGATCTTGGAGCGACGTGGGGGCCACTATACAGAGTAGAGTCGTCGATCAACGTGATTGGCCGCAATCGGATGTTTACCGATGCTCATCTCAAGGGTGAGGCGAACTGGTGGACGGACACTCACCTGATTATGTGCGGTTTTGTGCTGACTAGTCCGGGCACCAGCCACCCCCGGCGAAATGCGATTTGGCTTTCAGCGAACGCAGGGGCAACCTGGACGAAACCCATTTACCTGGATGACGCGGCTGAGGATGGCGGTTATGGCGATTTGACTTATGACGGAGCTACGGACACTTATCGCGTGGTGACGTACAAGGGGTCTATGGCCGAGGCCAACCTTATGCAGTACAGCTTCAAGGTTAATTGGTAGTAGCGATAAGGAGCATTATCGAAACTAAAAATTTATTTAATATTAATACTAACATTAAATTTAATTAATAAAAATCTCATTTTATTTGCGCGTATACGTGCAAATAGCAAGCCCCGCGATTAGCTTGTGAGAGTGCCAGAGAATGAGCGGGATTCTCTGTGCTTATTTATAAAAAATAATTAGATAAGAGGTGAAATTGAAACAGCGAATTTTTGAATATTGTCTAAATAAGAATAAAGACGAATCTTGGGACATACTATCTAAGAAATTTGGATATTCTTCAAAAGATGCAATTCGTTCTGCTTTTCGTAGAGAAAAAATTAAGAGAAAAATTCAAGAAATTTACGATGAAGATCGAAAAGAAGAACTAGAAGAAGAAGGTGCATATGCCTACAATCAATATGGAGAATCTATAGAATATCATAAAGATGGTAGTATTACATCGGATAAACTTATAGAAATTTGTAATGCACAAGAAAAAACTCCTGAATTTTTATTGAATGCGCATGGATTTGATTCGAATAAGTGGAATCTTGTCTACGCGCGCAACAATTTGTGGCATGGTTTACAGAAAGGTGGAGTAGATCGGACAATTCTTTATCAATCTAAGATTACTGTTGCTCCCAAAAAACAACTCGAATGGTCTACTGAATTAGTAGATAGGCTCTTTGAAAGTTTAAAAATAAAAAATTTATCTCCAATTAAGATAAAACCAAACTTTTATTTCCCAAACAATAAGGTTTTAGTTGTTCCAATTGCAGATTTGCATCTTGGATTATTGGCAACTCAAGCTTCTACAGGTAATGAATACAACATTGAAATTGCTGAACTTTCATTCAATAATGCAATTGCTCAAATAAAAGAGCGAGTTGCTAATCAAAGATTTCAAGAAATAGTTTTTGTTGTCGGAAACGACTTTTTAAATTTCGACAATTTATCCGGCACAACTACGGCTGGAACAGCACAAGACAATGATTCATTTTGGTTTGAAATGTTTGATAAAGCAATCGAACTAATTATTTCTGGAACCTTGAGTTTGTTAGAAATATCTAAAGTAAAAATTGTTAATGTAGTTTCAAATCATGATCATCAATCAATGTATGGTGTAATGAAGGCTATTCAATATTATTTTAAAGATAATAAAGATGTAACCGTAGATATAAGTCAACTACCTAGAAAGTATTATCGGTTTGATAAAGTATTACTTGGATTTTCTCATGATATTGTCATTAAAAACGCTCTTTCTTTAATGACAACAGAATCAAAGGAAAATTGGAGTTTTTGTAATAAATATTATTGGTTTTTGGCACATTTACATCGAGCTATGCAATATGACAATCAGGGTTCTTTAGAAATTATTCGCTGGCCTACTATTTCCGGTTTTTCAAGATGGAGTGCCAGTAAGGGTTATGTTCAAAATGATCAAAGGACACAGGTTTTTATTATTGATGGAGAATTAGGAATTTTAGATGCTTTGAATATTTTCGTATAAACAATATTTATTTATTGTTAGGAGTATTAGGATATGGGTATGAATTTAGATGATAATGATAATGATGGTGACAGCAATAAAAAAGATTTAAAAAAAAAGTCAATTAAAATGGGAGTTTCCAGGTTTTTTGACAATGACAAAAACGTAAGAGAATTAAAAAGTTGGGTATGCCGCGGAAAGTGTTTAAGTCGTCATCCTCTGAAAGATTTTTATATTGCTACAGACCCAATTGACGCTATGGGAACTGGAAGAATGAGTGTTTGCCGATTTTGCGTCAATGATCTTTACCATACTTATCTTTCTTCTGAAAAGTCTTTTGAAAAAGCAATATATAGAACTTGTAAGGATTTAAATGTTCTTTATGAACCAACGGCAGTAGAAGTTACAAGACAATATGTTGATGGAATAGAGGCAAAGGGTGGTATAGCAAAAAATGTATTTGGTGTATATCGAAAAAATCTTAATAATACAGGTATTGGAATTGGTTTTTCATCTTTAGACAATTTGTCATTTCGAGAAAATACAAAATACGATGCTCCTCCTCTTGATCCTACAGAATATGGTGATGATGTTGTTGAAAAATTGGTTAGTTTTTGGGGGGAAGGAATGGAATCAGAAGATTATAGTTTTCTGGAAAGAGAACTTTCCCGATTTAAAAAAACACATAAATGTGATACAGCGGCAGAAGAGTCATTATTGAGAGAAATTTGTTTTTGCACTTTGGATATTCGTAAGATGCGTCAAGAAGGAAAATCTGTGTCGAACGGAGTAAAAATGCTTCAAGAGTTAATGAAAACGGCAAGCGTTGATCCCGCTAAAACTTCAATTGCAGGAGCGGGTAAAAGTCAAGATACTTTTTCGTCGTTTATTAAAACTATTGAAGAAAATGAACCCGCGGAATATTATAAAGATAAAAAATTATTTAAAGATTTTGATAATATTGAATGGTATTTTGAAAAATATGTTTCTAGGCCATTGAAAAATTTTATTACGCTTTCGCGGGATTTTAATGTAGATGATGATTCCGATGGTGACGAAGAAGATTTTGATATAACGTCAATGGATGAAAGTTAATATTATGCCAAAATCAGCACATCTTAAATCTGATTTTAAAAAACATGCTCAAAGTAATAATGATTTTCAAAAACCAAAAGATATGGTTCTTCATGGAGTAATTGACGAAGAAGAAAAATCAAGATTAATCAGATGGATTACTTTCTTTCGTCGCAATCCAGCGCGCTTAATTAATACGTACTTTGGTATTCATCTTCACCCCTATCAAATTCTTATGATTTGGGTTTTACAACGAAGCAATCTCGCTTATATTGTTGCAAGTCGTGCAAGTGCTAAAACTTGGTTGATTGCTGTTTGGGCTTTAACATTAGGTGTTTTGTATCCAGGTATTAAAATAATTGTATGTGCTAAAACATTAAAGCAAGGTGGCATTTTAATTAGTGAAAAAATAAAAGGATTAATTGAAACTCATCCTAATGTGGCTAGAGAAGTACGTTCATATACTGCCAATGCAAATACTTATGAAGTCATTATGCATTGTGGAAGTACAATTAAGGTTGTACCAAGTTCGGATAGTTCGAGAGGGAACAGGGCAAACTACATTATTGTAGAGGAATCTCGCTTGGTAGCAAAAGATATTTTGGAATCGGTAATTAAACCATTTTTGGAAGTTCGTACTCCTCCTTATCGTTTAAAACCAGAATATTCTAAAGATAAAGACCTTATTGAAGAAGGAATTATTTCTTATATTACATCTTCTTGGTATATTGCAGAATATTGGTATCAGTATGTAAAAACGTGTATTCGGAGGATGGTTTCAGGTGATGAAACTGCAAACTTTTTAGCGTTTGATTATTTAATAAGTCTTTATCATAATATTAAGACTAAAGAAATGCTGAAAAATGAAATGGCAGATATGGATGCTGTTTCTATTCAGATGGAATACTTAAATATTCCCGCTGGAAGTAGTAGTAAAGCATTTTTCAAACCGTCAATGTTTTCTAGAACATTAAGTTTAGCTTTTTATCCTCAAAGAGAATCTACATTTGATCCAAGGCATAATCCTTATCAACTTAAATCAGTAGAGGGTGAAATTAAAATAGTTAGCGTAGATGTTGCTACAAGGGCTGGAAAAGCGAATGATCTTACTATTGTTTCAGTCATAAGGCTTATTCCGTTGAAGGGAAAAGGATACGAGAGACACTTAATATACCAAGAAAGTTTTAAGGGCATCAATACGTTATTGCAAACAAAAAGAATTAAAGAAATTTTCTTTGACAGTGAAAGTTCGTTTTTAGTACTGGATTTACAGAACGCGGGCATCGGAATTTTCGACACGCTAAGTCAAAATACTAATTGTGACGAAAGAGGAATTATTTTTCCTCCTATGACAGTAGCTAACGATCCTTACATTGATGAAACATTAAGAATAGAGTTGATGGATCGTACTTTAGGAATCGGTGCAATGCCCGTAATATATCCTATTCGAGCATCACAACAAAGCAATAGTGTTATGGCATCTGCATTAAGATCGTCTTTACAGAAAAAATTATGGAAATTTTTAAAATCTGAAATAGATGCAGAAGAATTTTTAATTAGAACCAATAAAGAATTTAGAAAAGACAGCAATGATTCTGCAACTTCATCATTTTTTCTTAGCCCTTATGTTAATACATCTTTATTTATTAATGAATGTATTAATTTGGATATGAAGTTAGTAAACGGTTTAGTTAAATTAGTTGAAAGACCGGGTTGTTATAAAGACAGATTTAGTTCTATTTTATATGCTAATTCTATTATTTCAGATGTTTTTGATATAGAGTTGCTAAAAGAAAAAGAAGAAAGTGATGATTTAGCGGCAATGTTAGCAGTAACTAATTTTTAAGGAATTATAAAAGATGGATTTTATTCTTGAGGAAAAGTCATTGAATCTTCAGGAAAGAAAGGAGGTTTAATGGCTAGATCAAAGAAAATTGAACAAAAAAAAGATGAAATTTTATTAACGAAAGAGCAAGTTTGGAATGTATTAGATTTTGCTCAAAGTTTAGCGGGTTTTTATCCAGGTATTTATACACCAGATTTACTAAATGCTAGATTAAAGGAAATTTCTTATTCTCCTCTATCTCCTTCAGAAACAGATGTATCTAATGCATTTTCTAATCTTAAAGATAGCGAAGAGGTTATTCGTTCTTATATTGAATATTTTGAAGCGGTGCATATGCCATTTAAAAGAATTTTATCTTATATGGCATCTCATTTATCGTTTGATTTACTTTATACTGTGTCAAATGCTGATTCTAAAGATTATGCTTCTCCTAAGTATAAGAAAGATCAACAAATTCTTTATGAATTTTTAGATAAATTTGAATACAAATTGTTTTTTAGAAATGTTGTAAAACAACTATTGAGAAATGAAGTTTGTGTAGTTTCTCTTAGAGAAGATAAAGATAAAATTGTTTTACAAGAATTACCATTAAGGTATTGTAAAATAACGGCTAGGGGTAGTTATAATCTTTTGGTTTCATTTGATTTTTCTTATTTTTTGCAATCGGGAATTGACATTGCTCTTTATCACCCGTTTTTTGCTGAAAAATTTAGAGAAATATTCAAAAATCTTAATAAAAAACAAGAATATATACCTTCTTTGCCTCCTGAATTACGTGGAAATTCTCAATTTGCATATTGGGTTGATTTACCCCCTCATGTTGCAACAGCATTTAAATTAGATACGTCTCAGATGGTTGCTACACCGTTATTTACTGGTATGTTACGCTATTTAATTCATGATAGCACAATGATTACTTTGCAGAAAGATGCAAATATGGCGGCGGCTAGTAAGATTTTGTTAGGGGAAGTTCCTTTAATTAAAGAATCAAAAGCTTCTGTAAAAGATATGATTGCCATTGACCCAAAAACATTGGGCCAATTTTTAGCATTGATAAAGGCAAGTCTTACATCTGCAATTAAAGTAGCTAGTGCGCCCCTAGAAAATATGAAGGCTATTTCATTTGATAGTGAAACCCAAATATTAGATGATTGGACTCGTTCTGAAATGAGTTCTTCGGGTATGGATACTGCCTTAATATATTCATCTCAATTGAAGGCTAATCTAGTTGATTCTCAACTTAGTTTCCAAAGCGATTCAAAAATTGTAGAACAATCCTTGTATCCTCAATTTGCCTTATTTATGGAATATTGGGTAAATAAGCGAACGAAATTTAGATATTCAATACAATTTCAAGGCAATGATTATTATTTGGATCGTCAACAGCGATTTGATAAAGCGATGGGATTGGCAACTCAAGGCATCGTATTACCTCAATTAATATCGAGCAGTTTGGGTTTAAAACCTCAAGAACTGTATCGTATGCTTGAAGAATCAAAAGCGATGGGATTTGTGGATTTACTTACTCCAATTATTTCATCGTTTCAACAAAGCGCGCAAGAAGGTAAAGGCAGACCTCAAAAATCAGAAAGTGAACTTGAAGATTCAGGAGCGCAAACAAGACAGGCAGGGGGAAATATTCAAAGAGGTGGAAAAAATAAATAAAAAAACAAATCTTTATTTATAACGATTAAATAATTGTTTAATTGGCCTCGTAAATAAAGATTATCTTATTATAGTTTAGTTAAATTTAGGAGGAAAATTTTATGGCTATTTCAAATAGTGTTGCTACAAAAATTAATAAAATGAATCGTGCATCTGCGGACGCCGTTCTTGGTACTGCGTTTCAAACTGCCCAAACTAACATTGCTACTATTCAAGGTCAAATCACGGCCTTAGAGGTTGGTAGTGTGGTTACTGCTGGTTCTGTACAAATTTCTGCCGCTCAATGTGGGGCAAGTACTGTAATTATCAATACTGGTCTTGGTACTTCTTATGGACAAGTTCTTACTATCTTACGATCAGGGTCTTTACTTGTTCCTACAAGTGCTTCCGAAATTAAAGTTTCCAACTCTAGCGGAAGTATAACCATTGTCGGGATGTTAAGTGGTATTTTAATGACAACTGATACTATTCATTGGTTTGCATTTTAATTAATCTCCTAATTTCAAGAAAGGAGATTATAAATAAATGCATTCTTTAATTCCACAACAATTAAATAACCGTTTAGATCAAATTCTAACAAAATGTTTTGAAGGTAATAGAATTGCTGATAGGGGAATGAGCGTTTTAGGTGTTAAATTTGCTATGAATAAAACAGAGAATATTTTACATGCTAAATTGGCTCATTTATATCCTTCGTTAGCAGATAAGATTAGTTCTTATCAAGGCTTTCGTAATAATCTTACTTTCTATGGTGTAACTCCGGCTGATAATTCAGATTATACTTCTCCGTTAGATTTCTTTGATATTATGTTTCAATATATGATTGATCTTGAAAATTTAGTGGCAGAAGCGGCGGTATTAGCCCAAGACGAAGACGATTTTACAACTTATTCTTTTCTTCAAGAATTTTCAAGAAATTTAATTCCGGTAACGGCCCAATGTTTATTATTATTAGATAAAGCTGAAAATTATAAAGATTGGATGCAGTTTGATCAAGATATAGAAAATTTTATAATTTTATAACGATACTTAAAAGGTGAATTATTATGGGGTTTTTTTTGAATCCAACTCAGGATCAATTAAGTGAATGGTATAAATGTAATGAAAGAATCGCCCAACATTTCATGAATCATTTTCCTGTCATTTATATTGATAAAAGTAAGAATTACTATTTTGTAAAAACAGATAAGTTTAAAAAAGCATATAGCGAAAGACCCTTTTCTATAAAACTTTTAGAGTTATTTCGATAAACTTAGAGAAAGACTAACTCCTTTCTCAGAAAGGAGGAAAATATTTGTGTGAATAAGATTCATTTTGATGTAAATGATGTTCAATTAGTTAGCGAAAATATAGATTCTAGTTTTGCAATTTTATCAATTGATTTTTTTGCATCTGGTGATAATCGTCATCATTTATTTGTTAGTGAAGAATCTTTGATGAAAAATGCCCATACTATTAAAAATGTTCCTCTTGTTTGGAAATATGACGATAGATTGGATGATATTTATACTCATGATCCTGGCGAGGTTCCTTGCGGATTCATTCCTGAATCCGCAACCATAAAAGACTCCAGATTACCGGATGGTAGAGTTATGCTTTCCGTTATCGCGTATGTGTGGAAAAAATATTCTGGAAAAATTTTAGAATTTTTCAAACGCGATGGAGATAAACCTGTTAGCGTAGAAATGAGTGTTTTTGAAACAGAAAAAAATGGAGATATTGAAGAGTTAAAAGATTTTAAATTTGAGGCAATTACAATTTTAGGTTCTTTTGTAACTCCGGCTATACCTATGGCAAAAGCTACCGTTTTACAATTTGCAGAAGAATATAAAGAAATTGTAAAATTAGAATTTGGAAAATATGATGAACTAAATTTTAAAATTCCTAATGTAGTTAAAAATAATGCCAAAGAAGGTTTAGATTTATATAAACAACATGGTCTTGGAGGAACAGGAAGAAATTTAGCAATTGCCACACATCTAACAAAAAGTGATGTTACAAACCCTGAAAAAATACGAAATATTGCAAAGTATTTTTCTCGCCACGCTGAAGATAATTTAGATGACAAGGTATCAAGTAGTTGGATTGCTTGGCAATTGAGAGGGGGAAATGCGGGGCGTATTTGGTCAATGAAACTTTTGAAAAAAATAGCTGAAATTGACAATATGGAAATGGCTTATTTTGATGAAGATTTTATGACCAAAAATAATTTTGCAAAGGAGGAGTTACCTGTGACCGAAGAAGAAAAAACAGAAGAAATGTGCAATCGAAAAATGTCTGAGGAATCAGAAGTAGAAGATAAAGATAAAACTTCTGCGAAAGAAGAAGAGTTTCAGAAAGAAGTAGACGAAGAAAAAAAAGAAGAATTTGAAGATCAAGAAAACAAAGAAGAAAGCAAAGAAGAAAACAAAAAAGAAGATAAAGAAAAAGACGAGAAAGAAAACAAAGAAGAAGACAAAGAAGAACAAGGTGAAGAAAAAGAAATGTCTCTTGATCAATATTTGGATGTAAGTGCATTATTAGTTATGCTTCAAAATGAAACTGATTCCAATGCTGAATTAGTTAATGAAGTTTCTAAACCGTTTGGTGAAATGAACTATGGCAAAATGATGGGATATATGTTTGCTAAAATAAATGATTTAGCAACTGAAAAAGAAGAATTATTTGCCAAAGTAAATACACATGTAAGTGAATTGGAATCTTTAAAAGAATTTAAGGCTGAAAAAGAATTAGAGCAATTTACTTTTGCTGTAAACTTAACGTTAAAAGAGATTGAAGAAAAAACCAAAATTTCCACTGAAAAATTAGAGGAATTAAGGGAAAAAGCAAAAGAATTTTCTATGGCTGATATTGATGCTTGGCGCAACTATGCAAAAGCAACAGCTTTAGATTTTGCAATTGAAAACACTAAATCAGATTATGAGCGATATGCTTTGCCAAACAATGTTGAAAAACAAAAATCGTATAATTCCGTTTGGCATCGTGAATAACGTAAAATTTTTTAATTTAGATTTTGATTTTGTATTTATAAATTTATTATTTATAGGAGGTTTTTAAAATATGGCATACGGAGTTTTAGTTCCTAGTAAAATTATGGCAACCAATATCGATACTCTAAATCGTACTGCGGTTAGTGGCTCGGATATTGAAAACGGAATGGTGTTTCGTCTTGATTCATATTCTACCGGAAGCGGGCAAGGTGAAGTTTTTGCAGTAACTCAAGCCGCAACTGGATCATTAGTAAATGTTTGGATGGCTTATAGTCCAGAAATTGTAACTCTATACGCTGGAAATTCGGCATATAAAGGTATTGATCTTGATCCTCGCAATTTCTATACTAAAGCAGGGGATATGATTGATGCATTTAAGCCTCAACCGGGCGATTTAATTCTTGCTTCTGCTGATTTATTTACTGGTGCGCGTTCTACTGAGGGTTATGCTTGTCTAGCTACTGGTACTTGGCAATTGGCATGGAATGCAAATCATGATGCTGATGCTCTAGCATTCAAATATCTCGCAACGGAATATATTACTATTGCTAGTGGTTCGGCCATTGCTTCGCAACGCGTAACCGCGTATAAACTAGTTTGTTTAGCCAACTAATTTATATTTTTATACGCTTTTATTATAGTTATTTTATTAAGGAGGATTCTTAAAATATGAAAATTCCCGCTAGTGTTTTAAATTTTGCAGGAGAAACTAATCTTGCCCCTTACGCACAATTTCGCGATTATTACAATCAATATCGCTCTAAATTTGAGGGCGCGGAAAAACTAGAATTTTCGTCTATTGACGATAAAGGTCAGCCGATTACATTTGAGGATAAAGAAAAACTTATGAATGCCGCTCTTAAACGTGAAATTCTTCGCGTTTCTGGTATTCAAAACTTCACTGAATTTCCTCTTGCTCAAATGGCAACTCACCCTACTCTTGGTTGGGCTACTTTTGCGGTTATTTCGAGTATGGTCGATATGATTCTTCCCGAAACCATTATTGACAGCATTGGTATTTATACTGATGTTCGTACTATTGGTTGGGGTGATTCTGCCAATTTCGAAGTTGATCCAAAAGATATTTTTGTTGTTAGCAAAGCTGGCCGCAATCAACGCACTACCGAAATGCACAAACAATTCCGTGGTAACGTTACCATTGTGCCAGAACCACGTGAATTAACCGTTGGTGTTTCTCTATATCGTGTTCTTTCCGGTCACGAATCTCTAGCAGTATTTGTTAGCAAAATGGTTCGCGCTATGGAAACTCAAGTTACCCTGGATGCTTATGATGCATTCGCCGCGGCAATGGCGGCACTTCCTACTACCGCTACAACTGGTTTGCAAGTTGCTGGCTACAGTCAAGCTTCTCTTGTTCGCCTGTGCCAACAAGTCGGTGCTTGGAATGGTGGGGCCAAACCGATTATTATGGGTACTCAACTGGCACTAGTTAATATTCTACCCGACGATGCTAACTATCGTTATACCCTAAATGATGAATTCATGAAACTTGGCTATGTTCGCACAGCCTTTGGTTATGATATTTTAGCTTTACCCCAAGTAGCAGATCACGGAACTGAGTGGGCTTTACGCCTTGCTTCTGATCGTCTATGGATTGTTTCTCCATCTGCTCAAAAACTTCTAAAACTAGTTCTCGAAGGTTCGACTGTTGCATATACTGATAATTATTATGATAATGCTAATTTACTGCAACGCTCTACTTTACTGAAGAGTTGGGGGGTCGCTGTAGCAACCAATTCCATCGCGGCAGTAATGACCGTATAAAATTCAGAATTTCTATATTCTAAATTTTTAATTAAATAAATGGCGCGTGGGAAATTATTCCCACGCGCCAAAATTGAAGGAGAAAATTTAAATGGCTCGTCCTAAAAAATCGCATATTGCGGAAGTACAAGTTTCAGATGATGCTTCTGGTGAAGAAAGTGCTGAAACTACAATGGTTTCTAAGTTATTAGAAAAAATTGATGAGTTGGAAAAAAAGATTAATGCTTTAACTCCTGTTCAAGCATCTTTAGAAAAAAATAGTCTAGGTCAAAAATCTACAAATACAAATATAGAATTTGACGATACTGAGGATGAATTTGATAGAATTGAAATTCGTCCTGATGCATATATTAAAGTGGTTTCATTATATCCTGGTTGGTTAAATTTAAGCACTAAGGCCAGTGGAAAAGGAAAAGCGTTTACTTTTAAATCTTTTGGAGAAACAAAACGCATTTTATATTCTGACTTAGTGGAAATTTTAGAAGTTTATCGTCACTTTTTAGAAAAAGGATATTTTTATATAATGAATAGAAATGTCATTCGTAAAAATGGTCTAGACGATGTTTGCGGAAACGTACTTACCCATCAAAACATAGAAATGATTTTAATGGGAACAAATGATGATAATATTGTTTCTCTGTTTAAGTCAGCGAATGAATCTCAACGAGAAGTAATTACAGATATGTTAATTTCTAAAATGTTAGCCAATGAAAAAGTAGATTTAAATTTAATAGATAGGCTAACTCGTATTTCTGGCATTAAGATTATTGAAAAATACGAAAATAGTAAACCTATTTATAAAGAATTTGTAGAGAAAAAGTAATTTAACAAATAATAAAAATGATCTTTTTTGAAAGGAGGTCAAATGGCAACAACACTAGATGAAATTTGTGACCTCGCTTTAACTTTGATTGATGATTATCGTTTAACAGCATTATATCAAACGTCTGGAAGCGCCAGTTTAAATACATATTTAGAGCCTTGGTTATTGATGGCAATTGACGAATTTGATTTGTGTTCTCAAGCATTATCTTATAGTACAACAACTCAAGTGTTTACTTTAGATTTAATCCAACAACATAAAAATATTCTTGCTCAAATTATGACAAAATATTGGATGCAAAAAGAAGTGCAAGATGTAAATCAAATGAGATTACACTTGCAAGATCGAGATTTTAAAACATTTGCAGAAGCAAATAATCTAAAAGAAAAACGAGAATTTTATAATACTAAGCAAGAAGAAATTGATAGAATTTTGCAAAAATATGGTTATAGAAATAATGATTGGGACGCGTGGGAAGATCAGGATTTTCGATAAGGAGGGTAAATGGCTTATAAATATCTTATTGCTGGCTCTCCAACCTTCTTACAAACAAATCAAGAAAATTGGGAGGATGCATTTCAAGACTATTCGGATGATATGTTTTCGAATGCGTCAACCTATCGAACAATAGAAAAAGAATCTCCTTTTTCAACAGGTTCATATGTAAATGTTAATGTGCGAGTCACAAGTGCAATTGATAATATTACTGGTGTAAAATTAGGCGATGATTTCAAAAATATTTATTTTAGTGGTAGTTCTGGATCAGTTGTATTGGGAGAAAAATTTTATTTTAATGGTAGTTATTATTTAGTTACAAATACTGACAATATAAAAAGACATTATTGCTCAGTTTTAGTTCGTAGATGTAACAATGTTTTAAGATGGGTAGATACAAACGGTAATTATTATACTGAACATTGTGTAATTGATTATAAAGTTGGCACTCCTAATAATATTAATCGTACTGATCCATTGTTACCAGATGGAACAATTCAGCTTTTTTGTCAAGGAAATTCAAAAACTAAAACCATTCGTGAAAATCAAAGATTTTTATTTGGTAATAGCGGTGCTTGGAATTGCTATCGTGTATACGGTGGAGGAATTTTAAATTTTCTAAACGAATCAACAGAAGATAATGATTCCACTAAATTGCTTCAATTTGCAATGGGAAAGCAATTTGTTAATGAAAGCACAGATGATATTGTAAACGGAATTGCAGATTATAATAAAAATGTTCTTTTATTGTCCATTTCTCCCTCCGCCATTGTTGGTGGAATTGGAGATACTTATCAATTATATGATACTGTAACTTCAAATTGCTTAGTAATTTCTAAAGCAATTACTTATACTACAAGTTCATCGTCGGTTGCGGTAATTAGTGGAAGTATTGTAACATTAAGTGGTTCTGGAAATTGTATAATTACAGGTAGATTAGTTGATAATTCAACTATTTATGATACGGTTGATATAACAGTTAGTGCATCTGTAGTTGAAAACAATATTCAGGTAACTCCTTCTCCTTCATATATTTTACAAGGAGATACACAGGAATATACTGTGTATATTTATAATAATGGAGTAGTTACTGCTGGATCATTTGTGTTTGTTGTAGCTAATGATGATGTTCCAACAGATAATTATATTTTAACTACTACGGGTAGTAATTCATTTAGCCTAGAAAATCTTGAATTTTATCTAGATAATCCCTTAGTTATTAATGCTATTTCAGATTCTTTATCTAAAGAAATTTCTATTTTATTAAAGGGATCATATTAAGGCGCGAAAGGAGTAGTATAAATTTATGGCAGTTATTCAATTACACCCGCGCCAATTACCACTTTTTGAAATTACGGGTAGTGGTTTATATCTTAGTGCAAGTCAAATAATTGTTGGTGAAGGAAATGGTTTAATTGTTTCTGGTAGTTCCGTAAATTTGATTTTACCAGGAACAATTTCTTCTAGTGCTGTAAATCGTGCTTCTGGAAGTCATACCCATGCCCTTAATATTTTTAATAATGTTTTGCCTGTAACAATTTTACCGGATGCATCAGGTTCTATTGGTAGTTCCCCTATGGCGGCTAGATTAGATCATATACATCCGATTTCTACCGCTACGGGAATTAGCTTATCGGGTTCTTCTACAAATGCAGAAGGAACGTCTACTAGTTTTGCTCGTGCAAATCATTGGCATGAAATAGCAAGTTATTCAGATGTTTCTACTCCCATTAGTGCCATTATTAAAAGTGATGCATCGGGAGATATCAAAGTACATAAAATTGAAGCAACTGAAAAAATTACTGTTCCATATATTGATACTAATGTTGGAGCGAGTCTTTCAATTGTTCCAGATCAAGATTTGAATTTAACTCCATCGGGAAGTAGAGTAAGATTGACTACCGGGGTTAGAATTCAAAGTGATGATTATGTATCTCAAACTACAGGTTGGGGAATTAGTTATGCTGGAAGTGGTGATTTTCGTTATTTGTATGCAGATGAATTACACGCTAGAGCATTTATTGCTGATTTAGAGGCTGTACGCGCGGGTGTACACGGTATATTTCCATCGGCATCTGTTTTAGCATCTGATTTTATTGTTCCTGCCGCGGGAGCAAGTGCAACTTTAATTGTAGATTCCTTTAAAGGATTTGATACTTTTAGGGTATTTTTAGATAATGATATTGTAAATATTAGACAGTTTGATAGAAGTGGTTGTTCACTTAGTATTTCAAATTGTTATGGAAGTGTAACTTGGGTTTCAACCGATACAACTAATAAAATTCAAACTTATACATTTATTCGTTCTGCTTCACCCAACAGTGGTGCGGCAACGGTTGGAGCAACAATTTCTGCTGGTGCAACCGTTCCCGATTATGGAATTAGTGGTAATGGCTTTATTGAAAGTAATGCAATTGATGGATATAGAGGGGAAAATTCTCCCTATACTCAAATTGTTAGTTGGACTGTTCACCCTCATTCTGGTAAAGTTGTTAATAATCGACTAGGGAATTTATATGGTATTTTTGCATCATTTGGTGAATACGGAATGTATGCCGGAACAGGCGTTACAGATGATTCTAATTATTTAAGAATTAGTAATCAATTTATTGAAGCACATAATTTACCCGTTCGATTATATAGTAGTTCATCTAGAGTAATGGCATTAGAACCAAGTTCTTATCCTTATATGGCAATTGGATATCCAATTCCTACGGGATATTTGAGTCAAAACGGAATATGGTTTGGAAAGTCTAGTGCTGATAATTTATATAAAATGCATGTTGGTACAGTTTCAGGATCGGCATTATTAAAAGGGTGGTCTTGGGATGGAAGCAACTTATATATTAGAGGCAATGTAGTTGTAGGCGATGGCGCAATTGGATATGGTATTAATGTTGGAGATGCTTATCTAGTAAATAGATTCGATGGCCCTCAGCCCTATGAAAGCGATTATACGGGAGATTTGATTGGTCACAAAGGGCAAATTCCTACAATTTCAGGTGGAACTATCTTTCGTCCTGGTAAATTTGGAAAATCACTTCAGTTAGCAAGAGCCGGACAAAACGAGGTTACTAATGGTAGTTTCGAAGTAAATTTATCTGGATGGTCAATAAGTTTAGGAAGTGGTTCTTTATTGATTGATCAAGAAAAAAGTTATTATGGTCAAAGTTGTTTAAAAACAATTGCTGGTTCTGCAACAAATGTTACTGCTATTATGCCATTGTCAAGAAACATTGATGATGGAGAAACGGTTTATTATAGTGGATGTATATGGCAAAATGGGGGTACGCTAGACTATGGAGATATGCTTCTTTATGATGTTACCAATGCAGCAATTAGATCGCAAATATATCCTGCAACTCAAAATACTTGGGAAAAGATATCTGGAAGTTGGACAAATACAACTGGTGGTTCTGTAGCTGTAAGAGTTCATCTACGCAATAGAAATACAGATTCATCGACGGCTGTATGGTTTGATGGAATTCAAGCAGAAGTAGATCAATGTACTCCCTATATGGATGGTTCTTTAGGTGTTGGACATACTTGGAGTGGTGCTGCTCATAATTCAATTAGTAATCGTGCTGATGCAATTTTTGGCTATAATACTAGTTCTGGATCAAATATAATTAATTTAAATACTGGTACTTTTATGTGCTGGTATTATCTAGAAAATTGTGATTATATTAGCGTTAAACATTTAGCAACTGCTTTTATTGGAGGGGGTGATTATTTAAGAGTTTATGCTTCAACAAGTGCTGTAGCTACACCTTATGCCGCAAGTAGTTCTGGTAGCATAATTGTTAGTACTGGAACGGGCGCAATAACTGCTGGTTCTGGATGGAATCATGTAGCCGCAACTTGGAAAACTGGAAGCTTAATACTGTATCTAAATGGTGTTCAATCGGGGGCAATTGCTAACTATGTTCCCCCAACGGGAACACTAAGTACTCTTTGGGTGGGACAAAATCATGCGGCGGGCAATTTTATTGATAGTTTAATAGACGAAGTGGTTATTTTGCCTACAGCTTTAAGTTCTCAAGAAATTAAAAATGTTTATCAATCAAATGCTCCGGTTGTAGTAACTACGAGTGTTAATAGTATTTATCTTAGAGGTACACGTGAAACCGGATATATTAGAGGAAATGCCTATGGATTATTAGGTTATTCAAGTACGAGTGGTTCTAATAACACTGGTTCATTTGCATTAATTACAAGTGACGGAGTTAATTTAGGTACAGAATTTGGAAGTCCCAGTTTAAATGCTGGTGATATTTTATTCGGTAGTGTTGGAACCAATCAAGTTAATTTGCTTTATGATCGTAGTGAAGGTACTTTATCGTTAAGAAATAATATAACAAGTTTGATTAATTTAAATGCAAGTGGATACATTACGGTTGGTAACACTTCAACGGAGCATATTTTTATTGATTCGGGAAGCGTTCAAATTAAAGATGGTGCAAATGTTTATACTAATTTAGTAGGAGGAGTTCTTACACTTGGAGTTTCTTCTAATGATCATTTAATAGTGTCTTCAAGTGCCGTATATATTAAAGCCGGAGATAATATTTATACAAATTTAACATCTGGTTCTTTAATATTGGGTTTAGCCAGTAGTGGAGAATACATTAGTATTGACCCCAACAATGGTTTAAGAATGTATGGTAGTGGTAATTTAAATGGTCAATGGCTAAATAACGGCGATATTACATTAGGATATGTTGCTACGAATAAAGCAAATGTATTTTGGGATGTATCAGAAGGTACTATGAGTTTTCGAGGGGGAACAGATGGAATAGTTTCTCAAGTAATCATTTCTTCTTCAGGTGCTATAATGGCAGGAAGCACGATTCTTGATAATACTGGTATACGGATAGATGTTGCTGATTCTGAGTATGCTACTTTAGCTTATAAATTTGTTTATGCTGGTTCTGCTGTAGGCGGAATGTATGGCACAGGCAATAGCCTAGGAAGCAATTCTTTAGCTATATATTCAACATCTTCTTGGAGTAGCAATACTCTTAGTTTAAAATCAACATCTGGAAGCGAGGCATTAAGTAGTGCTAAAATAAGTTTACATGCTCATAATAGAATTACATCATCGTTGATGACTTTAGTTGCCGATATTACCGAGGGACAATATCTTGAATGTAATACAGAATTAAGATTATCAGATGGTATATATATTGGAGGTTGGAAAACATCTCCTGCGGGGTCTGCCAATTTAATTGTTGGTACAGGTGGTATTTATGTAGGCAGGAACGTAGACCCTGGCGGAAGCAATATTGCTTATACCGGATCATTAATAAGTTATAAAAATTCAACATCATATACGGGTTATATTTTTGTTCCCTTGACTGTTCCTTTAACTTCAACATCTTGGGATGGAGATTCATTTAGCACTACGGCTAAAACGCTAATTGATTTATCTACTGTATTTGGTGCGCCCGCGGGAATTAAAGCAGTTAAAGTATATGTGGGCGTAAGAGATAGTGATTCAGCGGGAACAGATACGTATTTGGTTCTTGGCCCTACTGATACTGATGGCTTAGGAATTCCGTTTTCTCCGCTTACAGTAAATGATAGATGGTATCGAGGAGGGGATGATATTCCTTGTGATAGTAACGGAGATATTTATTATCAAATAGGGGCCAGTGGTGTAGGTACATTTGATGTTATACTACAAATATGGGGATATTATATTTAATTTATACATGTTTTGAATATTGGAGATAATTAAAAAATGAAATCGAGTATTATTCAAGAAAAGATTGAATTTCTAGATGAAGAATTAAAAAAATATCAAAAAGAAAATCAAGATAAACTTAATGAATTTATGAGACAAACGGGCATTTTAGATTTTATTCATGAAACTAATGTCCACGTTGCTCAACTACAAGGTAAAATCGATTCTTTAAAAGAAATTCTTTTAGAACTTGAAGCTGAAGATCGTGATGAACATTCCGGTCAAAAAAATCAAGAAGATCAAGAAAATCAGAAAAATTAAAATAAGATTGAATTAAATAAAATATTGTTTTTATTTTATTAATAAAATGTAAAGAGAATATTAATTAAATTAATATTCTCTTTGCTTTTAATGAGGAGAATTTATGGCAAATGTCAAACTATAATGATTTTGGTATTCTCCCTATTTTACCCTATAATTGCATAACACACTTAATTGATAATAGTGAATTAGTGTGGAAGTTATTACAATATAATGATGCAAATGCCTGGAAAGAAGATAGTTCCCATCCTGATCTTACAAAATCTCAAAAGGGAGCGTTGATTTACGATGGTTTAAAAACTATGACGGATTGTAGGGTGTTTATGACAACGGGGTTAGATTCGGCATGGGTAGAAGAATGTTGCCAATTACGAATTTCTGTTTTAACCGCCGATCCTGTGAATTATGTTGTAGGGAATATTTCTATAGGCATGGAAATATACCCTCACGCGAAGGTTGCTCAACTTAGTAATTATCAGACAAGAGCCGATATGTTAGCACAAGAATTAATTAGAATTTTTAATGGTGCAGATGTGGGAGGATTAGGAAAGTTATACTTTGATGCAAGAATGAATCCTCGTTGTCGTCTTAGGGTTGTTGGCTATACTCCATTTGTAGGAAAATCGATAATCTTTTGCAATTGGGCGGTATAAATGAGAAAAATTACAAAAAAGTTTTATAATAATAAGAACGATATGTTTGGACTTCCTCAAATATATAAAGGTGTAGAATTTTATCCGATAAAATTAAAAGATTTTGAGGCCCAAAGTTTATATTATAAAATTTTTCAATATCCAAAAGACTTTATTTCTCAAAAAGAAATAATTAAAGCATCATATTTAAAGTTTTTATTAATATACATTAATTCTCAATGGAGTAAAGATTTGGGCGAATCTTTAGATGTTTCATTGATAAGGTTTTTAGAAATTATTACTAAACACGATGACGATGTATACATAGGGTTTTCTGATGTATCGCTAGAGATTAGTATAAAAATTGGCGCAACTGTTTTTACAGAACAAGAATTTGAAGTTATACGAGAAATTATCTTAAATCAAAACGGATCATCTGTTGAATATGTAGAAGAATATCATCCTGAGTTGGAAAAAGTTCTGCAATATAGTTCTCGTAAATTTTCGAATTTATCATTAGAGGATGAAATATGGGCATTTTGTTCAATAATGCATAAGACTATACATGAAATTGAAGACTATACATTATATCAATTTAACAAGCATTTTGAAAGATTAATATTGTCTTATAATCATAATCTTTACTCCCCTCTGGAAATTTCTGGTCAAATAAAATCTAAAAATGGTTCAGAAATCATAAAACACTTCCTATCTCCAATTGATAAAAAAGGAAGATACTCTAGTATTTTGGTTTCGACTGATGCTTATCTTACTGAGCATCCAGAAATGGTAGATGGAGGGAAATTAGGTAATGTATAAATTTATAAATTTTAAAAGGAGAGCGTAAAATATGGCAAATGAATTTTTAGTTAGTGTGGCTGATGTAATTGGTAGAGACGCAACCACTGATGCTTTACTATTTCTAGGCAAAGCTAATATTACTAGTGCGTTTGGAATTACTACTCAAAAAACAGATGTGCGTGGTGGTATTAACAACCCACTATTGTATACTTATTATCATGATCGTGAAGTTTCTGTTAAGGTTGAATCCGCAACATTTAATAAATCGATTATTGCATTAAATGCGGGTACTACTGTTACTAACAGTACCTATACTGTTTGTAAGAAAGAATCGAAAACATTAAGTGGTGGTTCTGTCACTCTTTCTGAAACTCCAACTAGTTCAACCGTTGGTGTAATTCTCCCTAACGGCACAATTCAAAATATTACTCCTTCAGGGGCGGTTATTACTGTTTCTGGTGGTTTAAATCAAACCGTTGACTGTATTTATGATTATAGTGAAACTCTGGTTGATCAGGTTGTAGGTTATGCTACACTACCTCCAACTGGTATTCACCTAACTCTTATTAGTGAAGTAAGAGATGCATCAAATACTAAAACTTATGATTTGATTATTGATATTCCAAACTTTAACCTGTCTGGTAACTATAATATGAGTTTGAATGCTAATGGTGTATCGAGTGATAACCTGGAAGGTACTGCTGTTGTGGAAGCAGCTACAGGCGGAGATTATTACTACAAAGTTTGGTGGGTTCCCGCAAGTACTACCTCGGTGGCATATACGGACATTGCGGCCACCCCCAGTACTGTTACTTTCGATGTGAGTGATCTTCCCGATACTTCTCAAATTACGGTTCTTGGGATCAGAGGGGGCACATACGCGAACGTGAATGTTACGACTTCCTGTAGTTTTACCCGAACTTCAGGTTGTACTACCTTTACGGTAAGTGCCGCCGGATTAATTACTGCTACTTCTGCTGTTCTGGCAGATAGTACTTGTGTGATTACGAGTACTTATTATGATAGCACCAGCGGGTCTTTAACAGACACCATGACAGTACAAGCACAAGCTTAACATAAATTTATAAATTAAAGTTAAACAAATTTGTAACTTTATGGTAAAATAAAAAATAGGGGATAGGTAGAAGTAATTACTCTACCGAAAAGTTGCTTCTCTGACAACCTTCCCCTTTTTAATTTAATTCAGAGAATATAATTTATAATAAGTAATTTATAAAAAAGGAAAATCAGAGAAAATGAAAAAGAATATAATAAGTGGAATATATTGTATAGAGAATATATTAAATGGAAAAAAGTACATAGGTTATGCCAAAAACATATTTAGAAGATGGAAAAAGCATCACAGTGAATTAAGATTGAATAGACACGATAATGGATATCTCCAAAATATATATAATAAATATGGCAAAGATATTTTTAAATATTGGATAATTCAAGAATGTTCTAATGAAAACTTGCCATTAATGGAAATTTATTGGATTTCTTATTACAATTCTTATCGAGATGATGGTGAAGGGTATAATCTCACAAGAGGGGGTGATGGCCTTTTAGACCCATCGGTAGAAACAAGAAAAAAGTTATCTGATATAAATAAGGGAAAGCCGAAATCAGAAGAAACTAAACAAAAATTGTCAATGGCTAATGGAGGAAAAAACAGTGTTTGGTTTGGAAAAAAACATACTGAAAATACCCTTCATAAGATGCGTATTTCTAGAAATAAAAGAGAACCGGCTTCAGAAGAAACTAGGCGACGAATATCAGAATCAAGAAAGGGTGAAAAGAATTGTCGATTTGGATTATCTCTTAATAAAGAAATAACTGATAAAATATCACGCATTCAATTAGGACGCAAGAAGAATATGGTTTCTACAAGTAAATATATTGGTGTTTATTATCAGAAATGTAAAAATAAATGGGGGTCGCAATTGACTTATAATAGAAAGAAATTACACATTGGTTACTTCCCAACAGAACTCGAAGCTGCTCTAGCCTACAATGAAGCCGCAATAGAATTTTACGGGTGGAAAGCAAAATTAAACGATATTTCCAAAGAGGAAATTGAGAAATTGTGGGAGATGCAAATAGAAACATAGTAAGTAGAAATATAATAAATAAAAGAACTAGCGAGGTGTCATATTGAATTATGCTCGATAATAAAAACTTAAATAATTTTAGAACGTGGGGGTAAATGCTTATGACAGATCAAAGCAATGATAACCCTAGATGTGTAACAGCATGTAATGACGTAAAACATTTATTTGAGCGCGTAGATAGACTAGAAGACAGAGTGGAAGATATGAGAGTTTCAATTAATAATATAGATACTCAAGGCAACGTTTTAGAAGCTGTATTATGTCGATTGGAAACCGCTTTTGAAAAAAATATTCAGGTTATGAATAGTATGGGAGATACATTAGCTTCTATGCGATATGAAATTAAAACAGTTGGTCAGTTGACTTCTGAATTAAAGGTTGAAATTGGGGGAGTAAAAAAAAGATTTGATGAAGCAGAAGAAAAAAATAAAATTGATATTAGATTAATTATCAAAGAAGTTTTGTCAAATAAGATTATATGGTTATTGGGGATTGCTACTGCAATTTTTGAAATTGTACGCTCTAATTTTGATCATATAAAAAATTTTTTAAAATAAAGGGTAATTTTCATGCCAGCTAAAAGTAAAAATGAAAAAAGCGAAATCGAAAAGTCAAAAATTGATTTGGCTCCTATTGCTGAAAAAGTAATAAGGTTTGATATCGGAGAAGAAACATATAAAATAAGTTTAATTCCGTATATTTCTATTTCCAATAAGGTAGAAATAATTCAAAATTATATCAATTGTTTATACGAAGATAACGTAGAAGAAAATATATCCACTAAATATATAGCAAGTAAATATATGCTAATTTTAGAAATTGTTGAGAGATTGACAAATATTGATGTGGAAAGTTTGAGTATAGATTTAGTATATAATAGTGGATTATGGGGAAAATTGGTTTCGGAAATTTACAATTATTCAGAATTTGAAAAAGAATTAAATGAAGTTGTTAAAATTAAAGAAACAGAAATTCTTCTAAGTAATTCTGTAGGTAAAATTGTTAATGACATTTCTATCAAAGTAATTGATTTACTGGATAAAATTAAAAACATTGATGTGGATACACTAAAAAATATATCTAAAGAATTTACAAATAATTTAGATGAATTAAATAAAAAATATCCAGGTCTTACAGAAACAGGCAAGCCTAGAAAAGAAACTCCTTCTGCGGAGCCTGTAAGGAAACCAAGAAAGAAAAAGGTTCAATAATTTTAATTTCATCATGAAGAAGAATAAGTTTGCTAAACACAAAAGCAAAAGCAAAAGCAAAAGCAAAAATAAATATTATGAAGATAAAGAAGATTCTTTTAATAATGGTTATCATAAAAAGTGTCCTGAATGTGAAGAAAATTCTTTAGTGTTAATTGTTGATAAAAAAATTTCAGATGGAGTTACTTATTTCAAAAAATATCTTTTTTGTAGTGTTTGCGAATATAAAAAAGAATATAAACAAAAGGGTTGTCAGAATAATAAAAAAGAAAACTTTGTAGATGAGGAGTGAATTATAAATGCCACAATATTATAATGATGAACAATTAACTAAAGGTTTAGTTTCTATAATGAGTGGCGTTATGGAAAGTGTAGCACAAAAATTATTAGATTTATTGGCCGATGATGCAGGATTAATCGATACAATTATTTATCAGGCTAATAGTCCAAAGGCATATGCGCGACAAGGAGATTCAGGAGGGTTATTGGGAATGTGGGAGAAGAAACCTTTAAAGTCTAGTGGACGAGGAATTTCTTATCAAATTTATGCCGATTCAGATTTACTTTCTCATGATCCCGATGATTTTATACACGGCTCTAATTATTGGATTGGAGGAGATGATATTCGCGATATGCTGATTGATTTAGTTGCTGGTGGTGGTTCAGGCCCACTTTTCGGAAGCGGTTTTTGGACAGCCGCAAGAGACTTTTGGACTCCTTTTTTAGAAATGCTTGAAAATGGCACAGTTAATAAAATTCTAGAAAGTGAATTTAAAAAAAGAGGAATAGTTTATATTAAAGTTTAAGGAGAAACTATTTATGACAATGACATTAGTTCAATTTTTAACTTGGCTATTCGCTTCAGGTGGAAGTGCTGTGGTAGCCAGTTTTATTTTAGAAAGAAGTGGAAAATATCAAGAATTAGCATCCGAAGCTAGAAAGTGGGTATTTTTTGTAGTAGCCGCGGTTATTGCTTTGGCTGGTTATTTTACTGTTACATATGTTCCAACAGATATTTTAAATCAAATCGCTCCAATTTTTGCAATTGTAGCGATGATTTTTACAACTGTATTTTTAGGAACTAAGGCCCATGAGTTTGATAAACTCACAAGTAAAAAGCAATAATAAAAATAATTATTTTTATTAAAAGAGTATGCCCTTTGGCATACTCTTTTTTTTTAAATTTTAAAATTTAAAGGAATTTTTATGTACATATATTCAATAGATTCATCTCTTGCCAATACTGGAATTTGTATTTTTGAATCTGAAACAGGAAAACCAAAGCAAGTATTTAGTATCCAAACAAATGCAAAATATAATCATGCAAATAGATTAAAAATAATTGCTGATTTTTTTCTAAAACTTAGGGAAAAATATCCGACAAATATTGTTGTCTTTGAACAAGGTTTTTCTCGTTATTCCATTAGTACTCAAGCATTATTCAAAGTTATTGGTGTAATTTCTTATGTTTTTTGGGATTGTGAGCAACTATTTTATGCTCCGTCAACTGTGAAAAAAGCAGTTACGGGTAACGGGAGGGCCGATAAAAAAGATGTACAAAGAGAAATAAAAGAAAGATGGCCCTATTTAAATTTTGAAAATGATGATCAATCTGATGCATGTGGAGTCGGTCTTTGTTATATGTTGGATAAAGGAATAATAAAGAAACGAGAATGGAAAAAATGAAAAAAAAACAAATTTATAATAGAATTTATAACGAAGAAGAATATAAATTGGTTAATGTAGAAAATTTAGAAATAATTGACGATTTTCTTCAAGAGTATCGTCAGAGAAAAATAAAGAAAACTACATTAATGCAGTATGCAAACGATCTTAGGATTATTGCATTGTTTGTAAAAAGATTTTGCGATAATCAATTCTTTTTAAATTTATCTAAAAAAGATTTTAGAAAATTGAGTCTCTGGTTAAGTGATGACTGTCAAATGTCTAATGCTAGAACAAATCGCATAATGAGTGCGTGTCGGTCTATGTTAACTTATATTGAAGACAGTGATGAATATGAGTATTTAACCAATGTCGCAAAGAAAGTAAAAGGTTTGCCTAAAGAAAGAGTAAGAACAGACGAGAATGATTTTTTTATGACTTTTGATCAGATTATGCGAGTGCGGCAAAAGCTAATTGAAATGGGAGAAATACAGCTTGCCGTACTTCATATGATTATGTTTGATAGTGGGGCAAGACGAAACGAAGTTGCTCAAATAAAAAAATATAATTTATTAAATGGAAATAAAACTAATTCGGTAATAGGAAAACGAGGAAAGGTATTTTCTTTAGTATATTTAGATGATACAAAAGAATTGATTAGACAATGGTTAGATGAAAGAGGTGAAGATAATATAGACTGTTTATGGGTTGTAGGAAAGGGTGAAAATAAGCGAGAAGCATCATATGAGATTCTATATGAATGGACTATGAAAATTCGTAAAGTTATAACCGAATTGGAAGGAAAAGAAATAAATATTTTTCCCCATTCTTATAGGCATAGTCGAACGGAATGTATGTTGCAAGGTGCAGATACCAGAATTATAGATAAAAATACTGGTCTTCCTAAAAAATTTCCATTAGAGCAAGTTCAAATATTTTTACATCACTCAGACCCTAAGACAACTCTAGATTACTCTAAGGATCATACCGAAGAAGTTATTGATACCATGTTTAATTTATAAAAATAAATTTTATAAGAAGGGAGGTTTTTAATGCCACCTAGTAATAAATATCAAGTTATAGTTGAAGCGATTGTAGATCAAGCACAACTTCAACAACAGTTTTCAAAAGTACAAGCCACATTAAATCAATTAGCGGCGGGAAGAAAAATTGTACTGTTTGATGATAGAGTAAATCATGAAGCTATTCAAAGTGCAAAAAGAGAAGTAGAAAAACTTTTTGGCGATGTGCAAGCATTTGGAAAAGTTAAGATTTTTGAAAGCCCATCGGGAGAAGTGACAGGGGCAATCGTTCAATATCGTGACAAATTGAATTTGGTACAACAAGCGTATTTGAAAATTGCCGAAAGTGGAGGGAAGTGGGAATTAGCATCTCGTAGTACCGCTCAAAATATTGATCAAGCAAGAAAAGAAGCTGAAAAATTTGCAAAGCAACAAGAACAAATGTATCGTTCTGCTTATCAGATGGATCAAGAATATAATCTGAGAAAAGAAAGAATGTTGCGTGAGGCTTATGCTCAAAATGAAAAATTAGATCGTCAAAAAGAAATTGCTATTAAAAGGCAAGAGCAAGCGTTAGAAAGATTGAAAATAAAAAATAAAGACGTTTTTAATAAGACAGATATACAATCTGCGTTGAAAGATTATAATGCTATTTTTGATCAATTTAAAAGAGGGAAGGCAACGTTAGAGGATGTTAGAATAGCGTTTGGTAATTTAGGTAATTCAGTTGCCCAAGCCGCCGAGAAAATGAGAAGTGCTAATAAATCAGGATTTAACTTTATTTCGATGTTAGATGTTGGTATTAAGAAAATTGCCGTATGGGGCGTAGGCACGATGGCAATTTATGGTACTATGAGAAAGATTCGAGATGGTATTGAGTATATTCGAGATTTGAATAAAGAATTAACTAATACTCAAATTGTTACGGGGGAGAGTAGTCAAAAAATTGGTCAGTTGGCAAGTAAATATAATCAGTTGGCTTTAGAGCTAGGGTCTACAACGCTACAGATTAGTCGGGGTTCCCTGGAGTGGGCGAGGCAAGGTAAAACAGTAGAAGAAATTAGCGAGTTAATGCGTTCTACCATGATGATGTCTAAACTTGGAAATATGGAAGCGGCAGAATCTACAGAAGCTTTAACTGCAATTATTAATGGTTTCAAGTTGGAAGCGGAAGATACACAAGATGTTGTGTCAAAGCTGGTAAGTTTTGCCAGAACATGTGGTAACACATGGGTTGGCGGTATTGTAAATTATTATATTTACTGATATAATTTTTTGTAATATTGCCGATTAGAAGATGACTATATCGGTTAAAGCCTATTCACAAAGGTCAGACCGAAGGAAGACTTTGTTTTATATTTAATGAAATAATAAGATAATAAAATAATGGATAAGGAAGTAATAAAAAATTGATATGAAAAATGTTTGGAGCGAAGAAGATTTAAATTTATTTATAGAATTATATCCAACAGAGCCAATGGAAAAATTAATTGAACGATTTAAAAGAAGTAAAGGTTCTCTTGCTAGTAAGGCAAGTGAATTAGGTTTAAAAAGAAATATAAAATCGGATGGATCAAGATATTTTTCTGAAGAAGAAAAAGAATATATAAAGAAAAATTCTTTACATAAAACCTATAAAGAAATAGCAAAAGATTTAGGAAGAACTCAAGCTTGTATTCATGGAATGGCTAATTTACTAAATGTAAAATCTGGATTTTGGTGGACAGAAGAAGATAAACAATTTTTGATTGATAATTTTCCAACCGGAAATAAGATTTTTATTTGCGAAACATTAAACAAAAGCTGGAAGGCAATTGGCAAAAAGGCTCGCGAAATGGGTTTAAATAGAATAAAATCCAATGGTGAAAAGTTTACTGCTGTAAAATTTGCTACGGATGAAGAAGATAGATTTATTTTACAAAATTATGTGAATATGACATCAATAGAAATGGGTAGAAAATTAAAAAGATCAGCTATTTTTGTTGAAGGACGCTGTAGAATATTGGAAATAGAACCATTTCGTCAAAGAAAAATATTGATGGATTTTTCAGATGATGATTTATTACAATCACTTAAGATATTGGAAGAAGAATTAGGAAGGACTCCGTCCATAGACGATGTTCAAAAAGATAGGCGACTCCCTTCTGTTGACACTTATTATGATCGTTTTGGAAGTTATACAAATGCCTTAGTTTTAGCCAATGTAGATATATTTTCGGATTCCAGTATGGGAAAAAGATGCTTTTCTAAAAATGGAGATTTATGTTATTCTATTCCAGAAAAAGATATTACTGATTTTTTTATTGATAATAATATTTCATATACAAAAGAAGTTTTATATTCTGAATTTATTCCGTTTTTTGACAGAAAATATAGGGCCGATTGGGTTTTACAAGATGGATTAGTTGTAGAATATTTTGGATTGGAGCGTGATCAGGGGTATGCCGATAAATCAGAAAATAAAATGGAAATTTGTAAAAATAATAACGTTTCACTTTTGGATTTATATAAAAAAGATTTAAGTAATCTTTTGTTTATTTTTGAAGAATATATTCATTAAATATAAAATAAAGAACCTCTACAGACTGCGGGGGGTATTTGGTAACAAGTATCCTGAAGTCATCCCCCTCTTATGAGGGTGAATATACAGTCGGAACAGCAAATACTATGTGAGGTATTAAAATTGCTGATTTAGGAAGAAATTCCTAAACGCCTCTATTGAGGTCATAAGAGTTTTGTCGAACTCGAAGTAACAGATTGGGCATTAGACAATCAGTATGCGACGTCAGTGGAAGAAATTAGTAGTGCTATGCAAAGGTCTGCAAATTCTGCACAGCAAGCCGGAGTCAGCTTTGACGAGCTGGCTAGTTACGTGTCAATCGTTTCGGCAACCACTAGAAAAAGTGCGGATAGCATTGGTAAGATTAATTGCCGTTTTATACAGTAATGCATAAAATTATGAATGGGTAAAATCGGTGAATTCCTCCAAATAATAAAAATGGAAAATACCGAGGTAATCAAAAAAATAGCGAAAGGTTTTTTGATACCGTAGAGCGTAGAGAGTGAATAAATATAATCTCTCCAAGAGTATCCGTTATCCCTTGTGGATAAAAATGTACGCCGAACTTATGCAATGGAAAAGCATAAGAAGTCAAGATAAAAAGCTTGGCGATAACAAAATTGGAATCCTTCAAAACCATATTCGCACGACTCCAAGCAATAAAATTAGGTAAATTATTCGAAGATGAAGTTACAAATATCAACGATGTAGAAAAAGCACTCTCCTTAGTAAACATTAAACTACGTGATTCAGAAACCTCATTCCGTCCAATGGGCGATGTTTTAGACGAAATTGCTGGTAAGTGGGAGAACATGAATGAGGTAGAACAAAGTGCTGTTGCAAATGCTATTGCTGGTAAAAATAGAATGCCAGAACATATGGTGACATATGGAAATTTGCATTTTTTATCATGCATAAATGTGTGGTAAAATAAAAATTTCAGAAGATGACCATATCGGGGAAACTCTAGAAGTAGACAACTCCGAGGAAAGATTCAAAAATTATAAACAATAATTTATTAGAAATATTTGATGTGTAGCAAATATTTCTGGAGAAATAATCGTGGGAAAAATAAAAGTATTTACAACGCAAGATAAAGAATATTTAATAAATAACTATGGAAAAATTTCCATTGATGAAATAGCCAAACATATAAACAGGAATAAAAATGCTATTTATAAATTGGTTACAGAACTAGGCATAGGCAGATATCAATGGACTGAAAATAGACTTGAAATATTAAAGGAGTTATATCCCTATGGAAATTATGTTTTATTGATGGAAAAACTAGAAAATAATGACATTGATTCAATACGACATAAAGCTTCCGAATTAGGAATAATTGTTGAAAAAAATAGAGATTATACGTCTAAAGAAATTGACTTTATAATTTCTAATTATAATTTGATGTCTTATGCTGATATTGCTAAAAAATTAAATAGAACACTATCTGCAATTCGCACTAAGATAAGTAAATTAGGATTTAAAATAAATCAAGATTGGACTGATGAAAATATAGCATTATTAAAAAAATACTATCCTGATTATACAAATAAATATTTGTGTGAAAAATATTTTTTTAATAGAACTCCTGAAAGTATACGAACGATGGCGTTAAAATTTGGATTGCACAAGAGTAAAGAAAAGAGCGTAAAATGGTATGATGAAAATATTATGATACAGCAATTACAAGAATTAGGCAATAAGTTAGGGAGAACTCCTTATGGATCAGAACTTGCTGCATTTGGACTTCCATCTATGAAAACATATGAAAGGCGTTTTGGGGGTTACAGAAATGCTTGTGAGTTAGCACAATTAGATGCAAATTCCTCACTATATGGAGAATCTAATATTTATTATTCTTTAAATAACGATTTATGCTTTTCAAAATCTGAATTATCTATTACAAATTATTTAATAAATAATAGTATCGAATATAAAAAAGAAGAATTATATAACCTACATTGTAATGATAAAAGATGTGGTTTGAAAAGAGTTGATTGGGTAATAAATAAAAGTGTATTTATAGAATTTTTTGGAATGCCTGAAAAACCTGTTTATTATAAACGAATGGAAGAAAAAAGAAGTATTTGCAAAGATAATAATATAAAATTAATTGAAATTTATCGAAAAGATTTGACTAAACTACACACTATTTTTAGTCAGTTTTTATAATTTTTGAAAATCCGTAACGACCAATTGGATATTTATAGTGATATAAATGTCCGCGTCATCTTTCTTATTTTATATAAGAAAAAGATATGGTCTGCTCTGCAACTATAACATATTGAAATTGCAGAATTAAGTAGAAATACTTAATCGCCGTTGAAGAATAACGGTTAGTAGCATATTCACGGTGCGAAAGCAACAGAAAAGTTCGGCAACGTGAAAATTTCATCGCACTTATGGAGAATTACAACCAAGTATTAGAAGCACAAAAAATTCAAACTGAATCCTCTGGACTTGCCGCCCAAAGATTCGGTATATATATGGAAGGTCTAGAGGCAACCACTAATAAATTTACTGCGACTTGGGAAAAAGTAGTTCAAGATACCATTACTGAAGAATTGGTAAAAAAATTTCTTGAGTTTGGTATTGTGTTATTAGAAGTTGCAGATAATTTGGGGGTTCTTAATATAGCATTAGTAGCTTTAGCTACTTTCATGATAACTAAACTTGCTTTGGTTATACCTGGATTAACTAGTACAATATATACATTAATTACCGCGTTTATTAGCTTAACTGGTACTGTCACTATGACTAGTACGGCAGTAAATGCGTTGTCTATTTCTTTAGGAGGAATGACTTTAGGTCTAGCTATTGTTGGTTTAATCGCTTTATTTAATAGATTGAATACTTCAGCGGTTGAAACCTATACTAATTTTGAAAAACTAAAACGTCAAACAGACGATAATAAAAACGAACTTTCTAGTTTAGCCAAAGAATATGAAGCATTAGCAAACAAACAAAATAAAAATTCAGATGATTTAATTAGATTGCTTGATATACAAACAATTGTAAATACTAAATATGGTGGGTTAACTGAGGGCATTACACTATATTCAGACGCAATTGATAGGAATAGTCAAGCGATTGATGAAAATATCGAATGGCTTAAAGAAAAAGCAAAATTTGAAGAAATAGAGTTCATTAATAAGAATAGACGCGCCTATGAAGAACAAAAAAAATTCCTAGAAGCAAAAACGATGAGTGGGGCTGGCCCCGCGTGGCAAAGAGTTGATTTATATGGCACTCCCGAAGAACAATTAACTCAACTAGGTAAATATTTAGAGACTCATAAAGATATTACCGGATTAATGGGTAAAGAATATGAGACTTTAAATAATGAAATTTCTGCTGCTAAGTCTCTTATAATTGAATATGAACATTATGTTAATGTATTAGCTGATATTTCTGTTGGCTGGCAAGATGTTGGTGTAAGTAGAAGGGGAGCAATGAAATCAGAGGTTGATGATTGGAAAGATGTTGGCGGTAACGTTAATCTTCCAAAACCATTAACTATTGCCCCTCAAATTGCGGGGGGGTTTGGCGATTTATCTACAATAATTACAAATTTAAATACTGAATTAAAAGTTTATTTAGATTTATTAAGCAAATCGCAAAGTGGACAACAATTATCTGCTGATGACATTGCGGCATTATCTGCTGTCAATAAGGATTATACTGATTTTCTTGTACTTGAAGGAGATCAATTAGTACTAAACGAAGAAGCAGTAAGGGCGTATATTCAAGCACAAGCAGATTTAGTTGCTTTGCAAGCTAGAGGTGTTTCTGAAGCTAATCCTTATAGTGCTGAATTGTATATACAAGCAGACCTTGTTGGTGCATGGGTCGAGATGATTAAAAATGATTTAATTCCTGCTACCGAAGATGCGCGCAATGAAATTGCTGGTCTTTTTAGTGATCTTGCGGCTTCTTTAGATACAAGTATGACCGATGCTCGTGATAGTTATATAGAAAGTCATAATGAACTTGTTGATAAATTAGCGGAATTAAGAGTACAAATTATGAGGGTTGAAGCACAGCCTTTTTCTGATGAACAAAGGGCTGAGTTAATTAAATTAAAAGAAGAATTTAACAATACCTCTAGGGCGGTTGATGCACTTGCCGCTGAACATGAATTAGCAACACGACGCATTATTTATGGAATGATGCTACAACGTGTTATGCAAATGGATTTAAGTCGTCTTCACCCCGCTCAAGCTTTAGCAATACAGCAAGCGGCTTTTAAAATGATGGACGATATTGGAACAGCCTGGGGCCTTATTGATGCAAATACTTCTGCCGTTGTTCAAGGCATGACCGAATTCGTTACATTGGCTATGTCAGGCGCGGGTGAGGAAGCCATTGCTGTTTTAGATAGAGTTAGATTAGCGGCATTGGCGGCGGCTGGTGATTATTATATTCGTTTTCATGTAACAGTAGACGATGAAGGCATTGCATATGGTTCAATGGGTTATGATTGGGCAAATGCGCATCAAGGTACACCTTCTGAGCCGCCTAAAAGTGGCGGTGGTGGAGGTGGCGGTGGTGGAGGTGGGGCTGAAAAAGCCAAAGAAGAACCTACATATTCCGGCGCAAACCTCTACCAGATGATTATTAATCTTATTCGGCAAGAAAAAGAAGCTGAAAAAGAATTGATTCGTGAAAAGCAAGATGCTCTCCGTCAAGAACAAGAAATACTAAAGCAACAGCAAGACGCTTTAGATAAACAGTTAGAAGATTATGAAAAGATAATCGATGCTCGAAAAGAAATTCTTCAAACACAAGAAGATGAATTAGATTATCAAGAAGAAATTGCAGATAAAAATAAATCTATTCAAAAACTTCAAAAAGAATTGGCTATACTAGCATTAGACGATTCAGCGGAATCAAAAAAGCGTCAATTGGAATTACGGGAAGAACTAGAAGAAGAACTTTCTGATTTAGATGAAACTCAAAGAGAACACGAAATAGAATTAACGGAAAATCGTCTTGACGAAGAATATGAATTATATAAACAATATATCGAAAACCAAAAGACCTTATTACAAACCCAATTTGACTTATTAGATCAAGAATATGATGTTTTGCAAGACACTATTGATGCAATCGATGAATTTTTAAGTAAATCTGGCTTGATTGGTCAAGCCGCATTAGAACGAATGGCGCAAATGGGGCCAGATTTATATGAAGAATTGGTAGCATGGAATGAAGTTTATGGTTCCGGCATTGAAGAAGATATTGTTCGTGCGTGGAATGAGGCTGTAAGAGCATTGGAAGAGTATAACAATCTTTTAGATGTTATTCTTGGAAAAAGCGATTTCAGTAGTGGCAAACCATATGTTCCTGGTGATAGTGGTAATGATAATGGGACTTTTGGAAAAGCCAATCGTGGTTTTACTCCTGAGATGGTTACTGGTGGATTTAGGGCAGAAGGAGAAAGTTTTACTCCTGAAATGGTAACTGGTGGGTTTAGAGGTAATGGACGAGAGGGTTTTACTCCTGAGATGGTTACAGGTGGGTTTAGAGCCGATCCTATAGATTCTCCTGAAATGGTTACTGGTGGTAGAAAAGGTCAAGGCTTTTCGCCAGAGATGGTTACTGGTGGATTTAGGTATGATCCTAGTTCTCCTGAAATGGTTACTGGTGGTAGAAAATATGGTTTCTCACCAGAAATGGTTACGGGTGGGTTTAGAGCCGATACATTCTTACGAGGAGATAGATTGTCTTCGTTATTAAATTCTTTAACTACAAATATAATCGGGGGAAACATAAGTTCCGTTGGAGATATTGTAATTCAAAATTTAATTAATGTTGAAGGCAATTTAGATGAAAATGTTCTAGGTGATGTTAGAGTCGTGGCTAATGAGGTTATCAAACAATTAAACAATAGTTTAACAAAACGTGGTTATACACGAGGAGCGCAACTATTTCAAACATAAACATAAATATAGATATAAAATAAAATAAAAAAGGGAAGATGTATAAATTGCATCTTCCCTTTTAAGGAGAAATTATTATGGCATTTCACGCTAAATCTTTTGTTTATGATAGTATCGATTCAGATACTTATGGTTTACAAATAGCGAGTATAGAAGCAGGAGGAATGAGTAGCAATAAGGCTAGTGGCAATACTGAAATTTTAGAGACTTTTATTTACAAAAAGCCAAAACCTTATTTTTATGGAATACAATATACTTCCAGATTAGAATTTCCTGTAGCTTTCTTTTCGGAAAATGAAATTACTGCTTCTATGTTGAGTTTTATTTTAAATTGGTTATTTAATAAATCAAGTTATAGAAACTTTGCTATTATGCAAGACGATATGGATGAATATTATATGCAATGCATATTTACTGATCCTGTAGTTCGAAGAATTGGCAATGTTGTATATGGAGTATCAGGAACATGTAAGTTAGATTCTCAATTTGCTTATACTCGATCAAAAACAATTACATATACAAATCCTTTACCAACATCTATCACTTTTCAAAATAATAGTCATTGTGATAATGGGTATTTATATCCAACATTAAATTTTACAATGGGAACGAGTGGTGGAAACTTATCTATGACGAATGCTAATGACGATGATAGAATTTTTTCATTTACTGGATTGTTGGGGTCTGAAATTGTTAATGTAAATAATGATTTAGGAATTATTACAAGTTCTACTGGTTCTCCAATATTAAGCAAATTTAATAAGAATTTTTTAAGATTTGTTCCCGGCGTAAACGTGCTTGCGGTTAGTGGCTCAAGTGTTTCTACATTGTCTTTAACATATCAATTCTTAAGACAAATTGGAGCGTAATATGCAACAAAATTTTGATTATTTTAGCAAGCAGGAACGTCCATCTATGACTTTATGCAATCCTAATTTGGATCAAATTTATTCTTTAGAATCGGCATATGAAGTCGAATTGAAATTTAAATGGAATGCATTATCTGAATTATCTTTTAAGTTTCCAGAAGAAATAGATGGTGTTGATTTAGACGCATATGATTATATTGCTGGAAAAAGAATTGTTTTGTTAGGGGATTTGGGATATTTTTTAATTTCGGATGTATCTGAAAATAGTAATGGAAGTATTTATATTAAAGATGTTGATTGTGTATCGTTAGATGGGGAATTAGTTTATAAAAAAATAAATGCTTTTTCTGGAACTTATTTACTTTATAATTCTGGAAGCCCTACTGATCCTGATTCGCTAATGGGACACGTGATAAATTTGGTTCCCAATTGGGAAATTGGAACTGTAGAATCAAGTTTAAATAGTATTTATAGAACGTTTGATGTGTCTAATTCAAACGTATATCAATTATTAAATGAGGAAGCATCTAAATCTTATGGCTGTATCTTTGATTTTGATTATTTGAATAGAACTATTTCTATTGTTTCATCTAGTGGAAGTGGAAATGAAACAGATATATTTTTATCGTTTGATAATCTAATTCTAAATACAAATTATAATGAAATTACTGATGAAATTGCAACTTGTTTGTATCCTAACGGAGGTGGAGATTTAACTATTAGAAGCGTGAATCCTTTGGGTACAAATACAATTTATAATTTTGATTATTATAAAACTACAAGTTGGATGAGCCAAAGTTTAATAACTGCTATAGACGCGTGGGAAACAAAGTTTGATAGTTACGCTGATTCTTATAGTGCTTCTGCGGTTGAATTAGGCGAATTACAAACCAATTGGCTTATTGAACAGGCTTTATTGGCAGAATATGAGGCTCAACTAAGTGCCGATCAAGCAGTACGTGCGGCTAGATTACAACAAGGTTTAGATACAACCGATATTGATAATCAAATATTAACTGATACGACTTATGTTAATGATCAAACAATTATAGTAGATGAAATAGTTGATGATATTTCATCGGTAACTCAAGGAATGGAAACAGTAAATGATTTATTGGCTTTTTCGAATACCGACAATTTTACTAATGCTCAATGGTTAGAATTAAATAATTTTATTTTTGAAAATGGATTTGTTGATAACACTATCATTATAACGGATTCTATGACAGAAACAGAAATTCAAGAGCAAACACAGAAATTATATGATAAAGCTGTAGAAACACTGGCAAAGCTATCTATTCCTCGTTATCAAATTACAATCAATTCTGTAAATTTTCTTGCTCTACAAGATTATTCTCATTTTATTGATCAATTAGAATTAGGCGATCAAATTACAGTAGATACAGGAAAAGGTTATACAATTACTGCCACATTATTACAATATGAATTTACTTATGATGATCCTGAAAAATTTAAAATAACATTGTCAAATCGACAAAGATTAGATGATTCTAGTTTTATTTTTTCAGATTTTATGGGAAATACAATTCAAACTACATCTACTGTAGATTTTAATTATTCTAATTGGAATGATTGGAAAAATAATAAATCATTAATTGTTGGGAAAGTTGTTACCCCTGATGGAATTATTGTTTATGGAACTAAAAGTTCAAATTTGGTTGGAACAATTTTAGCTGGTTCTAGTTTATCGATTGAAAATATAAATTCTACTACGGGTATTACTAATATTTTAATAGATAAAGACGGTGTAACCATTCGCGATCCTAAATTATATGATGCAGATGGAAATATTGGAATTGACGCAACCCTCGATATGGCAGGAGGGGGTCAAATCATGTTTCGCAATGGTATTTTTATTGGTGGAGCAGGGCTTGAGCCGGGAAGTAATATTGTTACTCTTGAAGATTTGACAGGAAGTACAGGAACTAGTTTTTCTGCATCGTCGGTTTATTTAGCAAATTCACTACGCGTATACATAAATGGGGTAATGCAAAGAAAAGATTATACATATGCAGAAGAATCCGATTTGCAATCATTTACGATGTACGATTCAATTTTTTCTACAGATCATTTTATAATCGAGTATGTTTCAATAGGTTCATAATTTTATAAAAGAAAGGAGTTATAAATATGGCTTTAAGTACATCGTACAGCACAATTAACTCTCTTGGAGATGTTTCATTTGTTGCGGGAACAACTTATCAACTTAAATTTACTGTTGTTGATCAAAATGGAACAGCAATTGATTTAACTGGGGCAACTTGTACCTTGAGATTGGCAGAATATGGTTCGAGTACAGCGTTATTAACAAAAACAGGAAGTATAACTGCAACAAATATTTTTACTATTTTATTTATCGCTGAAGACACAGATGGATTGGCGGGAAAATATAGTTATCAACCAAAAATTGTTTTTTCTGATGGAAGTACGGTTATTCCGGCGCAAGGAATTATTACATTAATTAGGGAGATTGAATAATGCCAAATAATTATCCTATTACAGAAAAAACATTATATGTTGTTACAGGAAGTAATGTAATTCGAACGGGTCTATTGGAATTTTATGATCCTTTATCGGTTTCTGATATTTCAGGGTCAATTTTATCTGGATTAAATAGTACGTCTGCAAGTACAATTCCTGCAACGGACGCTTTAGACGGAATCACACTACCTGATTACATTAATGTTAATGAATTAACTTTAACGATAACCACTAGTACAGGGTAAATAATAAAATGAGCAATTCAACAAATTTAAATTTAAATTTATATCATCATAAAGTAGATAAAGAACAGAGTTTTGAAATGTATCGAGCAAACCTAGATGGAATAGTTAATAGTAATATGATGATAATTGATAGTTTTGCTGGTTCCGCAATTTCAGATATAAGCGAAATGGATAATTCGTCAACATCATATTTTTCAGAAATGGATACATTGCTTACTTTATATGCCGCGCAAACAATATCGGGTAGTACTAATGTTGTATCATCTAGTAATCGAATTGTAAAACTTGCAGAACATACAGGTTCCGGTCAGGTAGATTTTGATAGTATTTCTCAAGATTATACACATTTATTAATAATGGGTACTGCTGCGGGTAGTGTGACAAGTGCAAGTACTATGTTAGCATGTGATTTCAATTCTGTATCGGGAAGTGACAGTTATAAAGGAGTTCGATATATTCAAACTGGTTCTGGTGCATCTACTACTGAATATATGGCAAGTGAATATATTGTTGGGGGTATTCCTATAGGTAGTATTAATAATTATTTTTCTGGTAGTACAGGTTATTCAACATCAATATTTGCAATTATACCAAATTACTCTGGAAGTTCTGAACTTTACAAAACGGCAATGGGATTTAATAGTATTTTTTTCCTTTTATCTCCTATAGCGTCAGTGTCATTAAATGGTGGTGTATATTTAAGTTCATCGGCAATTACTAGGGTTAGATTGTATGTTACTATTGGTAATACTGCAAGGAGAGAATTATTAGAAAACACTGTAATTAGTTTATATGGAGTTTATTAAATGACATCTTTAAGTACAAATTTAGGTTTAATTTTATATAATGCTACTACTGATCAATCAGGTAGCTTTTTAACTTGGACACAAAATATGTCTGGTTCTGATACTAGTAATATGAATACAATTGATCGTTGGGCCGGACAGGTTAGCGCATCGTTTGTAGCATTAAGCGGTAGCGTTAGCGCATCTATGACTAATTTAAATAATCAGGCAACTTCGATTAGCGCGTCTATTGTAACTTTAAATACTGATATTACAACTATTTTAGGAAGATTAGAAAAATTAGATGAATTTACAGGAACAGGACAGGCAGACTTTACAAGTATTGATCAAACTCATAAACATCTATTAATTATGGGAACAACTTGTTCTGGCTATGCAACTTCAACAGGAAATCCGTTGTTAGGTATAGATTTTAATGGAGATGCAAATAGTGCTAATTATGATAGTACATATTGGTATTCTACTACTTCTCCTTATGAAGTTATGAGTACATCGTCTAATATAGGCAGTATATTAATTGGTCATGTTAATAACTATACCGCGGGAGTAACATATAAATATGGAACAACTGTATTTGCAATAATTCCTAATTATAGTGGCAGTAGCGGTTTTTATAAAAACGCGTCTGGATTTACTGCTAGTTATCTTCCTGCTGGCTATGGTGGAGGCCAATCTTTAGCAAGTTTGCAAGGGGGTGTATGGAAATCGGTAAGTGCAATTACTCGTTTGCGTATTTTTACTTTGGGTACTGACAGTACTCGTAGAAATTTAGGGGCGGGAACAGTATTATCGTTATATGGTTTTGGATAAAATTATTAGTTTTTTAGGAGAAAATAATGCCGAAAATAGATTTGAGTCAATATAAAATAGGTTTTGATGTATGGGAAGGTTCATTAAATATCGATGAAGAAATAATTAAAAATGGGGGAATTGATTATTTAATTATTCGAATGAATACCACAACAGGACAATTGAGATTAGATAATAATTTTTTGAAACAATGGTATGAAGCAAACAATTTTAATAAATTTCCATATTGGGTAGTTTCACCTTTAATTTCCGCTCAAAATCAATATGATTTTATAATTAAAAATATTCCTTTGGGCTGTAAAATTATTGCTATAGATGTTGAAATTGTTCGGTTTGGGGTAACAAGAGCGGGATATGGTAAATTAGTAAGAAGTTTATGCTCTTTATTGAAAAACTCTGGATTTATAGTGATTGTTTATACTGGCCCTTGGCGATATAATTTACTGGATTATTGGCCTAGTGATGTAATGTATTGGATTGCTGGCTATTTATATTCAATGTATCCTCCTCAACGCATATTTATTACTTATGAAGTATTAAAACAAATGCTTTCTAGATTATATTGGATACCTTATGTTGCCCCAAATCCAAATTCTAAAATATCTATATGGCAAACTTCTGGCGATAGATTAATTTTACCGGGATGTGCAAATCGTCCCATTGATGTAAACCTAATGCCAATTGCCGAATTTGAAAAAATATTTGGCGATCAAGAAATTATTCCGTTACCATCGTTTATCCCTTATCAAGTAGAGATAACGGCCTTTGCTTTAACTATTCGAACAGGCCCAGGAGTTAGTTATGGCAAAACTGGAAAATACTATCTTTATAAAAATAGTGTTGTGATCTTGGAAGAGTTGAATGGGTGGGGAAGAACCGATTTGGGTTGGATTAGTTTATGGTATACGAGGAAATTATAATAAAAAGGGTTTATAATAAAAGAAATATTTTATAGGTAAAATTTCGATAATTTTTGCAAAAAATAGGTTGCTAACACGTGTTAGCAACCTATTTTTTTCGTTTTTTTGATAAAAATTTACTATTTTTCTAAAACTTCTCGCTCTTTATCTAAATCTCGATTAATGGCGTTTTTCTCAGTAAATTTTTCTGGATAACGGGCTTTTAGTTTTTCAATGTTTTTAAAGAGAATTTTTTCTAGGTCAAAGTTGTTGATAGTGCAAAGACCCGCAACATAAAACATTAAATCTCCGATTTCTTCCTGAACGTTGACCCAATCAATTTCTTTATTGTATGCCATATTTTTCTTGAATTGATCTGCAAGTTCTCCAACTTCGGTTAGCATTCCTAGAGTAACATGTAAATTGTCTAGTTGTTTATTTTCTAATTTTGCCAAAGTGCGCTGAGAATTTTTTACATATTCATTTATTAGCATTGTTTCTCCTTTTTCCATTAGCGACTCTATATATTTGAGGGCAAGATACGTTATATTTTTCAGATAATTCTTTTCCTGGTATTCCTTTTTTCCTAGCATCGATAATTTCTTTAATTTGATTATCATCTAGCTTACATCGAAAGTGATTTGTTCCTTTAGAAAAATTATCTCTACCCTTAGACAGCATATCTTGTACATTTTCACTTTGAGTTCCTGCTGATAAATGAAAAGGATTAACACATTTTCTATTATCGCAAGAATGCATAATAATTTTATTGTCTGGAATTTTACCATAATGTATCATATAAGATAATCGATGGGCTAATACTGATCGATAACTTATATTAAACATTCCATATCCATTGCTATATAAATGTTTAGTGAATTCCCAACATTCATTTTTTGATTTAATATTAACTTGTAACCAAAATTTTTCTTCAAATGTCATGTGGGCATATGGGCTGGTTTTTATTTCTTGTTTTAAAAAATACATTATTTCTTCATAACTTAGAATATTTTTATTCATATTTATTTTTATAACTTATAATAAATATTTTATTTTATTTGATTATTTATTATACTCCGCATATTCCATTTTCACATTCTTCATTACCTTCAAAAACTACGTTTTTTCGATTGATGGCAAATTCAAATTCTACGGGGGTGAGGGGTTGACCCCCTCTTGCTCCATTTGGATATACCGTGATTCCTCGAAGCTTTGGTAAGTGTTTAATTAAAATGTTTCCAAAATCCTCAACGCTTTCATTTCCTGCTGTTCCAAAAGTGGGCAAATTTATTGTTGAAGCAATAGAATTGTCTACATATTCTTGAAGGAATGCTTGAAAATCAATTCGTCTTTCAACATCGAAACTTAATGAATATGCATCTTCAATGTTGTCGATATTATATCCTTCCGAATATAATTTTTCAGCAACAAAGTCAACTACATATTGCTTTTTCCATCCGTCAGGCGTTAGATAACGCCTTTGATATGCTGTTGAAAAAATGGGTTCTAATCCAGATGTTGTCATTCCACCCGCAATAGAAATAGAGCCATTTGGTGCTAAAGCACGTTTTTTAATTGGTGTGTTAAATCCTAATTGGTTTGACCAATTTAAAGCTGAATTATCCGATGTGTCTTTCCAAACTTGTAACCAGCCAGCTAATTCTTCATTGCGACCATAGGCGTGATTATGACGAATCAGCCATTCGTGAATTCCCATTAATCCTAATCCTGTTCTGTGGTTTTTCTCTCTAACTATTTTAACCTTAGGATGGGGTACATCTGAATATTTTACTCCGACAATTAAAAATAATTGTGCTAACTCTGTAACATATTTTAATTCTTCCATAGATGAAATATTTGCTAAGTTGATTGAACCAAGACAACATACATCAGAATCGTCTTCAGAAACAATTTCTGTACACGCGTTTCTAAGAGACTCATTCGGATTGTCGAAATCCACACTAAAACCCGGCTCTCCTGTTTTGATCATTTTTTTGATTGTTTGCCAATATATATTTTGCGCTAAAGAATGTTGTGAATTATTTTCATTATGGTAAGCATCAAAAAAATTTTTATCTAAAATTACCGATACATTTGTCATATCCATTGTTGCAGGGAAATCAAAATCTTTTTCTTTTAATTTTCTGACCTCTGGAATCCAATTTTTGCAAGCAATAAAAGACTCGATGTCATCATGATTCCATTTTAATCCTGCCCAAATTGCACTTCTCCTACTTCCTCCTGCCATTACCCCACGTCCTACTTCATTGATGGTTTTCATTAGTGGTAAAGGGCCGGAGGAAAAACCTCCGCTTCTTTTTAAAGGAAATCCATTTGGGCGTAGGTTAGAGTAATCTACTCCAATTCCTCCACCACTCATTAAGAATAAGGTTGCTTTATTCAGTAAATCTCCCCATCCTTCACGACTATCCTCCGCGCGAAGTAAAAAACAATTGTTTGTTTGGTGGTAGCTTCTACCTGCTTGTGCTAAAAATCTACCTCCGGGGATAAATTTTCTATTAATAAATAATTGAATGATTTCATTGACAATATCTTGTTTACCTTTAAAGTCTACAATGTTGAAAACATTTGGAACAACCCTGTAGGCAATATCTTCCCAAGTCTCTTTTTCTCCGTTTTCTTTGTCCCATGAATAACGAAGATTCATGATTGATTTTGAAAATGAATTTTCCAAACTAATTATTCCACCTTTCTTAAAAATTGTTCTATTTCTAATTTACTATGCATTCCAATTAATTGTTCTCCATTTTCAAAAACTAGTGCCGGAATTTGATCTATGTCAAAAATATTAATTAACTCTTTATTGCTTTCAATTGCGGTATCTACATTAATAACGTCAATGTTTTCAGGAATATTGATAGTTTTTAAAATCCGAGATAAAGAATAACATGGTGGACACCCCTTTTTGTAGAATTTATATAGTTTCAACTTTTATACCTCCTTATTGATATGAATTATAACTGATAAATTTTTATAAATCTTTCTACTGCGCCTTCAACGTTTTCTAATCCTTCTTCGATGTAAGTTACAAAATCAAATTCAAAATCATTTAAACCCGTTTCACTAGGATGGGATTGTTGTTCTGGCGTTAAATTGCTTTTATAACCTATGCGGTTCACTCTTATTGAAATTATTGGATAATTTAAATCTTTGAAATACCAATACTCATTTTCAAACCTAAAATCACACAAAAGAAAATAATCAAAATCATTTTTAAATATATTTATAAAATTTTCAATATTTTCTACCCAAAAATTAGGATAAACAGAACGAATTTTATCAGTTCCAACAAATTGTAATAACGTTCTTCCTTCAATATCTTTTTCACCGTTCCATTGAAAATATTGCTTGCAAATATATTTTAAATAATCTGCAAAATGCATGATTAAAACTTTGTTGTCGCTTTGTTCTAACTGTTCTTTTAAGTATTTTCCAAAAGTGTCTTTTCCGTGATTCGCACTACCTCCAATAACCACAATCTTTTTCATACAATACTATCCTTATAATCTTTTATAACTTTTATAATTTGATTCCATCCCATCATTCTATTTTTAAAATAATATTGCTGATTCCACGGCGCATCAAATAGCAAAGCAAATGCTTGATTTTTACAAATATTATCATAGTTATCATCTATAATTAAATGACTTCGAATTAGATGTTTACTTGCGGTTTGTATATAATGATCCTCTTTTTGAAAGAATCCATTATTTATTAACCATTCTTGTTTATATACTGAATATTCTGGTTTTCCACCAGTAGCATATACAATTGTAAAACCCGTATTTCTCAATAAGTTTACACCTTCTAATGCATCTGGTAGAGGCTGTATTTGCTTATATAAAGATTTACTTTTCAATAAATCGTAGATTTTATCTCCACATTCAGGAACAGTGTATTTTGCAATGTTCCAATCTAAAATATCATCCTTTCGTAGTTTCTGTTTATATTTACGATTATAAAGTTTTAGCCATGCTGGAACAGTGTCGCAACATACATCATCTAGATCAACTAGTGCAATTAGTTCCATTTTAACTTTCCGATTCTTCCTCTGGATTCTTTTCTTCCATGTCAAATTCAGTGTTACAATCTTTACAGATAACTTCTACATCATGTTTGATTGTGAATTTTTTGCCACATTCGGGGCAAGTATATTTATAACTTATAGTTTTTTCTCGTTCTGGTTTTTCAATTGGAATACGATACATCAAAAAAGCTTCTAAGTCTGGATCGATTCCATTATAGACTTTTTCTCCATCTTCATTAAAAGAGGTGAAAGCCCAACCTAGTTTTTTATCTTTCGTAACATTTAAACCATGTTCCAATGCCATATCCCTGAATTTTTTATTATGGATTTCTCCATTGGTATTTTTAATACCTTTAATGTATCCATAATAGTGAATCATTTCGTGTAACATGGTTTCTGCTATTTCTTTATGAGGTCGGCACAACCGTTCGGCAATAATGGCAATTTCATTTTTAGCAATTGATTTACTTTCATTTGTCCATGTTTGGGTGGGAGTAAACCACCCGTTTACAAATTTCTTACATGAACTTTGAATAGTGATAATAGGTTCTTCTAATTCACCGTCAAACAATTCATCATTGAAAATATTGAACAACCTTACTAATTCAGCAATAGATTGATTAAGATTAGGAGTCATTTTATTTTAATTTAGTTTAATTTAATAATTTTTAATTCTGGTTCTGGACAATTGGGGAAAATGCCAGCTTTTAACGCCCTGTTTTCATTTCTAATCTTTTTAGCTTGACCCCAGGTTAAATCTCTGGCTAATAGAGTGATCTTAGTTTTATAAATATCAATATTACCGTATTTTCCTTGAAGAGGACTATTAAGTTGTTTTTCTAATGTATATGCTTTAACAGAAAACTTTTTATTATTCATTATATACTCCGTTTTATTTTAAAATGAATGTTCCATTTAACCAAATTTCATATAGATTTCTTGCATTCAAATAGGTTGCGGCACTTTTAATTCCCCATGAAAATTCTTCTACAAATTGTTCAAGAGAATATTCTTTCTTGACGGTTTTTTCAATTCCTTCAATTGATTTAATTCGAGTATACATCATTTCATTTAATTTACGACTCGCCATTCCGAATATACTACCATCATTAGGGCTTTCGAAAGTTTTTCCAAAAATCGATCCTGCCATGCATAAATCTGCACCAGCCACAATTGCTTTTACAAAGTTGCCGCTCGAATTTATTCCTCCATCCATACAGATAATTACATCATTTATTTGAGATGTTTCTTGTAAAGCCGAAATACTTGGATTTCCAATTCCAGTAACAAGACGAGTGGTACATAGACCTCCAGAATTATGAACAATACAATTATTTGCAATAAAGCTATGAGTATCGTCGTCTATTTCTAAGTCATATACATCTTCAAATATATCATTGTTTTCTGTTTCATTTTTTAAAATTTTTACTAATATATATTTATTATTATAAATTCTCCTATTTGGCTGTTTTAATATTTTATATGCAAAGGAATCTTTACAATTTTCTAAATTCATATTTGATAATCCCGTTGTTATTTTTCTTTCATATGCAACGGGTAACGACCCATTGATTAAAAATGACAAGATAGAAAATAATTCTCCAAGATATATTGAAGTATTGCTAAATGTTATTACATCTGATTTTTTTTCTATATTTCCATCTGAATCAATTAATCCGTCATAAATACCTTTTAAATATTCAGGATTATTTACAAGTAAAGATGATGGTAATTGTTTATTTTCTTTACTGCCAAATTCTTTTAAAAAATCGGCAAAAGGTTTATAATTAAATGTATAAATTATTGTATTTTTAGTATTATTAACTTTTAATTTTTTATTAAATATTTTTTCAACACAAAGAGGAAGTTTTTTTATTGCTCTATCTTTAGAATATCCAAAATACCATTTAATAAAGCCCCTATGGGATTTTTTATAATAGGGGGTATTGCTATTTCCATCTCCTAAGAACGATCCAAAAATATAACCCAATTCATAGGAGGGCGTTAGATTTATATCTAATGCGTAATTATATCCGGTTCTCCAATTTCCGCCGCTTCTTTTATAAAGATTAATTAAAAACGTATCTTTTAATTCAAAATTAATTTTGGCAGGAAATAATGCGGTAGTATTATCTGCATTGCAAATTTCTTTCCAGGCAATATCTTTAATTGCCGATAAATAACCGTTACTTGCGAGTTTTTCTTGATTTATATTTGCCAATAAATATTTGTGATTGGGGGTAACAAATGTTTCTTTATAAAAATGATTTGTTTTTATTTTTCTAACGTTCTTTTTTCCATTATATATTACATTCTTAACGGTTGCAGGATTTCCATTTTTATTGATAATTCTATCTCCAATGATCATATCTTCTATGTTTTTATAAGTTCCGTTAGATAAGAGAATTCTGGTTCCTTTAGTAAAACACCCAATCCCAAATCTAACAATGTCCACCCCTGAATTTCTTAAATTCTCTACTCCTTGCACAGTACACACATTACCTGAACAAAGTAGGGTGTTTAGATTATTAGAGATAATATATTTTTTTATTTCTTCACAGAAGCACAATAATGATTCAGTATAGCCATTTGCAACGTCTACTACTAAAATTTTGGGTTGATAGCGATCTAAGATGCTTATATAATCATTATCGTTTAATCCAATTGACATACCGAAATTTTTATTTGTTTGAAGTAAAGTATTAGATTCAGAATATAATTCATCTTTTGAATTATAAAAACGATGAAGAATTGCAATGCCTCCCAAGTCAGATAATGCAGATGCAAAATTAGCATCTACGATACCTCGCATAGGTGATGCAATTAGAGGAAATTGTAAAGTAAAATTATCAGATAATTTTACAGAAATATCTACTTCTTCTCTAGAATTTACCTGAGAAGGAATAGGTTTGATTAAAACATCATCGAAGTCTAGATTACGATAAATACGTTTCATTTTATGGACACCAATCAAAGAAGTTCATTTCTGCAATACTATCATCGGCTTTATTTCGCTCAACCGAAAGAATAATTTCATCGAAATCATTGGTAGTATCATTTAATTTAAGACGAAGAACCTCACAAGTATATTTGTTTCCTCGCCAAGATTCTTCTACTTTTCCATGCTTGATTGCTTCATTGGGGTTATCGTATACACCTAGAACATAGGAATGTTCTTCTTTATTTGCATAACGATACATTGTAACAACGTATAAAAAATTATTTTTATTCATTATATTTTCCTGTTTATATTAATCTTCAATTTCGAAATGAGAAAAATGTACTTTATTGACCGGGCCATTAATAAATACTAGCCATTCTGGTTCTTCGTCAAATTTTTCATTTACTAAATCGTCACTAACAAATTTAAAATATTCATAAGCATCTTCAATTTTATCAGTAGGGCAAACATAATTATGTCCATCTTCATCTGAAATAATACAAAAAGTTCGTACTTTCTTTGGGTTTTTAGTCATTATGTTTTCTCCATTATTTTATATAAATACTCTTTTTATTATGTAAGCATCGTGCTATTGGTATAATAACACGATGCTAAATTGTTGTCAAGAGAACAATATAATTAATAATTGATAATCTAGAATAAATGTAAATGATGAATTAAAAAATGAATAATTATTCCAATAACAGTATAGATCAAACACATAGTTGGAATAAGCAATAGAAAAACACCTATTACAGGAGGTTTAAATTCTATATTGTTATTTTCAAAGTTATCAGCATTATTACTCATTCAATTGTGGTTGACCAATTTTCATCAATTTCACCAGATGAGCGACTATTGCTTACCAAGTTGGCAACAGTAGAATAAACGCTTTTAGTTCCGCGAGTTGTTGCAGAATATGTAGCGACATAACTAATTCCATATTGATTTCCAACATCTACAGCGTCCATATTAGCGCCCAGGAAAACGAATTTCCAATTATAAACATTAGTTTGATGTTCAACCATTTCTTTAATTTGTTGTGCGGTAAATTCTTTACTAGAATTTTCTTGACCGTCTGTAGTAATAACAAAAATAACTTGAGACGGTTTACTTTCTTCTTTTGTATTATCAAGACGATGACCTACATCGTTGATTGCTTTCCCAATAGCGTCGAGTAAAGCGGTTGTATCACGAACGTAATATTCCTTTTTTGTAATGGGTTTTACGTCTTTAAGATTTATTCCATTATGAAGAATTTCATATTTGCTATCAAACAAAATAGTGGTTAGTAATGCTTCTCCCGGTTCGTTTTTTTGCTGATCAATAAAAGAATTGAATCCTCCAATAGTATCATCGGTAAGAGATTGCATAGAACCGCTTCGATCTAAAATAAATACAATTTCCGTTAGATTGTCTTTCATTATTTTTACTCCTCTATAATTATATCACCAAAAAAAGTTGGAAACTCACTTTGAAATTCTCGTAATAATGGAATTACTAATTCTCGCATTTGAGGATGTGCTTTTTTAGAAGTTCTAAGTTTTAGAAAGTGCCTCCATTCTCGCAAATTCATAGTTTGAAACACTTCTGTTTTTAATGAATTAGGAAGCACAGAACGTGCTTGTTCTGGCGTAGCGCCTTCTTCGAGTAAAATCATATAGGTACGTTCTGCGTCTTCACAATGTTCTTTCCAAAGAGAATACTCTATAGAATCTTCATTCCAGAAAAAGGGTTTTATAACTGTGATTTCATTACCGAATTTTTCTTTACTGTAGTTACAGTATCGCGTACTAACTTCTGTAAAGCTGGCAATTCTATGTCGTACAAGTTCATGTGAAATTCCACGATCACAAATAAATCTTACACTAATTGTAAAATGCTCAATAACGGATTCGTGACCGCTTTTGATAATGCTGACAATAAATTTCTTGGCAGAATCAGATGTAATTCGATCTTCGCTTTTATAAGCGGTTCTACCCGCTTTTTCAATGAATACTAAAATTTCTTCTTCGCTAATAATGGGAGTTTCGATTATATAATATGGCTTAATAATTTTCATTTATTATCCTTCGTATTATAAATTTCAATCGTTCTTTTATATAATTCTTTTTCTGTCTACCAACAAGCTTTATCTATTTTATCTAGATAAATTAAAAAATGTTGAATGATATTATTTTGAGTTGGGTTAAGCTTTATCTTCGCCATAGTCTATTTCCGAATATTCAACTTCTTCTGTTTCAGTAAATGAATCTTCTTCAAATTCATCATCGTAAGTTGATGGAAATTGAATTTTTCCAGGGCCATTAGGATCGTTAGAATTATTAAAATTAAAGATGTTTTTACACATTATAATAGTCGTCCGTTAATCCTTTTTTCTTCCCTTTGCGAGGATGATTATCTTCAATAATTTCATGATCTAATTGATCACGAAGAGATAAAATTTCTTTTTTATATGATTCAATTTCGGCATAGAGTTTAACACGTTCATCTTTCCAAGATGCGAGAACATCTAGGGCTTGCTCTTTGCTTAGTCCTTGCTTTTCTGCTAGGTCTTTCCAATCTTTATAACTTAAAATTGTAGACATTATTCATTTTCTCCTTCTATTTAAAAAATATATTTGAAAGGCTCGATAATCTTAATTATAATTTTATACAAAAGATAATATATAAAATTCCGTCTATCGTGTTCTACTCTACCATTAAATTTATGAATAGAATCATCGGTATCTTGCCACCATCCTTTATAACTATAAGTATACTCTTCAAATTGATTTTTTGCAAGAGTGTTAATTATTTCTAGGGTGGAGATTGTTTTTTTATTTTTTTCTTCGCCAAAAGGAATTAAATCAATGGTTATTCTAAGCATGATTTTTATAAAACGTACATTTTATGAGTCAATTTCATCAAAATGTCTTTTAGCTTCTTCCGGTAATTTCTCAATAAAAACAGAAAGATTATAATCATGAGAAAGAAGAACTGGAAGACATATTGCAAGTTCATATGCACTTATATCTTTTTTTGGATTCCAGCTATAATCTTTATATTTCGGTGCATTTGTGAAAAAAATATGATCTTCCATTTTTTATCCTTTATATCATAAAATAAAACTTTTATTCCTCAAAAATATCTGCTTCTGTTTCTTTAATTTGTTGAAGTAAGTTCATTATATCATCTATTTCATCAAATGAAAAATCAAATGCCAATCCAAAATCTTCATCGTCTTTGTCAATTACAAGCCAGATACAGCATCCTATTCCATCAGGATATAAAACTTTTTCGCCTCTATAATTTCCACTTTTTAGCATTTTTCTTTTCCTCATTGATTTTCCTTATAAAAGAAGTTTTTTATTTTAATTTAATTTCTATTTCGACAAATTTATCAGATTTTACATATGAGAATTCTGATAGTTTTTCCATTGCTGGTCGAATATTGAAAGTATAATTGGCATTTAGTAATGTATCTTGGACATCGCTGGTAAAATCTATGGAAATAGTAAAAACGAAAGAATCTTTTCCTTGGGCAACAGCATGAATTAATTCATTTTCCAGCAAAAATAAAATATAACTTATGGATTTTTTTCTAATCTCTGAAACATCAGATAAATTTTTCATTTTATTTTCCTTTCATCCTCATAAAAATCTTATTTTATTCTTTGTTTAAAAGTTTACAAAGTTCATCAAAGTGAGATACGGAAAAGGTAAGATGAATATCATCATCGTTATAGCCATGAATTAGCATATCAAATTCGTCTTTAAGATAGTCAGCTATTTGATCTCTGAGACAAGAAAATGAACAAACTTCAATACGCTCTTGAGCAAAATAATCGTATCCATCTGTCCAACTGCCATCCCAAAAGATGTGATTTTTTTCATCTAATGGCTTTTCGCAATTATCACAAATGTAAATATATTCGCTTTCAATAACGGTTTTTTCACCAATCTTTTTTCTCATTTTTGTTCCTTCATAAAATTAAAGTTTTATTTACCACATTTTATAATTCATTATCTTTATTAAATTTGCTAATGGATTATATATAAATTCATAACCTTCTTCGTTTAAGTGGGTTTCATCCATTAAATAATATTTCGGTGTTTGTTCAATGCCAATTTCTGTAATTTTAGATACGTCTAATATGTAATCAGCATATTCTTTTCTATTTTCGTAAATTATTCTATTGAAAAGTATTCGAAGAGGCTCTATGTTTAATCCTCTGACAATCCTGGGTAACATTGTTATTCCAATAGTAATTATATCACATTCTCTTAGCTTTTTACAATAGCTAGAAAAATAATGATATACCATATCCACATCATCTTTTAATGCTATATCATTTGTTCCCGCCCATAAAATTACAATAGAATTTTTATCTTCTGTAATTTTTGAAAATAAATTATTATATTCTAAAATTGTAGCCATTGTAATCATAGTTCGCCCTAAATTATAAACTTCGTAATTTTTTCCCAATTCATATTGTAATTTATTGGGATAATTCATCCAAGATTTTATACCTGTTCCATAGGTATAGCAATCACCAAGGCAATATATTCTCGTAGTATTTGATGATAAATCTATATTGTTTAATTTTTCAATTAATTTTTGTTCTTGTTCTTTCCAATATGCTTCGGTTTGTACTATTGCCATAAATCAACAAAGCCCTTTTACTGCTACCTTTTTTTATTTCTTATCTTCATAAAATTTTACTTTTATTTATATCTTTCAATCTCTAAAACATCTTTTAAATCTTGATAAATTTCATATTCATAACCACACTTAGGACAATCTGTAAGAATGGTCAATTCTGTTGTCACCGTACTTAGATTCGGGCCAAGTCTATTATTTATAGCGTTGTCTAGCCAATATAAATTTCCGAAAGAAATAATCCACCAAAGAAAGTGAATATCAGCATATAGATTTTTGAAATCTATATGAAAGCCCAATGATAGCCAAGGCCCGATACAATTTTCAATATGAAATCTGAATTTCATTCCGATCTTCCAGTACAGCTTTTATAGAAGTCATTTAATGTGCCTAAAACTCTTGGTTCGAGATAAATAACATTTGCTATCTCGTCGGAATCTCTTGCTATTAATCTAATTCCCCAACCATCATAATAAGCATAAACCCCATCTCCAATATATTGTTGATGCTTTTTATTGTTTTTTTCAATTTCATTATTTTCTTCCATATTATTTTCTCACTTTCTAAAAACCCAAAGATACGAATGATTTTTTCGAGCATGTTTTTGATATTTGTGGCGCATCATTGGAGTGCCAATTCTAGTAAGAATGAATAAATCTTCTGCGGTAAATCCTAACTCCATTGCTTGATTATAAATGACGATATGATCAAAACGATTTTTACCACTCTCAACTTGATCTTGACATTTTACCATAAGAATCCCTTTTTTAGCAAGTACTCTATGTGCTTCTTTCATACCGTCAAAATAAAGTTGATAAACATAGTCTGCACCCCAACCCCCCTTTTTATTGTTCAGATATGTTTTATCGTATTCCTCTTTTATTGGTGCGGGAGAGCCATGTAAATAAGGCGGGTCTAAGATTAATGCATTGATAGAATTATTTTTATATGGTAGATTTCTAAAGTCTATTCCCGTTTTCATATCGCTTGGAAAAAATTTGTAAATATTTGTATCAATTTTCTTCCAAAAATTACCCATTCCAAAAGTTACATCTGCTACAGTATCACCTTCTTTAGCGTAGAGATTTATAGCGTGAGGAATTAAATCTTCATTTTTTCCAACAATAGACGATAATGAAATCATATTTTTATAGTATTATAAATCTATAAATTATTCTACTGGTTCTTCCCAAGATGTAACTACAAATTTTAATCCTACAAAATTTTTCCGAATGGTAACTTCAAATCCACCACATTCGGTAGAAACATATTTTGTATCTTCATTAGATAGATAATCTTTCAAACAACTGGCAAACAAATCACTACAAAATTCTACCATTTCGGATAATGTAGGAGGATTTTTAGACCCTGCCCATTTCCAATTTAAACAATCCATTACATTAGAAACCTTAACGAAATCAAATTCGCCTAATATAGTAACGAAAAGATTATGATAGCGAAGTTCTTTTTCTTGCAATAGTTGATTAAAAAAATTTGTACGATTTTCGCGATTTACACAATATACACAATTACACATTTTTAAAAATCTCCTTTTATTTATTATATACTCTCAATTTTAATATTTTGTGCTTCAATAATTTCATCACAACAATCTGGAATTCCCTTAAAATCATCAGGGTATTCATATCCACAAAATTTACACAATAATACATATTTTTTTTCTGTACTTATCTGATAGGTATCTCTACTCCTATGATCTCGAATGAAACTTTCAAATTCATCAATTTCTGAATTTAATTTTCTTTCAAGTTGCTTCCAATATTCAGGAGTACCATATTGGTACTGCCACACTCGAACATATGGAAAATAAATTTTGGCTATAACATCAACGATTTCTCGATTAAATAGTTCTTCTTGTTTAATCATTATAATATCTCCTAGTTTTTATTTTTTAATAAAAGATAAATTTGTTTAAGATGATGAGATATATCAGAAAGAACAGAACTGGATGTGCCCATATTTTTGAAAACTAAAAATAAAAATAAAAGAACCGTTATTGTTTGTAAATTTATACTGATATCACGTAAGCTAGTAGCCATGTTATTAAGAACTTCTATTTCAGTCATTTTTATTATACCTCATATTTCAATAAAAATTCAGGATTAATTACTTTAAAACTAATTCCTTTTTGATAACTTCTACAAACAATTCCTTCACGTTTGGTATCACCAATTAATGAATTACCCTTTGAGTATTCAACCATTTCAGGAATAGATGATAGCAAATTGCGATGATCCAAAATTGGAACAAATTTTATATTGTATGAATCCAACATAAACTTTGCACTTCCACTCTCAATATTTCTATCTGGCAAAATTAAATTAAATGCATAAAAATCATAATCTTCAACCTTATATTTATTGCCTTGAATATTAGGGCCAATGATTTCACCTTGCAGAATTATATAATCATAATCCATACTAATGTCTTTGATTATTTTCTCTAATGCTTCTTGTAGGTTATATTTTTTGGCAATGCTCCAATAAGAACTATTATCAAGTTTAGGAAGATAAATGTTTCGACTGCAAACCCCAAATAGATATTTATTTTTTTGAAAAAATGAAAGTTTAGATTTATTTTTAACTAAGAAATAAGTTGCGGATTGACCGTCAATTTTTTCAGTAATAGAAAACTTAGTATCTCTTTCTCTTTCACAGATATCGGGAAATAGTTGGATTCTATCTTCATCTGTTTTTTTGATAAATGATGGAAAAGATTTATTTTTCTTGGGGAAGAATAGAAACAATAATCTTTTATACCAAGAATATCGCAAAAGGAATTTGGATAATTTATTTTTATTTCGAGAAAGTTTTTCATTTAGTAATTTTTGTTCTGCTTCTCCCTCAGGATCATATTTTTTAATATTTAGTATGGAGGTAACATCATCTCCTTCTTGATATTTTCCTCGTGGAAGAATAGAAAGAGGCAAGATTAAACCTTGCGATACCTGTTGACGTAGCTTAATAGTTCGCACTCTATATTTACGATCTTTAAGAAATTCAAATTCTGGTTTGGGTGGAACAATGGAATCAATTTCGATGTAAACTACCAAATCTCCAACTTTGAAATTTTCTGATTTGGCAACTACAACTTCCCAACCTAATACAATGGCTTTTTCAATCTTATCGGCATTAGGAATGGGAGATAATGAAATAATTTTTTGAATAGATGCAAGTTTACGCATTTTTATTTCTCCAATTATAAATATTTAATCCAAGTTTGTCGATTGTTTGTTTTGTTTTCTTTAATCGCTTTATTATAAGCAAAAGGTTCTGCCAATAATAATACTCGTTTTTTGCCACGAGTCAAGAGAGAAATAATACTCATTAAAATATATTGTATTTCTCAAAAAGATGACGTTGAGGGGCAAAATCTTTTCCAAAATATTCTAGTTCTGCTTTTAAGCGTGCAATAATTGCTTCTTTTAAATTATTAAATATACCTAAATGTATCCATTTTTTGTTTACAGTAATATATGCTCGATAAATCATTATTTCACTCTTGGTATTTTTACAGACACCCGAAATTCCGGTTTTACAATTAACAGGAGTTGATCTGTTCCAAGAATTTTGCAAGGGCGTAGCAAATCTTAGATTTTCTTTTCTATTATCCCCCCTATTTTTATTAATATGATCTATATGAATTTCAATATTGTTTTTAACTCCCATAATTAATCTATGCATTAATATTTGAGGACGCGGATAAGTACCTGGAATATTTGTTGATAAGTATCCATCTCCCATATAAAACCAACAATAATTTTTAATTAAATCATAATCTTCTAAGTCAAATGAGAAAATTTTTCCATTTGACGTATGCCCAATTCCATAATTATTTGATAAATCATATTTATTATATCTTCGATTTCTCTGAGAAGATAAAACTCTTCTTTGACATCCACAAGAATTAGTGTGTCCATTTATTAAATTTCCTGCCGTGGCTAGAAAATTTTCATTTCCGCACTCACACTTACATAACCATTTGGGAATATTCTTGTTATTTTTATTTATAATAACTCTTTTGATTACTGTTAATTTTCCGAATTTTTGTCCAGTTAAATCTTTAAATTTATTCATGTTTATATATTATTTAATCTTCCTTTACTTACTACTATTATTATTCAAAAAATTGAGTCCAAGTATTCCTTTTATTTCCGACATTTGTTGATACGCACCTATTATATGCAAATGGCTGAGAAAGCAATAAACAGCGAGATTTACTACGAGTAATTGCAGTATATAATAATGCGTTATTGAGAAGAACAAAAGAATTAGAATCAAGTACGACAATGCAAGTATGTGCTTCACTTCCCTGTGCAGAGTGTACCGTAATTGCATAAGCTAAATGTAATTCTTTTAAATTTTCTTTGGTATATTCAATTATTTTATCAGGATATTCAACAACTAATCCGTCGCCGCCATCTTTGCCCATGTTTTTAATTTTTACTACATATCCCTGTTCCCCATTTGTAACTCCTAAATCATAATTGTTGACACGATGAATAACTTTTGCTCCCAATTTAAAAATAGACTTTTTTCCAAATTTTACATATGGTAAAGTATCATCAAGCAATATATCCTGAATTGTTTTATTAAAAGTATAAGTACTATTTGGATCACACTCTTTGCGAGGAGTAATTAAATATGTATCGTCTAATCCAATTTTCTCTACAGTTTTTAAATATGTTTTTACTGCAATGGTAAATAATTCTTCTTTTTTTTCTCTAAACATAAAGTACATATCTTGAAGTTCTCCGTAAACTTTTTTAAATGTTTTTTCATTATTTAGAGGATCAATTCCTTCTCGAATTAAGTTTGCAGAAGATATAATTCCACTTGCCGCGGCTTGTCGTTGAATTTTAGTCAAATAACAGATATTTAAATCTTTTTTTTCGAGTAAATCCACCAATAGGTTTCCCCACGATATAGGGTTTAGTTGACCAGAATCGCCAACTAAAACGATTTTAGCATTGTCTTTAATGGCAGAAATAAGATGATAAAATAAACCAGAAAAGCATAATGAAATTTCATCTACAATTATAATATCATAGGGCAATTTGTTATATTCATTGTAAGTAAATTCATTTGGCCCCTTGCTTCCTAAAAGTTTATGAATTGTATATGCTGGCTGTCCGGTAACTTCGGTAATACGCCGTGAGGCTTTAGCTGAAAGAGAGCAAGCCCCAATATTATAATTTCCATAAATTTTAAATAGTCCTCTAGTAAGCGATGTTTTTCCAACCCCGCTTTTCCCTGTTAAAATTGAAAAATTGTTTTTAGTAAGTTTTATTAAAAATTTTTTTTGCTCATCGCTATAATGAAATTGTTCTTTTTTGTCTTGACCCAATTCTTTTTCTGCATCTAAAATGCCAGCGTCAATATCTTCTTTAGAAATATAGAGAGGGTCTGATTTATTAAATTCCTGAATCATTCTCCAGATTTCTTGTTCTACGAAATGAAAATAATTTAAACCAACTTTATCATTCTCAAAATATAAAAATGTTTTATTTTCTTGTTCTTTTTTAATAAATAATTTAAAGATATCTTCACATTCAATTAAATTTTCTTTAATTGCTGTTTTTAGTTCATCTATCAAAATCCAAGTGTGCCCATCATTACTTCCTATTTCTTGTAAATAATATTTAATAAAAGATTTTACTCTTTGTTCTGAAATTAATAACGATGGATTAATTTTCAAAGCAACATCGTCTGCTTTTTTAAAGCCAATACCGTCAATCTGAGTAATTATATAAGGGTCGTCAATTAATTGTTGTTTTAATAATTCAACATTAGATTGAAAATTTAGTAGTTTATGAACCGTATTGAAACTGATTCCCAATGGAGCAAGCAAAGAAATAATATCCGCAAACGCATAATTTTCTAAAACTTTTTGTTTAATTTTATCGTAGGTTTTTTCTTTAATACCTTTTGTCAATGACAGGTCAACACAATCAGTACCGCTAATAATTTCTTCTACAATGTTTGGATAAATATTAAGCAATGTTCGTGCTTGATCATGAGCAACAATTGAACTTAAAAATTGAAATTGTTCTTTATCTGTTTTAGGTAAATCTTGAGATATGCTGATAGGCTCATATCCCCAACCATATTTGCTATTGTTTACTGCCTTTGCTTTAAAAGTATAAGTCATACCTTCAATCAATCTTTGCATTTTACCAGAAAGATTAACTTGGTATTCTATAATTTCCTGGTCAGTCATATAATCAGTATATTCAATGTTTTTACAATGAGGAATATCTGTTTTTGAATTAACGGAATATGCCCCCCATGATGTTTGATCATTATAATATTTTTCGAAAGCAACTTTACCTTCAAATTCTACAATTTCAGGATTTGCCATTTAGTTATATTTTCCCACGATTGAATAGAATTAAATTATTTTTTAATGTTGTTTTTAGATAATAGATAATAGCACATTTGAAGAGGAAAGTCAAGATACAGTTTTTAACTCTTCATCTTCTTTTACTTTATGATAAACCTCTAGCCACCAAGAATATAAATCTGGAATTTCTTCCCATTCGCCATTTTCATTTTTGCGAACATTGTTCTTTTTCTTGAATGACTTGCAATATAAAATATCTCCTGGGCTAACAGGATGATCATTGTATATTTTTTTGGATATTTTTAGGTCTTGTCGATTTCCATTATGCAATATTTGAACAATGACTTTAGGTGAATACTTGTTATTTAATTCAAGTACGCAAACATATCTTTTATCTATGGCAAAGCAAGATTGAATTCCTCCAATAATCTCTAATTCATTTTTTACTTGATCTTGAATAGTGTATTCTTCATCTTTTAGAAAAGCAAAAATTAATTTTAGTTCTGTGATTCTTTTCGCTTTTGTTTTATCGGTTAATTTATGATTATAACGGTTTTTACCTTTTGTAAATTCCAAATAAAAATTATATAATTTTTTACTTTCACCAAATTCAGAAAAATAATTTAGTTTTATTAATTGTTCAAATTTAGTAGAAAGCAAAGAATTGTCTTCTGCCAATAAAAGCAAGTCCACAAAATCTCCATTATGAAAATTTGTAGATAGATAATACATATCATTTGCAATTTTATATCCAAATCCTTTAATACTCTTTAATGACATTGTAATTTCATTAGTATCTGCATTTGCAGAAATTCTGCGATTGTCTTGTTTGAATCTAAGTGGGGGAAATTTAATATTGAATGCTTGTTGTGCTTCTAATTTGGCGGTATGTAATCGATCTTTGTTGCTATCTTCATCCATCATTTGTAGAAACACCTCATAAAAGAAAAGAGGATAATGAGATTTTAAATATGCGCCATATAGAGAATCTCCTGCAACAGAATAGGAATGGGATGCATTAAAAGAATAAAACGCGCTATCTTCAATAATTTGCCAAGTCATATGTGCAATTTTTTCAGCGCCTATCTTTTCAATATTTTCTTGACGTATAATCTTTCTTGTCATTCCATCTAGAAATTTTTCTTTATATTTATATACTTTTTCTGCACGTTTTTTCGCAATATTTTTAATAATATCATAAGTTTCACTAATTGGAATACCGCTATAAGCCAATACTGCCATTGTTTGCTCTTGATAAAGCATGTAAGATTGAGGAAATTCTTCTGTTTGTAATATTTTATCAAGTGATGCAATTCCATAAGAAAAAGATTGTCGAGCTTCAAATTGAGAATAATTAGATTTAAATCCTGGGCGAATGGCGGCGACAAACGCACTTGATTCTGAAAGATTAATTGGAGAAAATTTCATTGCCCTGTTAGATGTTCCAGATTGTTCAAATTGATTAATTCCAATTGTCCAACCATATTTATAAATATCCCAAACTTTTTCATTGTTTTCACACAACTTAATTAGTTGTGGTAATGGGTGAGGTTCAATTTCAATTCTCTTATAAATACGATGAATTAGATCAACCACTGACACTTTCAATAGATCGTTCTTCAATAATTTATAATTTTCTGCAAATAATCCATCACAACAAACACAAATATGCTCTACATTGCCTGTCTTAATTTTGATCAATCCAAATTCTTCTCTGATATCTCCCTGGTTATATAACAAATAAGCGCATGGATGAGGAGTAACACTATTTACTAATCCTAAATATTTTACACTTTCATCATAAACTTTATGAAATTTTTCATCTATATAATCATAAATATTGATTTCATCTTTTTCATCATCTGATTCAGCATGTTTTAAATCCCATTCATATTTCTGAATTTGTTCGGAAATTAAGTTGGCTGTTTCAAAATCGACTCCCGATATTCTTGCATATAATTTCCATGCCCCTAATGTTTTGATTGTTCCAAACGCAATCATTTGATAGCTATGCCCTTGTCCAATAATTTCTTGCTGTGCTTCTGCAAAAACGTCGGGATTACCTAAGTTAAAATCAATATCGGGTAAGTTTTTAGATTCTATAATTCTTTCTGCTGAAATAAATCTTTCTGGAAACAGTCTGACTTTAGCGGAGATTCTATCAATGGTCGTAAAACCCAATAGTTTAGATATATAATATGATGGTGCTGACCCTCTACCAGTAAGAGTAATATTACCACCCATTTCTTTTCCACGTTGAATTATTTCATAATCCAGTAAGAAATAATCTGCCATTTTGGTTTGAATAATTACATCTAATTCTTTTTGAATCTCTTTTTCATATAGAGTCCATTTATTTTTAGGAACATTGATTTTTTCTTGTTCCCATTGTTTCCAAATTAAATTAGATAGCTTTTCATCTTTCTGCGACTGAGATTCTTTTGCATACAACGTGGGCAACTTAATATTGTTCTTATCAAAAATAATTGAATTATATTCTTCAACGGTTTCAAAAATATTCGTGTTATTTAATGCATCGGCTATTTGACCTTTATTCAATACGCCCTGTTTTTTAAATCGTTCGAACGCTGTTTCATAAGATGGAAAATCCAAATACCAATTTTCTTCATCTGGATATTTAATACCTCTTGATAGTAAATAATCATCTCTTTCTTTTGACTGATCGGAAGAAATCATATGACTATCCATACCAGCAACAATGCCAATATTATATTTTTTAGATAATTCTAGAATTTTCTTATTGATTTCTATTTGTCTTGGAGCGTTATGATATTGAACTTCTAAAAATAAATTCTCTTTGAAGTAATTATTTAAATGAAGAAGAACACTCTCATATTCGTCTTTATATTTCCAAATTCCACCAATGCAAGCAGTTGTAACCCACACATCTTTTTGAGGTAAAGAAAAAAGTAAATCAAAATCAATGCGTGGTTTATAATAGAAACCTGTAACATTAGCTTCACTCAAAATTCTATTGATTGATTTTCTACCATTTTCATTTTTTGCTAATAAAATAACATGGGCATTCGTAGAATCTTTTTCTAAACGATCTTTTACAAAATAAGCTTCTGTGCCTAAAAGTGGTTTTAAGTTATTTTGTTTTGCTAATTCAATAATTTCTATAAACCTGCCACTCCATCCGTGTTCGATTCCTGATAACACAGACATATTTAATTCAATCGCTCTATTCGCCCTTTCCTGATTGGAAATGGTTGAATCAGGAGTAGAGATATTAGAATACGATGAATGAGAGTGGTAGTTTATATAGTTCATTTTATTTTTTGCTCTTATGTTATGTTATATTCCACTATATTGAATTGCGGAGTCATTATACCATTAAAACCGGAAATACTTAACTTTCCAATTGCGTCTATAATAATATCTACTCCACCCCAATCTTTTTGATGTAGTCGAATAATTTCATCATCGGGAGAACACTTAAATTTAATAATCTCAATTTCATCGTTTATAGTATATTTCCAAGTATCTGATTCTTTACCTACTAATTTAATATTGGCTGTATTTAGATGAATATTTTTAATCAGTACTAGGCTTTCATTTATTTTAGTTCCCCAATAAGTTTTTAATTTATCAAATTCTTTTATTAATTCTGGCGATAATTCGTCTTCATTAAAAACAAAGTCGATGGGATATATTTTTTCATAGACGATATCTTTAAGAATTTCATTAGTGACACTAATAATTTCTCGTATGTTTTCTTTTTCAAATTCACAGCCAAATGCCGATGCGTGACCTTGAGCCATTGTAAAAAGATCGGTATTTAATACAAAATCTCTTAGATTTTCAATCGGAGAATTATCAATATTTCTGCCACTTCCATTGTAAAATCCTGGTTTCCAATTGGTTTCTCTGAATAAGATACAAGGTTTAGAGTAAAGAGACGCTAATTTCATAGCAGTTAAGCCCACGTAACTACTTTCAATATCATCAAATTTTACAAATAACACTTTGTTATCGTCCCATTTATATTTTTCAATATCTTTTGTAATTTCTTCAATTGATTTATTAATAATTCTATCTTGTTTAGCTTTGTTATTTACGCATAATCGGGCTACTCTTGCATAAATATTTTCTTTAACTGGTTCGGTTTCTCCTCTTTTCATATAATCAAATTCTTCATCCATTTGACAAAAAGCTTTGAACATTAATTCTTTTTCTTCAAATGTAGAATTTCTAATTAGCCCATTAATTAAAGGGACTATATAAAACTGAATATTAATAATATTTACAATGCCACCGATGCTATAAGATTGTTTTTCTATGAGAGCATTAAGAAATTTATTTTTGATATCAGATAAACCCTTATCAATAATACGCTTGTTCTCGAATTCCCTAATGTCCATCCCATCTCCAATAATGGACAATGCAACAATATCTAAATATTTATCTGACCTGTTTTCCCATAATTCATCATCAATAGCTTGCAGAAACTTCCAAACAACTCCTGTTCCTGAAAGTTCTTTATTTGGATATTCGCACCATTTAGGATTGATAATAATAGCATAAGGATTTTCTTTGCTTTTTTCATGATGATCTAAACAAATTATGTCAATTCCTTTTTCTTTCAATACTTTCGCTTCATCTACATCGTTTGATCCAGCATCAGGAATAAAAAGTAGTTTTACATTATTAGGAATTTGAATATCGTAACTGATACCGTGTTGTTTTTTGGTATGAATAAAATAAAGAATCTTATTTACATCATAAATTTCAGATAAATATTGAAATAGAATACTGGCAGAACAATAGCCATCAGCATCAGAATCGCTAATTATTCCGATTGTGTTTTCTTCTTCGATATGACGTAGTAAAACCTTTACTGCATCATCTATATTATCTAATAAACTATATGGATATAAATTTTTATCTGTCAAACTCATATATAGATCAGGATTCTCAATTCCTCGATTATATAAAATCTGTTCGGCAACTGATAAAATGTTTTTTTTATCTTCTGGTACTTTATTGATTAGTTTGTAGTTCATCGTTTATCAAAATACCTTTCCCTTATAATTATAATTGGAATGCTAATTATCCAGAATAAAGCTTTAATCATTATGATCCACACGCTTTCATAATCATCGTAAAATAGAAATATTAAAAAAAATAACGCTATACAAAAATAAATAAAACCAAATAATAAAGCCAACACTTCTATCATAAACTATTCCCTTCACCCACAAATGTTTTCCTTACATGACTTAATTTTCCATCTTCTTTAAAAATAAATGTAAGATATCCATATTTATTTGTATTTATTCCAAAAAGTCCATTTAATATACCTATCATACCCACAATATATTCTTTATTTTCGTTTATTCCTACTTGCACCGTGGGATGGAATGCCATGTTTTCATTGCATATAACTCTTTGATTTACTAATCCGGTCATAGCATCCTCATCGCGAGCAATTAATTCATTTAAGAAATTAATCGCATCGTCAATTGTAATAGATTGTTCTGTCATTTTTATTTATAAAACCTTTCTTTCATTCAATATAGCCTTCATACTCACAGGCATAATAAGGTTTAGTTCTATAAATACCTTTAATCATTTCGTATAAACATCTTTGACATAAATCACATTCTATTAAAGCCCCATCACCAAATACAGAACTATAACCACCTGTAAACGCAATGGAATGGAATTCTTGAATTTCCTCAATGTTTTTACAACTACCATCAAACACATATTCTTTTCCACACTTATCACAAGTAATACTTTCGATGTCATTTACTTTAACAAGTCTTTCGATAAGTTTTTTCATTTTTGTTCTTCCTTTTCTGAATAATAAGCACGTTCAAAACAATCCTTTGCTTCTAATAACTTTCTCATACCTGCCGACTTTTCAGGGCCATCGGGAATCCTTCTTTCCATACAATGAGCCAACAATGAACAATGATAATCTGGATAATTAAATCCCTCAAAGTTTTCAGCACCCATTAAATGATCTGGATATTTCTTAAAATATTTAATTGTTGTACTTGGCATAATGTTTTCTCCTATAAAAGTTCTATTTTATATTTCGTCTATCGTTTACATTTCCAATTGCTTCAAAAACTGCAACAACGTGAGACATTGTAAATTTGAAATTTTCAGAATTATCAATCTTATCATAAATGGCTTGCGCTTCTTTTCTTATTTCTCGTAAATATTCAAATTCCAAACGTATTTCATTTGTAAGTTCATTTACAATTTCTTCACTGTCCATTTTATCTCCTTATAAAACTTTCTTTTTATTATGTCACTGGTTTAAAATAAATACACGATATATTAGACAACATTATAAATTGAGGAATGCCCAAATAGCAATATTTAAAATATCCTTTTTTTACAATATTATCTACAAAAAAATCTATATCATCTATATCCCACCATTCATCAAAAATAATATTATAATGTTTTCCCGATAAGGTATCTTCTAAAATTTTTCCTTCAATTATTAGTTCTCCATTCATGTTACACTTCTTCTTTTTTTATTATTTAATATTGAATGATTATAAACTCTTTTAATCCAAAGCAGAAACTCTTGAATTCCCATTTTACGTTTAGCATAATTACAAGTAAAACAACACGTAACAACATTTTTAATATTATACCCATTCTTATTATCTACTCTATCTATTCCGTTATAATATAATACTTTAGGTTTAGAATATTGATACTTCCTATTATACTTTGTTTTTGTATTGGGCAAGCAGTTGCAATAATAACATGGTTGATTTATTAAATTTTTAAATTGTTCTTTTGTTAAATTAAATTCGATCTTTCTTCTTTTTGCTCCATTTTTATATCGCAAATATAGGCAAACAAATGAACCGCCATCAGTATAAGTTTTTTCCCATCTTTCTTTTGTATTTTTAATTATTGTTTCTATTCTTAGACAGCCACATGATTTTTGATGATTGTTTCTAATATTTGCTCCATTTATTGTTATTTTATTTCCACAATCACAAATACAATCCCAATATATGTCTTTTCTTTTATTTGTTTTATCTGATTTCTTTAATATTGTCAATCTCTCAAACCTCTGTCCGGTCAAATCAATAAATTTTCCCATTATTTAATTACTATCCTTCGAGTATTATATATTATAAATCGTACTTTTTATTATAAAATATGTTTTTTATTGATCTTTAAAAATCATTGCCGAAAATTATAGATTGAAAGTATTCGAGTAAATCGATATCTATTACTCTGCCCCCTTGCTTTTCCCATATCTCAATTTTCTTATTCAGATTAATATTTTCTCTTTCAAAAACAAGCGACCTTCCATGTTTATCGCTTTCATAAACAAATCCAATTAGAGAATCGCCATTAATTATAAAATATTTTACTTTATTAGAATGTTGTTCTTCTTTTATAATTGTACTCATAATGAAATTTCCTTCCTATATTCTATTTATATCCCAATAAAATATTATCTACCTTGATAATTATTTCATAAAACATTCTGTTTCTTTCATCTGGCATGATATCTGTAAACGTAACCGACTCTTCAGAATGATCGCTTTCGGTAAAAGATATATAATTTTTATCTTCGATTTTAAATAAATAGTAGCCATTATTGTTTTTGTTATATTTTTCAAACAAACTTGCAAGTTTTTGATAATCATTTGATATTACTAATCCTGCTCCATCCCCTCCTTCTGACCACACATAATATGTTACATAATCAAATAATGCATTAACTTTATCTAAAAATTTCATATAATAAAATTCCTTTTTACAATGTCTTTCTTCCTTCGAAATAAATTACATGTTTTGTTATTTTCATCCCAAACATCGGGAATAATCCAACATAAATTTCCCATCCAGAAGGCAGGATAATATTTTTATGATAATCAATGTAAATTCCAACCCACAAATCATACCATCTAAAATATGGCTCAAAAGAATATTGAATTTTAATTGAATTTTTGTTGTCCATCATAATAAAACTACCTTTCATTAATAATCAAAATCATATCCGAAGAAGTCGCCAGATAATTTGAATGTAAATGCCATTCTTCCATTTATTTCCAAATAAATAAATTCTTCTTCATTAAAAACCAAATAATCAACATTCAATTTTTTAAATAATTCTTCCATTAATTCTAAGTCTGTAGTCATAATAAAACTCTCCTTTTATTCTACATCTTTTAATTCTAAGTATTCATTCAACCACAACGTCATATGATCGTTTACCCAATTATACAGAGTAATTCCAGCTTCGTTTTCTACAAATGAATTATATACCCAATTTCTAAACAAGTCGGCCCAATCTTCATCCACGTTATTTCCATCTGGCAATGTTACAGGATGAAGCTGATAGCCATCTGTATACCAATCGGAAACATAACCGTTTCTTGGGGCAGATTTGCCATTATTACGATAATAATATCCATAAGGATGTAAACCAGTTAGAAATTTTTTAGAGGGTGTATATATAGCTTCTTTACTTAATGTGTCAATGGGTTTTGGATTGCGAAGGGAAAACAAGTGTCCCAATTCGTGTACTACCAAATATTTTGTTATTTTGTTTGGTTTAAAAGAAAGAAAGTTTTCATCTTCAACATATCCATAATATTTTAAGCTACCGCTAAGTTTAAATGTTAGTTTTCCAAATACACGATTATAGATAATATGAGGAAGTAAATTAGTTGCCTGAGAAAGAGCAAGAGCAATATCGTGAATAGCAGTTGATATAACTAATTTATCATTGTCGTTCCATTCATCATCTAATGTAAAATCATATAAATTATTATTTGAATTATTATTTGAGTTATCGTTTTCTATTGTTTCTATTGCCATAAAAGCATCCTTTCATTTTATCCTATACAAATTATTTTTTATCAATTCTTCAAAAATTTCTTTTCGATCAGCCGGAGCTTCTTTCTCTTTTAACAAATTATTTTTATCAAAAATTGTCCAAATTTCTATACCGTCAATAAATTGATCTGCAATATGTCTAATTTTTTCTTCCGACACATCTTGATCAAACGCAAACCAGATAGGTACAGCCAAGCGAGACAGTTTATCAATTTGCGTTTTAGAAACTTTTTCTCCACCAGTAGATACACAATTCTTATATCCGTAACTCCAAAGCTGATGACACGCTTTTTCTGCTTCATTTACTATAACACATCCTTGCTCTTTTATATAGGGATATGTTTTGTATAAGCCGTATAAAATTTTATTTCTAGGACAAGGCTCTATATAAAGATATTTTACTTTTTGTTCTTCCTCATTTAATTCTTTTTTGAATAATCTTCCCTTTACGCCACATAAATTTCCTATTTCATCTCGAATAGGAATTATGATCCTATTAGAATATTCATCATATCCTAATTCCCATTCCCTTTGTATCTCATAGGATACATTATCGTTTAGCCAGAAATCATTTACACAAGTTTTATAATATTGCAAAACTTTTTCATCGATTATTTTTATAGATACATCTTCATCTTCATCGGTTTTACCAGAATTCATTTTCTTTAACATTCTAGTAATTTTCAAAGATTCGGGTAAATCTTTATTGGTATCTTGATAAATATCTAAACCAAATAATTCGCAAACATATTTTAAGGAATGAAAGAAATTTATATTTTTATAAAATTCAATCAGCGTAAATATATCAGACGGTTGAGGTAAATCACGAGTGTAATTTACTACATTTAAATTGGGAACATATACGGTTATTGCTTGCTTATTGTCTGCCGGAGGTGGATTACCGCAAGTAAAATAACCAGAAGAATGATATCTAATATGTTGACAACCCAAGCTTTCCAACAATTCTGAAATCTTATCATTATCGAATATCCATTTTTTAATATCTTGAGCATTCATGCACCCTCATTATACTTTATATTTAATTATCGTCTATCTAAACTTCCAACATTTAACCAAATATTATAATCTAAATCATATTCAAATAAAGGATAGTATAACTTATTTCCACCTCTATTTTTTTCAGGTTTTAATGCAAAATATTTTTTACCTAAGTCTAACGGTAAAGATTGAGGTTTGCCCCAATCATCAAATCTTAAATATTCATATTTGTGATATTCTTCATAGTTAATTCTTTTGCCTAAAAACATATAATCGGCGGCATGTTTCATTCCTTTACTGGTTGCAATTTCATTACTGCTCATTTCAAAAATATCCATGTATACGGCGGAATCTACTAACTGAAACACTCCCCAAAACCATACGTTTATTTCTTTAGCTATTTCTTTTAGCTTAGTAAAAGTTTGTTTTACCGTCATCCAATCATCGGTACGAAACCCTTTCATAGTATCGTATCCAATATAATTTACCCCATGAACCAAACTATGTTTGCGAATTTCAAATTCAAGCTTTTGATCTGAATAATCATCGCCTACATCTTTAAAGAATATTTGCGCCCCACGTTTTTCTTTTTGTTCTTCAATCCATGCGCCCACTTCCATAACTTGACGAAACTCTTCTGAGTTTTGATATACTCTTACTGTATATTCATCTTCCGTTTCAATAAAGTTATTATTATCGTCAGTGTATCTTTCAATGAATTCACCAGTATTGCTATTTCTATATTTTCCTAAAACAATTTCTGTTTCGGGTTTTAATAATTCTATACCATGAAGTTCTTTGAAACATTGATTATTTAATACCGTAGTAATCAAACAGCTTTTTAAATCTTCCTCGCTCATTTCATTGCTCATAATAAGTACTGATTGCCCTCTTATGAGGGCGAGATAAGCAAAGAGCATAACAAGATTTCTTGTCTTCCCTTCATTAGAAAGAAAACCATTTAGAACAGCCTTACCTAATCTACAGCCTCTAAACATTTCATTAACTACGGGCCAAGGATACGGTAATCCTGCTTGAGGTTTGATAAGATAGCCTTGAATATCCTTAGTGGCACTTTCATTTAATATGACACTTTCTTGATTTGCTAAAATAACAGTACTGATCTTATCCACTCTGGAACGCATCAACTTATAAATATCAATTGCCTTCCACTCAGAGAATTTTTTATGACCTACAATTTTTTGAACGTTATAGCCTTGTCTGTGATATTCTCGTAGGAGTGAATATTTTTTTAATATTTCGAAATAATTGTTGAAATCTTCAGGATCAGATAAAACCACCCAATCAACAATAGTTTGATAGGAACCATATTTTTTATATTCTTCTAATCTCTCACTATTTTGCGCCATAAAAGCATTTACTTTAATTTCATTAAATGCTTGATTGTATGTTTTATACATCAACTCAAAACAGTCATAAAAGAAACGAGTTACAGGATCACTAAAATCATATTTAGAGCGAACAAAACTACTATGAGATACCGCTAAATCTGGCTGTTTATAAAAACTTCCAACTACTAAAATTTCATTCGTAACATTTCTTATACTTTTTTCTATTTCTTCTGTCATTTATTCCTCTAACAAGTCATTCAGAATTTTAGAAATATCATTTTGCATTTTAATGTTTTCTGTAACTTGCCTATTAATTGAATTAAAGTTTGAAAGACCCTGAAATGTTTTCTCATTTTCAACAGCGATAATTTTTTGTTTTTCTTTCCATTTTTTATAACTATCATACTGAGAAACTACAATAGCCAAATCATAACTTAAACGTCCTACACCTTCAATTATTTTTCCATGTGTACGTTGATAATCGTTTGTTTTATCGTATTCTGATTTTCGTTTACGCCAAATATAATACACATCTTCAGGAGAAATCTTCTCACTTAAACCTTTATAATTTCCTTGAAAAACATCTTCCATTTTTTGAAAAAAATAATTGGGAATTACAACTACATCGTAGGATTGTTGTAACCATTTATATAAATGATTTTTTATAATAATATCTTTTATAATAGGTTCACATAGAATTTTTAGTTGTCTTGATATTTCTAAAGCAACTTCTTCTGAGACAGCCTTTCTCTTTGCGGTAGTAAGTTTAGTTACAAAACAATCATCGTGGAAGTAAGCTTTTTTAAATAAAACAGATTTTTTATCTTCCAAGACAATTTGCTTATGACAAAATTTACATTTACGAGTAGTTTTAATATCCATTATTATTTATATTATATGCCCTTTAATAAACTAGGGAAGAAACAATTCCTTCCCTAGTTTATCTTTTTATCTAACTCAAGGATTATTCAGGAGATACAATTTCTAAAATTCTCTTAAGGGTTTCAATATCTGTGATTTCTCTAAACTTATAAGAAATGTTTGCGTCTTTTAGTTCTTGGCGCTTTTGATTTTTTATTTCTTTATCTAATTTTGATAAACCTTGTTCAATTAGTCTTTGGTAATTCTCTATTTCTTCCAACAAATTTGTTTTTTCAATTTCTATAGATTTAGCGGCAATAAATTCATTTGTTTTTTTTTCACGTTCCGCAAGTTCTTTGTTGCGAATTTCTTCAATTTCTTCATCGGAAACCCTTTTGGTAAAGGATGCTTTCACGCCTTCTTCAAATGCTTCAATATATTCTTTTGCTCCATATGAAGTTTTTTCTGGAACTCCAACTAGCCTTGATCCTGCATCAATAAATGAATTTGCCCTAAAATAGAGATATCTTTCTGACCCAATTAATTTTTCATTTTCAATTTTCTTACTGGAAGCAAGCGTACAAACAATGTCACTTTTATTTGTAAAAATAGAATCAAATCTAGATTCCAGATTTCCAACAACCTGATCATAAGTATTTCCGGTTTCAGGATCAGTAATTTGTTTTAGTTTAGTGTGACCAATTAAGAAAATGCCATATTGCGCGGCCTCTAATCTCCTAATTTGATCATTTATCAATTCGCTTACCATTGCGTGACCAGCGGAGTAGCCTCCTAAAGCTTGATTGAGACTAACTGCGCGTTCGCCCTTTCTTTGAAAATGAATTTGCAGAACTCTATCAGTCGCAATTTCCACTAATGCATCAACAGTATCAATGCATATGATTTTAAATTTATTTTCAGCTTTGTTTTCTACAAGATCGTCAATAATTTCTACAAAACTTGTCCAAGTTGGGGCTTCAATTCCATATAAATTATCAATTGCGCGAAAACCCGTTTCATTCGACGGAGAAATCAACAATCCATATTCGGGGCTTCCATAAGCTTCTAGAATAATATCTCGATAGAGCGTTGTCTTGCCTAATTTAATTTGTCCACGAAGAAGATGTTTGTAATTTTCAAGAGCAACTTTAATCGTATTTAGTTGATATTTCATTATTTATTATCCTTAATCCCAAGGCAGTTCATCATCGGTAACTTCTTTAGACGATCCCCATTCTCCACCTTCGACGGATTCAAATGCTTTTTCTTTTGCTTCTTCTTTTTGCATTTCTTCCAAAACTTTACTCATTGCTTTTTCAGAATAAGTTTCTGTATCAATCGAATCTGGTTTAGCGCCTGTGACCACACGAACAATGCGATAAGGAGAGAAAACCTTAGTCATTTTGTTGGTAGTACCCCATCCATCGCTATCATCTGCCGTTACTTCTTCGGTATTTTTGACGCTTCGAATATCACCCCAGGTATTAATACTGGTATATGGTTTTAGTTTCTTACGGAAATTTTGAGCGAGAGTTTTATCTTCAACTAAGAACGTAGCGGTTTCAATACCGTTATAATTTACAATATTCGATTCAAGAATAAAGTTTTGTTCTTCTGGATTTTGTTCAATGCCAAGAAAAACAAGGTCTTGAGTAAAGTTACTAACAACTTCTAGTTTTTCATCTTCAAGATTTACAGGTTGGCAGAGACTAATTTGATTGGGAATAAATTTTACAGAATGTGCCATTTCTCCATTTTGAGATTTAAAATGACTGTAATCAATTGTTCCCTTAATGAATACACTCATACCATCCTGAAGTTTATCGGAAATATAATCACAGGCATCAAAAGGATGTAAAACTCGCTTATCATTAATTTCTTTGCCTTTTTCGTCAACTGTTTTTTCTAAACCGCACATAACGCCAATTAGACGAAAGCCCTCTTTACTATAGGAATTACGATTTTTCCATTCGACTTTAATAGTTTCCGATTTGTCTTCTTTGGATGCGCCTTTTGGTTTTCCAGAAAAATATACAAACTCCTGTTCACCACCAGAAAGGGAAACAAAAATTACAGCATCTTTACTTACTTGTACTCCAAAGTTTAACATTCGAAACGGTTTGCCATTCTTGGCAACCATCTCTTTATAAAAGGAATCTTTTTGCGTACCCATGATTACGCCTTTTAATTGGAAATTCCCTTTTGTTTGTTTTAAACCAATGCCTTTACTTGCCATTTAAATTCTCCTTTATGTTTTATATTATTATAAATAAATCAATTTTTTTTCATTAATCAGTTTAAAATTTAATAATTATGTATTTTATATATCTCCTATTCATCATTGAAAATTATCCTACTTCCTCTTTCTTCAAATTTGAATGGTAGTTCAGGAACATTTTTCAAAACCATTGCAGATTTGAATTTATCTTGATTTTCTTTTGGAACATAGAAAAGCATGTAACCACCAAATCCTGCCCCTAAAAGTTTACCACCTAAAGCCCCATTTGACAACCCATAATTATATAGATCATCAACATCCACATTTGTAGTTCGAGGATTAAGTTTCTTTTTCAATTCCCAGGTAGTATTCAATAATTTTCCAAAATCATCAAATTTTTTGCAAAGTAATTCGGTAATTGCCTGTTCGCAAATAGAAACCATTTCAGAAACTATAGAACTTTTGGATTTAATTTCATCTACTTGCTTTGCTAAAATATCTGATGAACTTCTTGTTATTCCAGTATAAAACAAGAACAAATTATTATTTAATTCTTGCTTTGTTTTCATAAAAATCTCTTGTGATGGTAAACAAATCGCGAAATGAGGATGCTTTGTAGTAAAAATAATTGAATTTAAACCTCCAAAAGCAACAGCTACTTGATCTTGATAACCCATTGGCTTATAAAGACGAATATTTTCAACATCGATAGCCAATCTGCTTAAATCGGTTGCGTTTGCACTTATTCCCCTTTTTGTAAGTAAAACATTTAAAATACCCACTGTTACCGCGCTTGACGATCCTAATCCCGTTCCAGCAGGGATATCGCCCATCATAGAAATTTCTAGTCCGTGAGAAAGTTCAATAGTATTAAGTGCTTCTCGAACAATTTCATGTTTTATATCTGTGACTTTATCAACCGTTTCAGTTATTGAATAACTTAAACGAATTTTATTATCGTATCTATTTTTGATAATTACATAAAAATATTTATCAATGGATGTGGACAACACAAGTCCATAATCGTAATTCATAAAATATTCAGGGAAATCGCTTCCCCCACCAAATAATGAAATTCGATAAGGAGTTTTAGATACTATCATTGTTTTCTAAAGTGTCAACAAATACAATATCATTATCGTTATCGCCATTGTTTAAAGTGTCAATAAAATAATGAAATAATATTGAATGAGTTGATTCTACAGCATAGATATTGTCAGATGGAATGTTGATATTTAAATTGGATAATTCGACTAATTTTCCACCGTCATTTCCTGTAAAACTTAATACGGGATATCCTATATTGCGAGAATATTTAGCCGCATTGAGAATATTTTTAGATAAACCGCTATAGGATATTGCAATAATTAGAGGAATTTTTTTAACTGGAAAAGAATTATTAAGAGCAAAATTTTCTATTTGAACGTTGAAAATTTCCTCGTAATCCCAATCATTTGCAATTGCTGTTATCAGTCCATAATTATCAGTTAATGAAAATGCGTTTCCTCCCAAAACCTTATTAATATCTTGAGCAAAATGAGCGGAACTAAACGCACTTCCTCCATTTCCCATTAATAAAATTGGAATGTTATTTTTAATACAATATCTAATGCCTTTAAGTGCCTCGTTTATTTTTAAGTTATCAACGGGCATATTATAATTATTTTGTATATATTCTGTAAATGATATCATATTATTATTTATTCATCAGTCTGTTTTGATCTGTCTGCATATCCTTGATTGTAACCGTTATTATATATTTGAAATAGAATATTTTCCATTTCGCCAAGATCACATAAATTTAATTTTATTTGTATTGTTTGCAAAATTTCTATTATTTTTTTAAGTTCTTCCTTAGTCTCTGGATACATCATAATTATTATTTACACACATTTATTTACCTTTCTATTATTCAATCACCAATAATTGCTATTTGACTTGCCGCAACCCAATGATAGATTTTTGAAATTTTCTTTCCTTTACTTTCATATTGATTAATTGCTTGTCCCAAGTCGCCTGAATAATTATAACTTGGACGTTCTAACAATTCTTTAATTCCTTTAAAGCTTTGTACTTCAACTATTTCATATTTAGAACGATCAAAAATAACTTTTGATTTTTCTGCTAATTCTGCTTCAATGACAGATTTCTTTTTACGTCCCATTTTATTTAGTATTTATTTTGGAATTTTTTGATGGTTTTTTTGTTTTCGATTCAGCTTTTTCTTTCAAAAGTTGTTGTTTTTCTTCTTCCGTTGCTGGTTGACGATATCCACGATTTACAGCTTTAATAAATTTACTACGACTACCACCAAATACTTTTTCAGCAATTGCTTCCGCTACACCAATTTCAGGAACAAATTCTTCACCTTCTGCACATCGTACAACTGTTTTTGTTCCATCTTGCCAAAATACAACAGTGGTTTTTCCACTATAAATAATTCGTTTAGGAACATATGAATTTTCAGGTGGATTATATTTTAATGTTAAAAAACCATCACCGAGAGATTGATAATTTACGGCATCACAAGAAATTGTAAGTGTTCCCATAATACTACTTTCACCATGATTATTAACCCACGTATTTGCCATTTTATTATTTAAATCCTTTCTTCCATGTTTGTTTTATCTACAATAATGCCCTCAATCCACGCCTCCGCATGTTCGTAGGCATTCAATAAAATTTGGTTAATGCACATTTCTAACTCAAGTTGAGAGTGAGCATCGCTGTTAATCCATTGCATCATTTTATCAACATTGACAATTTTTAAGGGAACAATTTCGTCGCTTTCCCTATTTTTGAAAACAACATCTGCTAAAATTTCTAATATTATCGTATTATCTTCTAATTTTATATTCATTTTTCCCTATCCAAAAGAAATATTCTTCATGGCGTTTTGAGTTGTTTTGTCAGTATGTTGTAGGTATAACAATGTTGTATTTAAACTTTCATGCCCTAACACTCCTTTTACCGCATAAGCATCTACGCCTTCATCTAATAATGTAATAGCCGTTGTTCTCCTACAAGAGTGAGGAGTCAATAACTTTATTCTTTCCTCATCAATTCCGGCAATCTTCATCCAGTTTTTGATTCTTACCCTGATTGTTTCTGTAGCATATGGTTTGTTGTGATTGGATTCAAAAAGATAATCGGATTCAGACGTTTTGGAATTCAAGTGTTGTTTTAAAACATCAATTGCTTTTTTTGAATACAAAAATACATTTCTGAATTTTTCACCTTTTCCAAAGATTCCAATCTGAACACAATCATCTAAGAATACAATGTTTGAAATTTTGAGATTAACCAATTCACTTCTTCGAGGGCCAAGATTTATTAGCAAGAGAAACATTAGCTGTTCTTCAACAGTATCGCAAACACCTAAAATTTTACCCACCTCTTCTTTTGAGAATATTGATCGTTTTTTCTTTGGTTCTTTCATGAGAGGCACTACGGTTAAGGGAGATTCAGAAATTTTATTATGGTCAACTAGGTAAGCAAAAAAAGCTTTTAAATTACGCAAGTGTGTATTTACACTTTTTTCTTGCAATCCAGAATTAATTAAATTCAATTTAAAATCTTCACATTGATCAATTTTGATTTTACGAATATCATCAAAAGAAGATATTTCAAGAAAAGAAAGAAAGCGATCAATAGAAGAAAAATATCCAGACTGAGTATGAATACTCTTGCTAGACCTAATAATGTCAGCATATTGCTTTATTTCGGAGATAAATTCAAAATGTGATGTAAATGTTTTCATAAGATTGTCTCTCTTTTTTAAATAGGCTTATTTATATTAAGCCTATTTTACATCAAAATAAACTAAAAGTCAAGAACCAACATTATCAAATTTAACCAATCGTTAATTCATTGAAGCTATAAATTTTTCAATAAAATTCAGAATAAATCTACTGCCTCCAATTGTGAAAGCAGAAATCAATGCAAATATAAATATTCCTAATAGAACTTTATAAATCCATTTTCTAAATTTCTGAATCAAAGTATTCATTTCATATTCCTTTATTTTAAATTTATTTTCCCGTGTACCCTAGCAATTGTTCTATAGGTATCTGCAATATTTTCCACATTTACATTTACATCAGTAGAAAGACCAAATTTATAAGGCTCATTTTTACATTTTTCTTTTTCTTGCTCAAGATTGTCTACTGTAAATAATAAGGCATCTGTCCAATTTTCTTGGGTATTATTAATCAGTTTACCATATTGTTCTAGATCGTTGTAGGCTGGCCCACTTGATGCAATCCAAGGGGTTTGGGTTAAGCAATATTCAACGGGTTTAATCCAGCTTCTATAATTGTCATATTCTCCGGCTAACGGAGCAATACCAATATCAAAAGATTCAGCAAGTAATTTTCCCCATTGTTCGTAGGGAACATATTCTTGAAATATTTTTCTATCTTCTGGAATTTCTAATAAATCATAATTTCTCTTATCGCCACAAATCATGATTTTTACATTCGGCCTTGCACATACTACATTCTTAATTGCTTCTAAAACTCCACTTTCCTTAAAACTTTGAACATGACTAACTGATCCTCCCCATCCTATTGTTACAAAATTTCTTTCTGTTTTAAGAATATTAATATAGTTTGTGGTTTCAAAATAATTGGGAATATAATAAGTTGGAATATAAGGCTCATAATGTCGCATCAACTGTTTAGATGGTAATGTTGCGGCGTGTCCCATTTTCAGCCCCCATATAAATTGATCAAACGGGTGAGGAAAAATATGTAATTTCTTTTCTACTTCTTTATCCTCTTCTTTTTCAACAACTGTTATTGTTCCGTCATTCCAATATGGGTAACTAATATTACTTTCCTCAATACAATGATAAGCATCATCCCAATTTAAAATAATGGTTCTCGCTCTAACTTTCCAATAAGCCATCTGAGTAAGAACATCCCCAATATAATTTCTTTCAACAACTACAACGTGTGAATTGTTGATCGTGTCAACACATTCCTTAGTATTTTCTTGAAATAATTGTATTGGAATTAATGAAACCCCATATCCCGCCGCGGCTAATGCTTTGGCGGGAATGACCATTCTCCAATTCGATGTGTTATATTCTTGGGGTTTGTCTGCATAGACAAATGATACATTAAATTTTTCTTTTTCACCAGTACTATTATTATCTTCACCAGTCATATTATTATATATTATTATCCTTTTTCACCTATAATTTTTTATTCTTTTTCAATATTGTTATTCAAAGAAACAATATGAAATGTTTTCAATTCTTGATTTAAAATCCATTGTCCATAATTGATAATCCACTTATAAAAAATCCAATTTTCTTTTATAAATTTCAATAACCAATTATAAAGAGTACTGTGAGCTAAGTAATAATACGATGAAACTAACATTTTATATTTATTTTTCATACTCATATTCACCCTCTAACATATAGCCGTTTGCGTAAACGCATCTTTGCAATCAATGCACCAGCGGCGGCAATACATCCCCTAACCCCGAAAGTTGCTTCTCGCGTAGGTACTTTTTGCCACCCTCCGTCTTTGAGAGCAGTGGTAAGAGTACTCATTGTTTCTGCACTTGTGTAATTTCCACCAGTAGAAAGAATATTTTTAGCAACAATTTGAGAGTTAGTTACATCAGTTACAAACCATCCGTAGCCTTCTCCGAGTGGCCCTAAAAATAATTGATAATTATTCAATTCCCAAATTTCAAATCCGCACTTTCCTGTTACACAGCTTTTGATAATATATGATACTGTTCCTGGTTGTAATCCAAGTACTGAACCAGCAAGCATATTGGGAACACTAGAAAAGAGCAAACTCCCAAAGGTTAGAAATAAAACCCCTGTAACTAGAAAATTGATAAACCCTTTCATTTTTTTTATTATTCTCCTTTATATAACATAGATAACTTTATTATTGTTTATCAAACAAGAGAATTTATTCTTTGAATTTTTTCATAAGCGCCCTCAAATTTATCTAACCATTCATTAGCATAAGCTTCACTGTCAAAAATAATTATATGAAGAATATTTTTATTTTGAATTAAATATGCAGGATTTTCACTATTTAAATGAGTCCATAATTCAACTTTTCCGTATTCATTATCTATTACATTTAAATAAGCACTACCATTCATTGAATTCAATTGATGTATTCTTACATCATGCATATTATTCCTCACTCTCACTACTTCCTTTTGTAAACCCCTTTCCTTTAAATCGAACAAAAGTAGGAAACCATTTTCGTTTAATATCAAAACTTTTACAATCGGGACAACTAATCTGACTTGCGGCAATTGTTCCAATTGCAGTTACTATACTAAATTGTTTATTACATTCTTTGCAGATGAAGATATATTCCATTGAAAACCCGTTTTATTCTTTATAAATTATTTAGACACTTTTTTATTTGTGTCTAATGAGAATATTATACCAAAAATATTGTAGTTGTCAATATGTGTAATATGTCAACCAATTTGAAACATGGGTTGTAAACCACGCTGTACAAGAATTTGGTTCATGATATTACAGACTTTAACTTGATCTTTTGCTGTTTCCCAATACTTAGCATATATTTTCGGAAAACATAGGGTAAATTGATTATCTAAAGTTGACGACATAGAATTGCCATCTAAATCATTTCTCCACATAAATTCACAGGTTGGAATAGGAATATGGAACATGGGATATTTACGAGAAATTTTAATCCACATATCCCAATCCTCCAATCTCGATAAATCAATATCGAAAAGTCCTACATCGTCAATTGCCCTACGACTGAATCCTACGGTTTCTACCGGAGTAATATTTTGAATTAAAATATCATCATGATTATAATCAAGATCATAAGGTATATCCCTTGTTATTGTTTTATAAATACCATTTTTATCTTTTTGAACCACATTTCTAATAGCATTAGTATAAACTATTTCATTATTTTGTAATAGATATCGCATAAGAAATTCTGCGTGAAATTGGCCTAGAGTATCGTCGTCATCGAGGCATGTAAAATAATTTGCAGTTGTATTTTGGATTGCAATGTTTCTTGCAGCAGAAAGACCTTTATTGCATTCGTTATTTATATATATAAGTCTGTCATCTTTAAAATCTTCAACAATTTTCGAAACATCGTTTCCATTATTTACAATAACGCATTCAAAAGTTTCATATGTTTGATTTATCACAGATTGAATTGCTTTTTTGAGTAATTCAGGGCGATTATATGTCGTAAGAAGAATTGCAATTAATGGCTGATTCATAATAAAGATTCCTTATAATTTTTAATATATCTTTTGATCGTAGTTACTCCAACATGGAATATGTTTGCAATTTCTGCATATGATAATCCATTTAGATATAGTTTAAAAACTGTTTCTATTTGAGTTTTATTTAATTTATAACGTTTATTTCCTTTGCCCAAGCAAGTAATTGTTCCTCCAGCTTCTTTCCAAAAGTTTCCTCTGACGATTTCTCCTATCATTGAATCAGAACAATTATATTTGTCACCTAAGACTTTTAACGTTGTTAACCCTAATGCAAATTCGTTTCTAATAATTACTATATCTTTTTCCGTTAATTTTGAATTTCCATTATTGCTTCCCTTAGGATGATTCGACCTCCCCTTATTTTCCATATCTAGTACATTTTCTTTTTGAGTCCCGATAAATAAATGATCTGGATTAAAACATAATTTTTCATCGCATTTATGGCAGGTTTTTAATTTATCAGAGAGATCATATATATGATAATGGAGCATATAAGATAATCTATGTACTCGAAAACTCTTATTTTTATAATTTAAATACCCATAACCTGATTTATGAATATGTCCTGTCCATATCCAGCACCCATTATCGTTTATTGAAATGTTTTTATATAATATTTCTAATAATTCATCTCTATCGTCACCAATTTTACTTATAATTAATTTCTTTAAAAATAAGTGTTTTGGGTTACAACAGGCGGAATTCTTACACGAATGATAAATTGCACCATGCTCAGGAATATCCCCATAGAATAACTCGTAAGTTACTCGTGAAACAAATAACACTTTATCTTTTCCGGTAATGTCTCTATAAGAAATTAATCCTATTCCACTTGGCTCTTTACATGCTATCCATTCCCAACATTCATCATCACCTTTTTTATCTATTTTAGCCCAAAATCTTTTTAAAAATTTATTATCGTATTTATTATTACTATTTATTGATTTCATTATTTTTTATTTTTTAAAGTTTCTTCAAATTCTTTTCCATATAAACTCATAAAATTATCAGGTAATCCTTTTAATTTTTCTTTTGCAATAGGCAACCAATTTTCAGGGAATAATTCTGGCATTTGAGTTATAAAATATGATTTAAATAATTCGTCATTATTTTTTACTTCTCCGCTTTGAATAGATTGTTTATCGTGGATTCTGTAATGGAAAAGTGGCAATGGGCAATGAATTCCAAAATGGCCTTTTCTAGCTTGCCTCAAATGCAAATGATAATCTTCGTGGTGTCCACGATTGTTCAAATCATAGCCCGTATCTAAAAATGCATCTCTTTTCATCAATGTTGCATAAGATATAAAATTATTTTCAATTAAACGAATAAGATTAAATTCTGGTTGAAAAAATCTGTGTTCTTTCCCATCTGGAAAATGATATACGGTATCACAATATGCATAATCTTTATCTGAATTATTTTGAAGAGTCTTAACCATTTCAGTAAGATAATTGGGGCTTATCCAATCATCGCAATCTAAACTCATTATATATTTACCACTGGATTCTTCAAACCCATGCTGTTTGGTTCTTGTAATTCCCAAATTTTCTTTATTATAAAGAGGCAAGAATTTATTAATTTGATATTTCTCTACAAGATCGAAAATTAACGAATAAGAATTATCGGTAGATGCATCATCTACAAAAACAAGCTGAATATAATTTTGAGAATAATTTTGAGCGACAATTGATTTAATTGTGTCTTCTAAATATTTTGAACCGTTATAACAAGCGATAATTACTGAAATTGAAGAAATCATGTTATTTTAACTCCATTTCAAATCCATGTTTATCCGCCAAAATTAAATCACTATGTCTTTCAATAATATAATTTAAATTTCTTTGTTCAATCGAATTAAACCATTGTGCCTTATGCGGATTTTTTCTAGTGTTTCCCCACGCAAGAGGCGATTCATAATCACATGCATAAGCACCCATCAAATATCCTTTTCTATAACTCCTAAACCCCAAATCCGTATCATCCTGAAATAGAGGCGCAAACGATTCATCAAGATAGTCTAATTCCTGTAGTTTTAAATGATCTAGCATTAAAGGCCCACGATTGCATATATCTCTGATACCTAAAATGTTTCTAGGTGAATTTACATCTTTTCCAAAAATATTAAAAAATTCAATTTTATTATTTATAATTTTTACATCTACCGCATCTCTTGCGCTAACTCCTAAAAGTGTAGGAACAATGTCAAACGGTTTTAATAATCTTCGATCAAATTCGAATTCGGTTATTAACATATCGTCTTGAACGTTGAGCAGAAAATCGCAAGACGAATTCTCGAATCCTAAATTACAACTTTTTACCTCATAAAGATCAGAATCAGATTCGAACGTTTTTATTTGAATCTTACCATTACTGGAATTCAAATTTAAAGTTTTATATATTATTAATTTCGATTCTTTATTGCAATTATCTAAAATAACAATTAATTCTTTAACGTTTTCAGACGAATTAATAAAAATATTTTGAATTATTTTCTCAATAATTTCTGTTTGATTATGTATTGGGAGAATTATACCAACTGTTTTATTTTTTAACATAAATTAAATCTCCACATAATTTAATTAACCTGACCATGCCTCACCATACCTCACGTCGCCTGAACATATCTTACCAATCCTCAACCTCAAATTTATTCTTTCGTATCCCCAAAGCCATCTTGCAATTTCATTTTGTCTCGCGCGTCCATCATAAAAGGATGTATTTTTTTATGACAATCTTTACAAGACACCTTTAAATTGCTTGGATGATTTGTGCCACCTTGCGATAATTCTAATACATGATGAATATGACAATTCGTTAATTCCACTTGTTGTTGACAATATTGACATTTTCCTTCATCTCTCAAGTATACATACTGCCTCAAAACTCGCCACAAATGAACAGATGGACGTTTATACCAGGGAAATTGAAGTTTGGGATATTCTTCTAGTGTGAAGAATGTTTTTGTTATTGTGTTTTTTATTGTAATATCCTCAAATTATTATAAATTATCTTTATTAGACATTATTATGTCGCGCCATACCATACCATACCATACCCCGCCAAATCGTACCTGATCCCACCTGACCTCACAGCACCACACCGTACCTCGCCACACCGCAACCTCAAATTTAATCCTTGCCTAACCATACCCCGCCGTACCTGACAGTACCAAATCCCGCCTAGCCGTACCCCTTCTATCCAAACCTATCCCCAACCTCAAATTTCTTAATCCAAAACCTCAAAATGCATAACTGAAAATCTTCCAAATTTAGGACGATAATCACCTACGCCCACCGTTTTTCCGGCAAGCACTAAAACATCTTGAAGAATTCCAGAGGGCAATTCGTCATCGATGACGTTAATTGTAAATTCTAATTTCCATCCAGATTTAAAACATGGGCGAAGTCTAACAACTCTTGCTCTTTGAATGACAACGGGACGCATATCTAAATATAATTCTTTATCGGGGTCTGTGTCTAACTCTTTTGGTTCTGGAATGCCAAATAGAATTTTTTCAGGATCAATAAAAACATTTGCGGCAACCAAATCCTTATAAGTTTTACCACGCTTTCCTGTAACTTTAAAATTTGTTGCGGCTTTAGTCATGGACAATTCAAAATGATTTGCGGGTTGATAAACTTGTCCGTTGACAACGTAAAGACTTTGCCGCCACTCTTCTCGATAGTCTTTTGCACCTGTACTTTTAGAACCGCCCTTTCCAAAATCTGCATAGTCGGGCATAGGAAAACGATGTTGCAACAATGGGGAAGTGCCTTCAACAATTGTTTTAACCTGATACATAATTAAAAATCTCCTTTTTATTTATTATCTTTATTTGTTTGACAAACTATTCGTGTAATTAGCACTTAGATAGTTTATCAAACATGTTAAAATTGGTCAAGGATGAATTTTAGTTAAATTTTTTGTTTGTTAAATAATTCCTTGTCATACCTTACCTTATCTTACCTCACCCAATCTTACCATGCCTTACCACACCAAAGCGTATCTCACCCGACACTACCGTACCCAAACCTCAAATTTTAATTTGAATTTTTACTTATTATCTAAATCATCTAATTCTTTGCGCCAACTGTTGTCTACAACATCCTCGGGATTGGGAGTAATGCCCTCGATTTCAGGAACTATAAATTCGGCAAACATATTTTCATCTCTAACCAAATATGGATATTGATATTTTTCTCTAAGTAAACTCATTAAACTTTGATCGTGACGATGTTCTCTAAATCCATCAAAATTTGAATATTCGTTTTTTCCAAACATTACTTCCGATCTTAAAGATAGTTCAAGCCATTCTTTTACATACTGTAAACTTTTTTTATTTTTCAAAAATCCAAAAAGATTACCCTGAATCTGTATCGAATTAAAATACCTTTCTTCATTAAATCCACCATTGATAAACATATCCATTCGAGTCCAATGCCGATTTAAATATTTTACTCGCCAATGATCTCTAAAAAATGCACCATATTTTCCTAAAACATCATAAAAAATTTGAGGGTCTTTTGCTATTATATGATTACTATCTGTAAATAGCAATCCATCGCCATTTTCGATTTTGTTTAAAACATCCCATATAATTATTGGGCGAAAAGCAAATCCGAAAGAAACCTTACTTAAAACGTCCGAATGTTCTTTATAATAATCTGAATTAAGTATAAAGTTGTTATCATATTTAAAACAAGTAATTCCCCATTGTTCAGCGGATTTAATTAATCTATCTGCTTCCTTATTGTAATCGCGATGAATCCCTTCTGAATTGTGACGACTATAACCATATTCTGTTCCCCCCATTACTGCTAAATATTTTTTCATAATTCATATCCCGATTCTAATGCATCCCGAAAAAACATTTTAACAGTATCTAAACTATAGTCTTCTAAATTTTTACCAATTAAACCTAATTTTTTAATTAAATCATCAGTAAGAGTAATAATATCTGCTCCACTTTCGATTGCTTGCCGTACATTATAAACTTCTCTAGCAGATGCCCATAACAATTCTGAAGTACCAAATCCAACTGTTAATCTGGCGGATTCCATTAGTTTAACAGGATTAGATAAAGTATCGGCAATTCTGCCCGCAAAAATTGATATAACAGATGGAGAACAATATTTTAACACTTCGCTTGCAAGTTTAACCTGCTTGTAAGTTGTAACTGCTGTTACATTAATTTTTATTCCTTCGTTATGTCCCAAGTCAAAAATAAGGGGGATTGAAGTAATTCCTTGTGTGTTCGTAATGGGAATTTTTATATAACAATTATCTGCCCAACTTGCAATTTTACAAGCCTGACGCTTCATTTCATCATAAGTATCGGCAATTACTTCAAATGAAATTGGTTTTTTTGTAATATGCATCAGAACATATTTAGCAAAAGCTTCATAATCAGTAATACCAGCCTTTTTTAAAAGGGTTGGATTAGAAGTAAAACCATCTATTAAAGGATCATCATTTTGTTCAATCATTTTATCTGGATTTGCACCATCGGCAAAAACTTTAATATATTTATCATTATATTTGATCATTATAATTTTATCGATTCCTTTTATTATTATAAAATAATTTTGTAAATATCGTCTAAAGTATAAACAATATAATCAACATGTTCTAAATTTGGCTTTCTTTCATCATATTTATGGTTTAACCAAATTGTTGTACATCCAACATTTCTACCAGCCTCCATATCACTCCATCTATCACCAATAAAATAACTATTACTCAAATCAATATTGTATTCTTTTGATGCTTGTAATAATAATCCACTTTTGGGTTTTCTGCAAGAGCAATGATCGTTATTGTCATGTGGGCACACATAAAATTTTGTTATAAAAACCCTGCTTTTTAAATAATTATTTATTGTATCTACTTCTTCTAAGGAAATAGTGCCTCTAGCAATTTCAGGCTGATTTGTAATGCCAATAAGTAAATATCTTTTAGACAAATATTTTAATAATTTTTCTATTCCTGGCACTAAAATAATTTCATTTATATATTTAGGAGAATGAGGTTTATTGTTGATAACAACGGCTTTATTAATTACACCATCTCGATCTAGAAAGATTGCTTTATTTTTTGTCATTGTTTACTTCATTCACAGACTCCCATTTGGTTTGATTCTCTTTTAATAAAGGATGAGAAACTAGTAAATGTAGAATAATAGATTGGGTTTCTTCAGTATGAGGAGTAATTCTTTCTGCTATCATCGGTTCAACAATTACACTCACATCGGCATTTTTACTAATATATCCACCATCTCTACCTACAATTGCTAAAGATTTGCAACCTTGTTTTATTCCATAGTTGATAGCATATATTAGGTTTGTGCTAATGTTTTTTTCTAAACTGCCTCCTCCGACTGAAAGAAAAAATAAAATATCGTTGTAATTCAATTTACTTGTTCTCAACCATTCTGTAAAAACAGTTTCAAAACCATCATCGTTGGCTCTAGCCGTTAACTCTGCTATGTTTTCAAGAGGATTGTAAGATTCAACACCAATAATTTTTCTGAAATCATTTACAGCATGACTTGAATTAGAATTTGAACCACCAACACCTAAAAAGAAAATCCTGCCGCCGTTACGCCTAGTTTCAAGAATAATTTCTGCCATTTGTTCAATTGGAGTGGTGTCTAATAGTCCTATTATAAATCTTGTTTCTGTAATATATCTTTCACTGAAATTTTTTATGACACTAGTAAAATCTTTTATATCGCTACTCATTTATCCATTATCCCTTTCTTTAATATATTTTTCAAACTCTTGAATGCCTTCAAAACTACCTATCTCATAGAATCTTTGTTTTATTTCATAAGCATATAGCTTATTCATATTAACTAACTTTTTATACAATTTTTGTAGATCAAATTCTACATCGTCTATTATACTAAAGATTGATTTATTTGCAATGGTAATTCCGTAATCAATATATTCCATTCGACTATTAAAATTTTCTTTATCATATTGCAAAATATTTTTCCCATTAGTAACGATATTATTTTTATGTTTTTTATTCGTGTTTCTATAGACCGTCATTAATGCACCAGGAATATTATTCTTAGCATAATAATTCTGGATATTAGCATAATCAATTGATAAATAAGAATCACCATATAAAATAAAAAAAGTATTCGATAATAACGGAAAGGCATTTTTGATTGCCCCTCCTGTTCCCAATTTTCTATCTCCATCATCGGAAAAAGAAATATCTAAATCATAATGATTATGCTTTACAACACCTTTTATTTTTTCTCCTAAAAATCCAGTAGCTAAAACTACATTTCTAAATCCTCTTTTTTGCAATAGTTTCAACTGATGATTAATAAAAGGAGTGCCATTAATAGTAATTAAAGATTTGGGCATGTATTTGGTTAGTGGATGCAAACGAGTTGCTTCCCCACCGCATAGAATTATTATATCATACAAGTTGTTTTACTCCCGTAAAATCAAATTGAAATTTTAATTCTGATAATTTATTTTCGTGCATAAAATTTCTCAGATTATCTTTATCTTCAGTATATGCGAGAAAAAAACCGCCCTTTCCACTACCTACAAGTTTCATTCCTAATGCTTTGTTTTGTAATACTGCCTTGTAATATATATCTTCGATAAATGTATTTTCTCCACCATTACGATGCTTTTTATTTTCCCATTGTTCATTTAATAAATAAGCAAATTCTTTTAAGTTACCATCTAATAATGCCTTTTTTGACTTGTACCCAACCTCTCGAATATCGCAAAGATAATTGATCATATCACTATCACTATTTTTAGTTTTATCATCTTGATTTTTCAAAATCGAATTAGTTTGGTGACTAACACCAGTATAAAATAACATTAAATTTTCTTGTAGTTTTGTTAATACGTCAAAATCAATATTCAACGGAGAATGCTCCACTTTTCCATCTGGATTAAATGTTAATTCCGTTATTCCACCCAACGCTGAAATATATTCATCTTGTTTTCCTTGAATATTTCCAAGTTTATAAATGTTTATATCACAAGCTAATTCTGCAATTCTTTCAGATGTTATGGCAATATTTCTATGAGAATACAATGCTCGTAATAATGCGACGGTAAACGATCCACTTCCACCAAGCCCGGAACCAACAGTAGGAATATCGGAAAATGTTGTAATTTCAATTTGAGGAGTTTTAAAGTCTAATAATTTTAAAGCCTCCTTAATTGTAGAATGTTTGACTTCATCAACAGTATTAACTTTTTCTATCTCGGAATATTTCAATACAATTTCTTCTTTAAATAAACGATTAACCACTACATAAACATACTTATTTATTGCGGCTGAAATACAAAATCCCCCATACTGATTAGAAAATGAAAGTATGTCACTTCCCCCGCCACCGAAAGTAATACGAAGGGGCGAACGTGCAATAATCATCGAATCACCTTCAGACATTCATCATAAAATTTCATAGTATTCAAAGCATCAAACGCTGTACAGGGTGGAATAGAATATTTACGGGCATTGCCAAACAAGGCATCTAATTCATCGTGGAAAGAACTAGAACAATCATCTGTTACAACAACCTCTTCTGTTTCCTTTTGAGATTTACCACTATCCAGCCAACCCCACCTTTTACCTCGTGTATATGTTTGTGGACCATAAGATTTTCCCCTACCTGAAACAATGCCATAACCATCTTTTCCATTAACTTCGATCTTAAATGTACTTTTCCATTTCACAAGAGAAATTTTCAAATTTATAATAGTGCCAATATCATCCAACATTATTGACACTTCTTCTTGAATTCCTGTTTTCCAAAATCCCTTCCAATTTAAACCATACAGAGGGGTTGGGGTTTCATAGGAAAACAACCTCAATAAGTCTAAAGCATGGACTCCGGGATCAAGCAACGCTCCAAATCCGCATTCTTTAGGATTAGATTTCCAAGTTTCTAAATCTGAGGGTGAGCCACCATGACCTAATTCAATATTAATGCTAGAAATATTTTTTCCAAAAACATTAGAATAAACACTATCCTCAATAATGTCTGAATATAGGGCTTGAATTCCTTTAAAAAATCTATAATTAAATCCTATATGTAATTGATTATCAAATCTTAACATGCTAGTAATGTGATTTGCTTTCCATAACGTAGTACCAAAAGGTTTTTCCATAAGAATATTACACTCCCAGGGAATAACATTTTTTACCATTTCAACTGCTGTTTTGTGAGGCGTAGCTACAATTACCCAATCTGGATGGTCTTTTTCAACTTCCTTCAAAGAATTATATCGAAAATTTTCAAAATTTCCAGTATAATAAGGATCATAAATTCCTACCTTCTCTAAATTTAATCCTTCTTGCTGTAATTGTAGTAATGCGTTATATCTCTCGTGACCGATACTACCAAATCCAATAATAGCAACTTTCATTGTTATTCAATTCTCCTCAATAGCCATTTGTTTTCATCATTTTCATCTAAAAATTTAACATTATTGTCTAAATATCTCTGCCAATTATCTCTTACATGAATAAATCTACCGTTTAAACACTGATTATTACTTTGTAAAAATTTAGAAATAAAGTTTACTGGTTCACTAATATCCGTTATTGTTCTCGGCGTTACTCCTGCTTTTTTCATTTCATCTAGCATGGAAGTCTGCATAGCCCCCGGCGCGAGTGCCACTACTGAGAAATTGCCTTTACTAGATAGTTCAATTGCTAAATTTTCTACTTCTCGAACAATTGCTACTTTAGATAAAGCATAAGCAGAGAATTCAAAAAATCCAAAAGCTGCACCTCCCCCCGAAAGAAATACAATTCTGCCATATGCAACATTAATCATGTGTTCCAATAAACATTTAACAACTACTAAATTGCCAATTACATTTGTTTGATAAACCTCACCCCATTTATCTAAATCTAAATCAGAATCAATCAACCCATGAGGCTTTCCGGTAATTCCAGCGCATAAAATAATTCCAATATTTTTTACGTTCCACATTTCTAAAATTTTATTCAAACGATATTTTAAATACTCAGCATAATAATATGGGTTAGCCGATAAGTCAATATTTATCCAAAAAAAATTAGGATTATCAATTCCAGGATTTGTTCTTGATAATCCAATAATCATAATATTTTTATTAAGTAAATCTAAAGCCGTAGCCTTTCCTAACCCTCTAGATGCTCCTGTTATTATAACAACATCAGGATATTTCATAATTTAACCTTTTTCAATTATAACCAAAGATTTATAGATGCTAATGCTGTAAACATCTTTAACGTCACCTGTTAATAAATGACAAGATGCATAATAATCACCGGGGGCGGAAATATTGGGAAGTTGTATTTTTTGTTGAATATCATAAATCCAATAAAATAATGGGTTTTTATATTTTTCATCAAATCCACAAAAAACATCTTCGATTACCCATAATCCGCCTGATTTTAATTTTTTAAATCCATTACGAAAAGTCGCTATTTGATCATAAGGATCATGGGAACCATCATCTACAATAAGAGAAAGACTATCGGGAATTTCTTTCCAATTATCGAGTTTTGTAGAATCTCCAAAAATAATAGTTGTATTTGCAATATCTACAATAGGAGATTTCCACTTTTCAACATGTTCTTTTCCGCCATATTCCATACAATAAATTTGAGCATCAGGAAAATAATCATGCCACATTCTGATACTTCCACCTCCACCTAAACCAATTTCCAGCATGGAATTTACTTGTCGATTAGCAAGAATTTTTTCATAAACAGGAATATAATTATGCCCACCTAATATTTTTCCTTTATCTGTATTATATTTAATCGCAAGCTCCGATAGTGTTTTCAAATTTACTCCTTTCTATAGCACAATCTGTCATTAATTACTCTCCCAAACCTTACCTCACCTAACCCAACCCCACATTTCCTCACCATATCACACCATTCCACACCCATCCTTACCTAAACCTCAAATTTATTCCGATTTTAATAATTCATCAATCGTCTTAGATATAGCCATAAATGTAGTATATTTATTATTCCACCCCAATTCTCTAAGTTTGGTCGAATCAAGTAATACCATTTTAATGTCCCCTTTCCAACCTACGTCTTCTTTTCCATAGATGATTTCAACATTTTCTAATTTCATTTTTGAAATTACCGCATTGGCAATTGCTTTAACAATCATGACATCTTTTGTTGCCACATTATAACATCGATATCGAGTTTGCATATCGTATATAATAATATCTTTATATCCATAGATAGCATCTAAGATATCATCAATATAAACATATGCCTTAGCTTGATTGCCTAAACCTAGAACCTCTAGCTTAGTAGGATCAGACCTAAGTTTGCGAATAAAATCAAAAATCACGCCGTGGGTAGCACAAGGCCCTACTACATTAGCAAATCGAAACACTATAGCATTAATATCAAACATATAAGAATAAGCAGAAATTAATGCCTCTCCTGCTAATTTAGATGCTCCATAAGTGGAAATTGGTTGCATAGGAGAGTATTCTTCGTTCATTATGGTATCTCCACCATCTCCATAAACGCCGCTTCCACTAGCATAAATTATTGTTGATACTCCTGTTATTCTTATTGCCTCTAAAATACAATGTGTTAAATAAGTGCCTTTCCAGAAATCAATAGATGGTTCTGTTATTGCTTTACTAATATCAGCATTAGACGCTAAATGATATACGATATCACAATCTTTCATTGCTGTTATTAGAGATTCCGAATCTTCAATATCTCTTATTACAATTAATAATCTTGGATCAGTTCTTACATCAGTTAAAAACTCTAATCTTCCAGATGACAAATTATCATAAACAACAATTTCACAATTTGGTTCACATTCAAGAATTCGATGAACTAAGTTACTTCCAATAAAACCTAGCCCACCCGCAATAAAATATTTTACATGCTTCAAACTCATAAATCAATCTCCATATGACAGCCATTAGGAATAACCTTGAAAAATTTTGAGTAATCTATTCGAGTACCTTCTTCATATAATAGTAACAGTTCTGCGCTATTAAATTTATCATTCATAGAGAACCGATTTAAAGCAGTTTTCTGTACCCTATTTGCCGGATTCGAGAATGCTTTCGATTTATCAAAACACATCAAATATGGCTTTCTAATAAATCGATTTAAATTAGCATAAAGAACAGATTCTAAACTGTTCGGATTTGAAAAATTATTATTTTTTAAAATAGATAGAATATCTTTCGTTTCATATAAAGAAGAACTTACTTCAAGCGCATAAGCAAAATCAAGATGCGCTTGTGTCCAATCATAAATAACAAAATTTTCTTCAATGTATTTAATAGACGGAATAGGTTGATGGGCATTTAGGGGGTAGCAGTAATGAGTATTTTTTCCTAATCGTAAACTACAACCCAATACGTTCCTGTGAATTTCAAGTAATTTTATAATTTTTTTAATTGAAAATGTGCCACAAAAAACTGTGTCGTCAACTAAAAACAGAACATGTTTTTTATCTTTTAAAGCATTCAGCAAATCGGTTTTAAAATTATTTTCTTTTATGAATTCTGGATAGGGATGTTCTATTTGTAGAATTTTATATGATAACGCATGTTCAGCATCATGAGTATAAATAATCTTAATTTCTGGTAAATCTGTATCTTCATTGGCTTTATAAAATCCATTTAAATTTAAGTCCAATTGTAATGCGCGATTTTTAGAAAAAATTATTGTAACTATATCTGTATTCAAAATTATTATCCTCTTATTTTATATATTTTACACAGATATTCCTTGCCCCACTTGGAATATTGTCAGTCGCCCTGTGCAATTTAGCTATTGCAATACCATCTCTCCCCCAAAAAAGCCCACTCTACAAAATTCATCGGTATCTTGATCAATTACAATTTGATTGTTGTTATTAAGCCAAATTATTCCATCGTATTGCATAGATATTGCTTTAGCAATTTCTTCGATGCTTTCTTCAATAACCGCTCCCGTTGCCATTGTTTTGTATATTCTCCCTTTCAAATAAATTGATATTACTTTCACAATATAAATCATAAATCATAATTATGCATTATTTATTATATATACAAGTTGGTTGGATGTTAGCACCTATAAAAGATATAATATCAAATTTCACATAGCTTGTCAATACCCAATACTACCCAAAATATAAAATCCATCCTATCAAATCTGATAGGATGGATTTTATATTTTCATAATTTTTCAATTTTATTTTGCTTATTTAATAAGCTTCAAAACTTTTTGAATGTTCTTTTCATCATCTAGAAAACGAAGAATTTTACCTATATTACCAGTCTCTTCATAGACCCGAAACCAACGTAGTTTTGCGCCTGCTTCATAAAGCTGATTGGTATCAAGCATTTGACCTACCATATTCGCTTTCAATTCGGGTAGATCAATGATACCCACACGCTTTGCAATTGACCCTAAACGATAGGGCAAAATACCGACAACGCTTTTACCTTGAATTTCATGAGGATATGCACGACTCTTTACATCCCCAAATACTCCATTTTGACGTAACCACTCAACATTAGATGGATATTTAGTAATAATCAACGCTTCTGATTTTTCAAAACCTGTAACAATTTCGCTTTCAATTTCTGTTTCATCGCTTACTGAAATCGTATCTTCAACAATAATTGTGTTATCCATTTTCCCATTTCCTTTTTTATTTTTATTCTTATTTTTATTAGTTATTTTTCTAATGTTTTGATTGTTAATTGAAATTTCTTGTTCCAACTCGGCCTTAGTTTTGGGAACAACCGTTCCCAAAAGAGTACTGCTTTTATTTCCTAAGTGAGGCGATTTTAATCCTAATTTTTTAGCCCTAATTTGAGGCAGAATTTCAGTTCTAATATTTAATTTTTTAGCTTCTTCTTCGGCTGAAACAGCCTCAACTTTATCGCTATAAGGCCCTACAAACCGTGTAATTTCTTTTTCTTCATCTGTTAGTTTGACATAATAATTAGCCATTTTTTTCTTCCTTTTTAGTTATACTGTTACTATTTTACTATTACCAATAATGTTAGCATTTATATTATATGTTCTCAATTTCCCTCCTATGGATTCGATATTCATTGTTATAGATATTATATATCCTTTTTATCAAATGTCAATACTCAATTTCATTATTAATTATTTTTTAATATAAAAAACCACCTCTAAAGATGGTTTTTTATATTAAAAATTTTAGCTAATTATTCTTTATTTACTTCTAGCCCATTCAACAATGGTATTTGCGGCAATAGTCATAGTATCGGCCCGATTTCCAAACAATACGCTATAGCTAGATGGTTTCTTAGTTACCCTGAAATGATTTTCATATTGAGTAACAGCATTGAACAAATCCCAACCAGTGTTACCAGTAATTGCAATTCCTTCGCCACTGTACAATCGAGTTACCACATCACGATCACGAGTTGCCTTTTCAAGAGCAGATGCATATCGTTGTTCTCGTGATTCTCGCAAAATAGCGGGATAATCCTCAGGAAGAGGAGTAGGATCAGGATAAATTTTTGTAAGAAGATTGTTGAGAGATACAGAATTTCGAATAGCCTTCCCACACATGACATTAAAAAGTTCGCTTGCAGATTCAGAGTGTCGAAGTGCCCTTTCCTGAACGTGAGCCATCCACGCGCCTAACTCCATACCGAGATTACTTGAATTATGCCTTCCTGAATACACCTTTCCCTTACCAGTTAGTTGATAATTGTTCATTTCACCTTCAGAAACAGCCATAACATATGTATTAGCGCACACTACTCGAACACTCACTACATACAAACTAGCACCAAACTTTCCATCATAACCAACGGCTACAAAACCAAAAAGAATAATTTCATCCCCGTTTACATCAAAACCTGGAAGTTTCCAAGTTAGAAACAATTTTTCCCCGTTTCCCAAAAATCCAAGAGTTTCAACGGGTTGATTGACATTTAGATCAAAACTTTCCATAACGTCAATTGGCTGAAGAATCTTGTAGTTTTTCTTGACAAATCCTAGAGCCACCTCTTTAGGATCACTAGGAATAGGAGAACGAATAATAGCAAAATCTCCAACTTCTTGCATTACGTCATTAATCATAATTTGAACGGGGCGCTTCTCATAAAAAACCCCTTCGATTACACTTCCTGCCTCTACTGCACCCATAGGAACAGTAGAAACATAGGCATCCTTGTGCCAAGGAAGTTGTTCCAATGAATACATTGTGGACATTAGATTAGCTGACATTTGAATTACTCCTTTTGTATAAACTATTTATTTTTATCGAACAGATAAATACATTGTAGCAGATTATTTAAAAATGTCAAGCATTTATTGCCACCAGTTTTCATCAATTTTTTTCAAAAAATATAAAACTTTATTTTAGGGAAAAAACAAGAGATAAGGCCATCCATATTCCAAAAATAATTATCGCTATAGAAACAATAACCGATAGTATTTCTAATATGCCAATATCTGCAAATATAATAAGGCTATCCAAAAACCTACAAAGCAAACAACAAATTAGAACCATAAAAACAGCAAGAGCAAAAATATATAAAATCATAATTTTTTAGTTACCAATTCCATCTAAAAATTCTTGCATTTCTTTCTTGAATTTTTGAATATCTTCTTCACCCTCTATACTAATATCATAAAGATTGTATTCTTTTCCACGAAGAATATACCAAATTGCTTTTAATCGACCTTTTACAATGCCCAAAATTGAATTTTGATTAGCATAAAATCCCAACCAATAATTAGAAATAATAATTGTTTCAGGATCAATGCGATTTGGCGCATATTCATGTTTAGGATAACTATCAAAAGTTACAATATTACAACCACAATTACAATCTACAGCAATTCTCTTTTTATTTGTTTTCATTATAATAAAACTCCTTTTTTATTCGTCGTAATTGATTGTTTCAATGGCATATCCATCCGTAGTAGTATAAACAATTGTTTTAATACCTACATCCTTAATCATCTGAAAACAGCTAGGACAACTCCTAGCCATTGCCCATACTCCATTTTTATATGCCCGAAAAATATAAAGCGTACTTTCCCTAAAATCTATATCGTCTAGAAATTTCTTTGCCTTCAAGAGACACATTATTTCCGCATGTAGTTTATGCGCCACATTCATTCCCCTCATAGAACGATACTTATTATATTCTGCCTGAACAGGGTGAGATTTTTCTACATTATATCCAGTAGATATAATTTGCTTGCGATATTCTAATACACATCCTATATGATGATGAGGATAGTTAGAAAAGAACGATGCATTTCGAGCGAGATTAAGATAACGAATGTGCTTATTCATATATTTTACATTATTTTCAAATTTTGTATTTGATTGTGCCGATAGAGGGATTCGAACCCATCACGCCTTGCGGCACTCGCTCTTAAGGCGAGCGTGTCATCCAATTTCACCATATCGGCAAAGTGGGCAAAGATAGAATCGAACTATCATTAGGACTTTATAAGAATCCCTTCCTTGACCATTGAAAGATTTGCCCATTTATGAATAAAAATACCCATTATCTTCTAATAATCATTCCAATTTTGTTTATTGTACTTGGAATTTCTAATTTTTTTCTTATTTAAACTTTGTTTCTTTTTTCGCTTTTTCTCTCTCTGATACTCTAACTTTTCATCACTTTCTTCATCGTACTCTTCAACATCAATATTATCTTCATTGTAATTGATATAAATTTTATTTTTCATTGATCATTACTCGAAATTTTTATAACTATTCCAATCACTCATTTCTGTTTGAATATAAGATTATGTTTTATATTATAGCAAGTTTTATAAATCTGTCAAGTGGCAATTTATCAAAAAGGTAAACGAAAACCTTGATGACCTAGTATGTAGGGCCATGCCAGATAATAAATCAATAAATACAGAATTTCTTTCCAAAAATGTCCATATGTTACAACATTTTCCTTTCCGAATGTATAAAGAAACCCCATCATCCAAACCATAAACCAATTCCAAAAAATGAAATCCCAATACTCAAAATGAACTTTTACAACTAATTCATCTTGATTTTCAAGCTTCTTATTGATTTTGTTCAACTTTTTCAAGCCTAGATTTAGCCAATTCAAAAATTTGTGTATCATATTCTATTCCTACATAATGTCGATTGTTCTTAATACACCATTCACCCAAACTGCCTGTTCCCATGAAAATATCTGCAATTATGTCGCCTTCATCGGTAAAGGGCAAAACCAATCTATTCATAAGTTTCATTGGTTTTTGCCATCTAACATTTTTATCTGTTTCAGTATATTTTATCCGTTCCTTAGAAATTGTGCTAAAATTACCTAAATCATCGAAGACTGAACAGGGAGTTTTTAATCCCGTACCTTTTTTATCTAATTTTGTCCCGGCTGTTACTTTAGGTATTTGTATTCTATCGCCATACCACTTAAAGTTTTTTCCTTTTGAATAAATTAAAACATCATCATGTTTCTGAGGAAATCCTTTTTTAGGTACTCCTCCCCATTCCTGTTTATAAATAACCCAATTTACAAAATTTGAACTAAACAAGCTGTCTAAGTGGAGTTTCATTTCGGCTACTAAACAATAATCTAATTGTACTATAAAAACTCCATTATCTTTTAAAAATTTCCAATAATAATCCACCCAAGAAAAATTAGAATTATCATAAATCATATCTGCATATATCAAATCTACAGGATGATCTATAACTACATTCATGTTATCGTCATTGATTAATTTTATCATTGGTTAATTAATCATCGCTCTTATTTAGTTGATACTGAGTCCACAAAAGAAAAATAAACACCAATGCAAAGAATATTAACCTATTCCAAGTAAACATTACTCCAAACACTTCAACCCATGAAATATCCATTCTATTATCCTCCAAACTAAATGTTTTCTCGTGTACGAATTATCGCAAAATAAAGTTTACTTAATGCTTTTTTATCAGGAGAATGAGGTAATGGAGATTGCCCATACCACAATTCAAAATCTTTATCCATGTTTTCAGCCATAGCTAGAATTTCATCATATGTATATTTTCCATTTTTAATTGCCAAAATTTCATCTGCATTAGGTAAAGGAAAAGTAATATTTCCTGTCAATAACAATTCTTTACCTTCTGTCATTAAACGAATCAAATGGCTTGCATGTTTACAGTCATAACCAAAGCGATCTTCTAATTCTTTTCGCTTTGGATTCCGATTGTCTCTCCATGCAACATAATTATCCCATTTTTGCTTTGCAACTCTGTAATTTCTTTCTCTAACAAATTCATCATGATATTCATTTTTAAACATCTCGTGAGGAATATTGAAAGCATTTTGTAAATTCTCACCAGAAACAATGGGCTTATCTGTTAATCCAAACATTTTTCTGGTTGGTTTTTCTTTGGGAGGATCAATAAACCACTGACGATGATTTTTAATTGCGTTTAATTGAGAAAAAGCATATCCGGTAAAAGTATATTTTACTTTTTTACTTAAAAACAAATATTTATATTCCATAACAGAATCCCAATATTCGTTTGAAAAAAGAATGCTTTCTTTGGGAACAAATAGCAATTCGATAATATTAGGATTTGCATTAGCACACAAATTGATAAATTTATCTAAAGAGTAGATCGCCTTATCTTCATCAAATCCAGAATCTTGCTGTTCAAATTTATTGAAAGGATCAATCAATATTTCGAGTGGAGGAATACAAACCCCACGAATATCTAAATCGGATTCAGGGGTTGCAGTACCGTATAATCTGCTTCCGGTAACGCATTCGAAAATTTTATAATTTTCAGCTTTAAAATTATTCATATTCTTTTAGATAATAAAAATCAGCTTTTATTGAACAAACCAGACTGAACCTTGTTTATCTTCATTCTCAACTTGTTGAGCGGCAATAACTTCATATTCGTCATTTCCAAGAAAATGATACTCAAGTCTTCCTTCTGCGCTCTTACCTTCTTCTATATAAATAAGCATATCTTTCAATAATAAGGCCAAATCTTTTTTAGTAATTCTCATAATTTATCCAAAAAAAGTAATCCATATACCAACACCCCATAAAATAAAACAAATAATACCGACCAGAGGCCAAATATAAAACTTCTTTCGTTTATTACTTTTTGTCCACTCGGCCCAAATATAAATTCTAGTCCACCATGCCAAGATTGTAAAAAACAAACTAATAACGGGAAACAAACAAAATAAAAGAATGTAATTATTCATTATTTATCTCGTCGGCACTGTTTTCGGCATTGAGCCAACTTTTTACATCTTCAATTATTTCACCCGAATTCATTTCTGATAATTTATCTAATTCTTCTATTAGTCTTTTATTTTCTTCTCTAAAAAGATCATTGCCTTTTTCTTGCATAAATTCACCCATCATTACAATTAATGCATATGCCTCTGATTTACTAAAAGCCAAGGTGCATCCTGTATCTGTTTTAGCCGGACTACCACTGACAAAGTTTTCTATATTATCTACATAATATTGATGAACAAATAATGCAAAATTATCATCATTTAAATTGCCTCGTGTATCAAAAGCTAAAAGTTTATGATCATTGAGTTTATAACATTTATTCATTTAATTTTCCAATCTATAAAATTATACTTTTATTAATATAAATTATTTAGAAATAATTGGCAAATATACTTTTTCTAAAATCGTTCTAACGCCGATTGCTGTCAATGGCTCACAATAATGAGTTTCACAAGTAACAAAAAAACTATGTCCATCAATATAAACATCCCAAAGATCATAGGGATGACCAAAAGTAGAAGTACTAACAATTCCATTATCTGAATATAGTGTTACACTTTCAACAAAATGATCATCATATAAAGAATAATGAATTTCGTTATTTGCCAATCTATCAGGATCAGTTATTTCAAAATAGTATCCATTATCATACCAGATATAATCTTGAGCATTAGCTGTTTTGAAAGCAAATAACAATGCTAAAATCACGAAAAAAGCAATTTTATTTTTCATATGCTTTACCTTTAGCGCAAGTCAAATACAATTTTCAAATCCTATAATAATTTTACAACATTATTGTAATTTGTCAAGAAGCAATTTGTTTTTCAAGGTTGCATCAAAAAAGCAAACGTAAGAAATACTACCGCTAAAATAAAAACATATGTCCAACGTAAAATTTTTGTTTTCATTATTTATTTGATCTTTCCTACATGATTTCCAAAAACATCCACAATTACAGGATTTCCATTTTCTCGATATCCACAAGCACAGCAAACATCAATTTTTTCATCAACCGTAAAAACCAAACTATGTCCATATCGAATAACGTATTCACCATTTGGATTTACTAAATTCCATTGAATTTCTTCTTTCCAAGAATCAGAATTACAGACAGGACAATTTTTATTTTTTTTCATTTTATTTTTCTTTTCCTGTAAACAAATAAGCATCTTCATCTGTGATACGATATTCTTTTATTTTATCCCAAGTTTCGAAAATCAAATCTTCATATTCAATGTTTCCATTATATTTTAATTTTTTGTTAACACAATAACCAAGATTTGATTCATTTTCATATTCGTCTACGCTTATTAAGAAAGGAGAGCCACAACAACCGCAACCATGTATTCTCACCTTATACTTTAAAGTTAAAGCACTAAGCTCTTTTAAAAACTCAAAAATATTATTCTCGTTCATAAAACAATCCTTTTATTGCTATTATTTATTTTAATATTCTTCTTTTAATTCTTCAATTTTTTGGCAATTAATTCGGCAACACTATCAGCCAATTTAATTAATGTCTCGTCGGAAAAAACAACCTCAACTGCATTTGCGTTGATTTTTCCCAATTCATAATCAGCAAAATTTATTAAATCTTTGTCAAACTCATATCTTTCCCACACTAATGTATATTCGTGAGAACCAGTATTTTCTACACCAAAGTAAGAAGAAATAGAATAAGGATGTTCAGGGCTAAAAACTTTCATTATGTCTAGATTTTTATCGATTGAATTTTCCAAACAGTTATCATAACTGCGATCATCATTCCAGCAATTAATATTATTAGATAAAAATACCATTTTATCTTTTATTTTATAATGCTCATGGTCAGATGCAAAATTACATAAAACTATGTATTCATCACCATTTCGTAACATAACTTTCATCCCTGTACGCAAATCGCTTTTATTCATTTTATTTTCCTTTCTTGTTATCATCTTCATATTCTTTGAGAATTTTATTCTTAATTTTTATTGGCACATCTTCCCAAATTCGCCATTCGGTTTTGCCCTTATCAAGACTATAAATTCTTTTTTCCATATTCTCTTTAGCTTCTCTGATTGCTTCATCAATTGCAAATTGAATCATTTCTTCTTTTGTTAAATTTGCAACAATAATATCATCAACAATAGATGACCATTGAGCATATAACCCATTAGGTTGTTTAATAAGACTTCTTCCCATATTTTTTACCTATTTTTACCACAAACCAAATGGTTTATATTCTGTATTATATCCCGCATCTTTCAATTTTGCAACCATTTCTTCTGCGGCAATATTATTCCAAGAATGAACTATAATTTTCTTAATGTGAGGCCGACTTTGAATAATCCATCGAACAACCTCCATCCCGCAATCTTTTCGATTACTGTTTACTAATTGTTCTCCTCCTAAATCATGATCTAGAAATACATAATCCCAATTAGGAATGCTATTTAAATATTGAATCGCTGTACTAGCCGTTGTAACAATATTGGCAAAATCAGGATAAATTTTTTTACCAAATGTGTCAATTCTTTTTTCATTATCATCAAGGAATAGAATATTCATAAACTGCATTTTCATATGTTTCTAATGAAATCCATAAGGAATCTTCTATTTTAATCTGGCACTCTGATTTTATGCCATCTTCAAGCCACTTAACTTCTTTTTCGGGAAGAAACGTGTTATAAAATACAATTCGGTTTTCACATTCTGCTTTTGCTGTACTTTTTACTAAATAAGGAACTCCAATAATAATTCCTAAAAATATGAAGATTATAAAAATTATAAAAATAATATCTAGTAGATTTGATTTTGATATCATTTTCTCTCCTATAAAATGTTCATTTCATTTATTATCTGAATTAATCTGTTTCGTCATTACCAATTGCTACAAATACAAAAGCAAAAACCATACCAGAACCTAACATGGTAAGTTCAATATTTGGAGTTGTGTTTGTAAAAATTGAAAACACCATTATAAAAAAAAGAAACAAAAAAGTAATAAACCCTGCCCCAAAAGCCCTACAAAGAAATTCAAATACCGAATTACTTAAAACTTTCTTCATTTTATCTCCTATTATAAAACTATATTTTTATATTTTTAATTATTGTATCAAATCTCGAAAAGAGATCGTTGTTACCGTTGAAAGAATTAATGCAATAATTACCGATGCAATTACGATAAGAACGTTTACTCCAACTGTTTTTATAACCCATAAACATCCATAATATGTTGAAAACCAGAGCAATAAAAGCACAAAAAAATATACAAAAAAAGTAAAAATCTTCCGTTTAATCATCTAACAATCCCTTTCACCCTGTTCATATCCTAAATTATATTCTGTCCAGAATTCAAACTGAGTTTCTTTATCATAAGGATTATTTGCCATTTTATCATTGTAGCCATCATGCCAACCCCTATCATATGCAATATGCACATATGCAATATGCAATTCATTGAATAAATTTTCGTCTTCCATGATTTCACCCTTATAAAATATCTTTTTTATTAAATTTATCAACTAATTCAACTAATATCAATGTGCGAATACAAGAATCTTTATGCCCATCTTCTTTTTTATTCCAGCAAAAAGGGCAAACCGCCACATAAGAACCTATGGGACGAATAAAACCATCTGTACCTATAGATAATATTGCTTTTTTTAATTATTTTTTAGTAATTGACATATGAAATCAATCTTTCATTCTGTAATCTTTATCAATGTTGGTTTACAAACAAAACCCGAATGAAACAAATTATCTAAAGCCCAATAATCTCTTTGATCGTCATGAATGCTTATCCATTTGATATTATTTACTCTTACTGAAGTAATAAAAACTTCAGCATCATAAAGAGTATTGAACATTAAATCAATTGGCTGATTAAAATCATCGTGTAATATTGTAGCAGTTATCATTCTATTATTCCTATGAAATCATCCTTTCATTTATTTTAAGGAAATTGACACGTGAAAAGGTCGGACTCCCCATCTTTCATCAACTTTTAGTAATGCTTTATCTACGGCTTTTTTAACAGCACACTCTAACATTACATCATTAATGGAAGACAATCCATCAACTTCAGTAGAAACATATCTTGTTCTTGTACTAACAACATCTACTGTCCAGCAATTCATTTCGCCAGAAAAAGATGCGTGCAATACTAATCGATCTTCATCTCCATTGGTATAAATTACTCTTTTAGTATCTAATAATTTTTGATGTAATTGTAAAATCTCTGTTTCAGTCATATTCATTTCCCTTTAATTTTGAGTAAGGATAATTCAAATAAACATATTTTCTTTTTTTCTCGCCTGAAAAAGTAAAATCTTTTAACATTTCAAAAATTGTTTCTTCTGGAATTCTAACTTCTGTTCCATCGTATAAGATACCGTATACAAATGCTTTTCCGGCAAATGTATGAGTATAGATTTTTTTAATTTCATTTCCTTCAATGATCATAATTATACCATAAAATTAGATTTCAATTACTCTTCTTCAAAGTAATAACTATCTAATGGAATCCATTGGCCCTCATTTACTTCAATCTGACAGCCACCTAAAAATGAATAACGATGATCAAATCCGATATCAACGGTTTTTGCTTCACATTCAGCACGATTGAGAATGTTTGCTCCCCAAATCACCCCTCCAAACAATAATACAAAAATCAACACCGCAAATACAACTGCTTTGAAAAAATCCCAATCCCAATCAAACATTTTATTATCTCCTTTTTCCAATTTTGGCTAATAAAACTAACTTTTTATTAATTTTTAAAACCATCCACGATATAGAGGAAAATTTTCAAATGTTTTTAAAAATCCTCTCCACGTTCGAATGCTTCCATCTGAAAATTTTGCTTTAGCAAACCATTCAGATTTATTAAGATAATGATTATACCCTAAACATTTCTGTTCAATGAATTTTGTTAGAAAAATATAATTATTCATTTTCTCTTTCCTTTCCTATAAAACCGATTTTTTATTTTCACGTTCTATTGCTCTATGATACTGCCAAGTTTTCATTGTACTATCAAAATCATTTTGGGCAACAAAAAGATTAAAATATTTTCGTTCCATTACTGCAAATAATTGATCTGGAGTATTATCATCGTATTGAATAGGACGAAAATGAGGAAGATATTCCTTTATGCGATTTATCAAAATATATTCAATGGGTAAATCTCCATCTACATCTTTTTCACACTTTAAATCAATCAATAGATTAATTATATCTCGTAAATCCATTACATCTTGTTCTGTAATTTCCGCCCATCCACCATAAGATTCTCGACGGTTTCTTAAAAACTTCTGGATGCCCTTATCCATTTTTAAAAGCTTTTGAATACGCTCATCTTCATCCATTTTTGTTTCCTTTATGAAACCAGTCTTTTATTCGATTCTACCCAACTCATCTTTCCCAATTTCAAAAACAATATCCCCATTCTTCCCACTATGCAATCTCCAAATGTTCCCGTCAAAACTAGAAATTAAACCCGCTTCCCACAATTTAATACAGGAAGAAAAATCATGAGCATATTTAATATCAAAGAATGAGCCAACGTATGTCCACACTGAATTCCCCACTGAATCCCACACTGAATCCCACACTGAATCCCTCACTGAATCCCACACTGAATCCCTCACTGAATCCCTCACTGAATTCCTCACTGAAGCCCACACTGAAGCCCACACTGAATCCCACACTGAATCCCTCACTGAATCCCTCACTGAATCCCTCACTGAATCCCTCACTGAATTCCTCACTGAAGCCCACACTGAAGCCCACACTGAATCCCACACTGAATCCCTCACTGAAGCCCACACTGAATTCCCCACTGAAGCCCATTCTTTTAACAACTGAATATGATTATCTGTAATCTCATCTTTTGTTATTCTAGGTAAATCCAAAAATGGATTAATAATGGGTTTTACAATCAATGGTTCTACAATCTTCTTAAAATTCAATTTATTTAACCATTCTTCTATTTGTAAAGAATCGTCAATTTCACTGTTGATTTGATCAACAACAAATTCTTTAGTCAAGGGATTATATTCATATTTATTGCATTCATCCTCATTTAATTTAAAATGAGCGCAAATATGAGAATGGCTATCCGCGTTATCTTCGGATAAATTATTTTTTCGATATTCCCAATCAAAATAAAATTTCTGACCTGGAAAACGAGAAGGATTTGTTACGGAAGAAAAGAATTTACACATTTTTAGTCCTTTTTTTTGTTTATTTAATAATTATTTCAACTATGAATATTATAAGCAATTATTGTTTATAAGTCAAGTATCAATATTTTACAAATAAAATCAACTTTTCATTTAGGATATACTACAGCGACGATTTCTTTTGTATAATAATCCCTAAATTCATATCTTCCATCTTCCAAATATTTATAATCAAATGTTGTGTTTCCATACCCCAATCCAAAAGTACCATCTCGAAAATCCGCATTTGATAAATTATGTGCAATATTTGTAAAATCAATATCATTTTTATCAATTAAATATTTCATGCCGCTAATTGTTTTATTTTTATTTTCATCACTAATCTTATAAACAATAACTACATTGAAATTGCCTAAATATTGGACGTTTACAATATCCCAATCAGGATGTTCCTTGTTAATATAATTTACAGCAGTACCAATATTTCCTTCCATAGTAAGAGAGTAATATTTGTATTCCATAAAATCCTCGTTTTATTTTATTATATTGTAATTTCTAAATTATCATTTTCTTTAACTGGTTCTGCTTTTGCCCCATATAGAGTTTCAAAATATCCACACCAAAAAGCAGACATTTCATATTCTGTTCCATCGTCCAATTTTAATTTAATACTTCCATCATACTTATTAGTATGCCAGTGAGGTTTTTCAATTTTTTTATTATGCCGACTCCACCTTGTATGAGCGCCTTCATACCATAAATAATGTTCTTTAATTCTTTGTAAATTTTCCTTAATTATTTCAATGTTTTTCCATGTTCCATCTAAATAAGCTTCATCATCATAAGTATGGTCACTACTTCCAGTACGATAAAATATCAAAATTTTATATTCTGTTAACATATTTTTACATCCTATAAAACAAGTTTTTTATTTTAAAGATTTCCGCTATGGATTCTCTGAAAGAAATTACTAATGTCTGTTATGTCCGTAATAGAAACCATTCTTTCTTCAACCATATAAATATTAAGTTGCTTTCCTATGATTTCAAAATATATTACCTTATTAAAATCAATACCGACTTTACTGTTAGTGAAAACTACAAAATAAGAAGTAGTACTCATTTTTTATTTCTCCATAAAACAAATCTTTTATTAAATTTCTCTATCTTTTATTTCGTGCATTTCACAAAGACCGTGTTCACTCCATTCTGAAAATACACAATCATCAAACTCAGGGGCAAAACAAATCCATCCTCTCTGAATGCTTATGGGTTTTCCATTTGTATCAGGATGACTATAATCTCTAATGTGCCATTTGCAATTACAGCAACATGCTCCTTCGTCGTTTTTAAAACATATTTCAGCGTATGAAATTCCCATTTTATTTTCCTTTTATTGTTCTGTTATTGAAAAACATCTTTCTTCATAAATGGCAAATTGAAAAATGCCACACCTAAAATACAGATCAATGCAATAATTCCCATGACTATTGAAATTGGCAAGAAGATACAATAAACAAACAATTTTCTCATGGTAAAATTTTCATTAGACATTGCTGTTATAGGTACAATAATCCACCCTGATAAAAAATAAAAAGCGACCAATGTAACTAAAAAATCATGAATTACGAAAGAGTCAAAAATATCCATTTTATTTTTCCTTATTTCCGTTTCTTTTAAAATTATCATTTTATAAAATAGCGCCCTCAGATCACACAAATGCAATCCTATCTTGTCAATTCAAGACCTTTACCGGGAGTCTAGGTCGGCTAAGGCGCTATCCAATTGTTCTATTTACTTTTCGCCAAAACACTTTTCACAAAGTGTTTGATAATAATCATATTTTACTGTCATTTTTCCTGCTTCACCGCAATGTTCACAAATTGTCAACGATTTATTACAATATTTATCTAATAAGGATTCAATTCGATCATCACAATAACTTTCATAAATAGTTAATCTTCCGTATTTCTGTTTGATTTGCAATAATTGAAAATCCTGTAATTCAGAATTGCTTCTGATTAATTCATCAATTTTTTCAAATAATTCTTCAATGAGAGGATACCAACCTTTATCACATTCTAGGTATCCATTCCAAAATTTATATTGTTTCATAGATTGTCTTCTTCATAATCATCATCAAAGAAATCATCTTTGTCGTCCAAATCATCTTCAAAAAATTCATCTTCGTTTTCTTCGCCATCATCACTAGTATTAATTTCAATATTTCCAAAATAAAACTTTCCATTTTGACAATATACA